CCAGAGGGAACGTTGACCGCCTACAAGTTGTGCAACGGTATCTTGGTTACCCTCGAAATTCCGGCGGAGGCTAAGCGCACTGCTTCGCTTGTCGGGCCCAAATGCCGCGCGGAATTCGCTATCGTGCGCCACGTGGACCATCCGTGGAAGGTTGCACGTAGTAGTGCTCAGCGTCCTCATAATACGCCCGAAATTGTCTACATGGAGGGCGCCACCGTTCTCCCCGACCGTTTTGATGACGATATCCGCGTAGAGTGTACGCATGGGGTACATTTCTACAGGACTAAGGAAGAAACATTGGCGAGCGGATTTTAGGTAGTATGAAATCCATATGGAATGAGCGCCTAGCACTCCACCCAGATGTTTCTACGTTAGGTATAGAGATTAATCGCTTAGTAGAGGATTTATTTAATAAATACAAAGCCTATAACCCTAGGGAAATTGCTACTGAAATCATATCAATCGCTTCAATAAAGGCCGCAAAGCGCATTTGTGAGTGGAGACACCCACCAGATGATTGTGTAAACCACATGGTAGGATAAACATGGATTGTGAATTAAAAGTACATTGGGTCGCGGCCCTGCGTAGCAAAAAATATACCCAAGGTCGAGGTAACCTACACAAAAGAACAAACGGCGAATTGTATTACTGTTGTATTGGTGCACTGTGCGACATTATAAACCCTTCCTGGAAGTATTCTCTAGATAATGTAGGCGGCTGGTGGAATGGTTCACTGTACGGTATTGATACAGACACTCTCCATTCTATTGGATTATCTGAGTCAGACCAAACAGTACTTATTGAGATGAACGACAGGAAGAGTTGTTCCTTCGAAGAAATTGCTTCATATATAGAGAATACCCTATGATGAACAAGGAACTAAAAGCACGCTGGGTGGCGGCCCTTCGGTCTGGTAAATACGCCCAGGGCCAAGGATATTTGCGAGTGGGAGATAACTTTTGCTGCCTGGGTGTTCTGTGCGACATTATCGATAGTAAGGGGTGGACTCCAAATACTTCTCCTTATGACGGCAGCCAGTGGCTAGTCGATTCCATTCATTGGTGGTGGTCTGATGGCGATGGGTGTGCGGCTGGAGCACTTCCCGTTAAGGTCCTAAATAGGATTAACTTGTTCGATGAGCAAGAAGAATTTGTGTTGATGGATATGAATGACAGTGGTAAAACCTTTGAAGAAATCGCCCTCTATATTGAAGGAGCCAAAAATGTTTAGCGACAACGATACTTTTTATGACGACTATGGGGCATATGATTATGATGACGAACATTGCTTCTCGATGATGTTTGCGGACCCAGGCGGCCAAAGTGCCCTTAGGGCGGCCAGCCCAACTAATCCGCGCATTCATCCGTGCCCAACTTGTGGGGCGCAAGACCGGCTAACCCCCAAGGATGTTGCGTTGGGCTATCAATGTGATGATTGTGCGGCCACGGACGAAAGGGGATGGTGAAAGAATGAATTTACTCCAACAACTGGAAAAACTTTTTCTTACTGGGTATAGTATAGGCGTGGCAGATTGTACGCTCAGTGCGTTGAAGCATGGCGTACAAGGCGCGTACACTATAAGCGATACAAGAAAGACACAAGCTACCAGGGAGTTTCTCTGTAGAGAGATAGCTAAAATAGAGGATGCTATCATAGCAGAGTTTACAAAGCCACCAACGCTATGTCTAAATTAATCGCCATAGAACGCCCTATATTGTGTCCGTCGTGCGGGCGCCCTAGCGGCTTAAAACAAGGGCCCGCCTGGATTGTTGTGCCCCAGGGAGGGTTAGCTTGCCAACACTGTGGGGCAGTTGTTATTTTGCCTCTTAAAATCACTTGGTAGCGACATCCTAGGCGAATTGCTACGTCATAGCTGGCTTCGGCTGGAAATACATATTGTGTCCCCAAGGGGTTAACGGTAGGCTACCATCGCCAAACTATACTACCCAATGATATGATTAGCAATGTGGGCGGCGGCCGTGGGTCCGTTATTCAAGTAATGAGAGGTTCGAGACCTCTGCCGCTCATTCATTACAAATGATTCCACGGTGTGGAACACGGAGTGTGAGTAAAAAATGAAAACGCCAGAACAAATAGCCGCCGCCATTAAAGCTCAGGCGGAACTTTGCCTCATCGCAAACATTCCTCATTTTGCCCCATACGACGGTCGTTGTTATTCATGCGGCGGCCAAATCTACCATGTAGTAGATGGTAAAACATTCATTACTGGATGTCCATTGTGCCATAGGAGTTACTGTGACTGAAGATGCGCACTTTGATAAACTCCCCAGCTTGCTAAGAGACTTTGCCGACTATGTTCAAAGTAGCCCCGATAGGGTCGCTAGATGGCGGGTTATGTCTCCCCTCTCTGTTGAATATCGCCTAGCTCTCTCTGATGCGTGCAGGGGGATTGCTAAGTTAGTTGAGGCTATCCAGAAAGATGATAGTGGGGACTCATACGACACCTTTGAAAAACTCATGGCCTCTATGGGAGAAAGTTAAAATGATTCCTCGTAGGAACGGAGAGGAATGCGGAGCGTGCTAAAACACTTCTTATTTGTCCGCCATGATAGCGGCGCGCGAGATGTAGTGGAATTGAGTGAAGCCGCGGCGACTATGGTCCGGGAACGGTATGTTTCACTTAAAGGAAACTGGCCGCTCGAAACTGTCCACGGCGACCTAGTACATATCAATTTCTCAAAAGTCACGCTCTATAGAGTTGTTACTCAAAATACCACCAAGAAGTCGCCAAATCCATTTAACGATGATGAAGTTTATGATGACGTAATGCACTGAGGATAGAATGAAAACGAAGAAGGGCCGCCGCATTCCCAATCAACCTATCTATATAGCGCCTGATGGAATAATTAGGTTCATGCCTAACAAAATAGTGAAGATGGATAGTAGACCTCATTAGTGATTGGCGTGATGGCGACTATGTGTCGTTTAAACTGCCACACAATACATCTAGTGATGGTTATGCATGGTGATGCGCGAATTACTTAGTTCCTTCAGATGTCCCGATTGTGATTCAAGCGACATCGACATTAGTAGAGAGAACTACCATCCAGACGGAGCAGACATTGTGGATTGCGAAGGGTGTGGACATACCTTCCAAGTGTCGTACAAAATAGATACCGTGAAGAGAATTAAGACTCCAAGGGATACCGAAGATGTTTAATATCATAATGCGCATGGGCTCTTACGAAGACGCTATGGCGGGGGTTATGATGTGGGAGTCCGACATAGATTTTGACACATCCCAAGAAGCTCTCAACGACTTTGTGGATTTTCTTCTTGAATTTTACATAGAAGACAACTGCGACCCATTCATGGAGCATTCTGAAGAAGATATTATGGAGTGGCTCCATAGTCTGCCTATGCGCGCTTGTCACACTTTTTTTATGACAGCCCCAGAAACTTGGAATCCATTCGGACGACTAGATATACAAAATACTCTAGTTTTCATTGATAATGACGCTCTAGAGGATTTTACGCCCATTGATATAGTGCGCGCAATGCAAGCAAAAGCAATAGTGGCGGGAATGGAAGGTAAGGATGAGTAAGGAAATTAAACTCTATAGTTGGCGCGCCAATGACAATTTAGGAGAAAAGGCCGAAGCTATCGTAGCAGGGATGAGAGAACCGCGTATTGACTCAATGGATTTGCTTGCCGCGGTTTGGCATGAAGCTAAAAAACAAGGTGTCAAATTATCGTTGAGGCGACTTGGTGCCAATTGGGCGACCGAAGCAGAATATACTCACGATGAAATTGAGGTCTGCTTAGAATACAATATAAGTTGCCTTTGAGTGGCTTCATGGCAAATGCGTTGGCTATAACAGAACAAGGCGCAGTTGATAAATTCTACAGACATTTTGCCAGAAGTAAACGTCTCTCTCGTCCTTGGTGTAAGATAAACCGCCCCATGGGACGACATTAAAAGAGGATGGCCGCACATATTATGAATTCAGCAGATATCGCAGTGAGAAGTAGGTTGGCCGCCCGACTCCAAGAAGTTATGGCGGTATATCCAGAAGTGTCTCTTGCGCGCCTCATAGTGAATTGTGCCGTGAAGCGCTATAAAACAAGCGAACCTACCTATGCGGTAACAGCTAATCTGACAGATGAAATGCTCTTAGAATACTTTGACAGTCTGCTTGAGAGCAAACCACTAGTGCGAGTCACCCTATGAATTATATTTGGTGGAACCTCTTCTCGTGGGTATGTTTGGCCGGTGCCATTATTCTGGCGCTCCAAGGTATTGATGGGTGGGGTTGGTTTTTGTTTGTAGCACTCATAACGTGCGTGGCTCCCTCTGCAACTACGAAGAGTAGTTAGCTGTAGCTAACCATGTGGAGATTAAAGTATGAAATACTGTGAATGTCAACATTGTGAACGTTTCCGCGCCAATATGCCCGAGCCGCGACTTCTAAAGGAATGCGCTGAGGCAATGGAGCGTCAATATTCTGCGTCGGAAGATAGCCGGAGGGGAAGGATTAAGCGCGGGCTTACCAAACAGGGTAATGTGCAAGCGCCAAAAACTCCCACAAGGAGTTACTAGTGGAATTCCGCAAAATAAAATGCACATATCCCTTTGACCCGATTAACGGGGGCCGCTTCATCATGCCGGCCAACACAATTTGTGCGGTATTAGATGTGGCGTTAACACCTAATACGGACAGTGGAGCTAGTGACTATACAGTCATCACTCAAAATAATAAGTTTGGGAAAGTGGGTGGGGTTATACTCCCAGACACCTTTGTCAAGGTAACCCCGACCGAAAAAGTTCTTGCCACAAAATATAAAGGCTATGACGTGGGCACCCTGTATTACGAGTTAGACAATGCGCTAAATCCTTCGCATCTCTTGATGTTTATTGATGGACGCTTTATTGAAGGACCGATTATGTGCACAGATACTCCAGGGGATATAAAGGAAGTAAAGCAGACTCCAGAGTCGCCATCTGAACCAGTTAAACCAACGGTAAAAGAAATGACTATGAAACCTATTAATCTAGACGATATCCACCACAATGGAAAATCTATCAAGGATGGTTTTGCCGGGAAAGCCAAAGAGACTACCGAAGAGGTTGTTAAGTTGCTTGGCGAAGTAGTTGCGGCAGATACTACTATGGAGCTAGAATGTGTGAAGGTTAACTTGCTTAACCGTATACAGGAGAGGGCTAAACTTATCAGTGTAGCCCAAGATGTTATGCGTAAGTCATCTTCTGTGAGTCTTTCTGAGTCGGCGGCCGATGATGTTAGGGGAAAAATAATCCCAACCCACGCGTACACACCCCCAGTCGTTGTATGTAAGGGGTATAATGGCCTGGAAGTACTTGTAGCATTTGCATTTGGGGCTATACTTATTCTAACAGCACTCTTTATGGGTTTGCTGTAATCCTATGATTTATTTGATAAAGCGCGACGACGACATCTTATTATTCGATGGACCGTCCAACTCATCTGACGTTCTAAAAGAAGCTCTAGATGCATATGACTTAGCTAGTTCTAATTTAGAGAATGAAAGGTATGAATATAACCGTAAGATAGACGAGGAATTTGCAGCCGCCCATCCTTTTCCTAAGGAAAAAGAAGTGTGTCTTAATTGGTTCCAAAGGGTTTTTAGTACAGACGCAACAATACTAAAAAATATCCAATTTACAAAAGACCTCAATGAATACTATGAGCAGCGAAGCAAGTTTTTCCGCGCTAAAAACGCTGCTAATCCCTTTGTATACACGCTACCAACTCCAAAGTGGTCAGATTTTGTGCCCGAAGGTTTCAAGCAACTGGAGCACGAAGAAGTTGAAGTAGAGGGCGCGTGGCCATGCGAATAAGTCGGAAACATGGCATTATGGGCGGTATAGCTTGTGTCGACGGCACACGAATACCAATCACAATGGTTTGCGAGCGTACTGTAGACTATATTAGAGACGACGTTGAATCGGGTAGGACACTTAAACACTCGTTAGAATTGGCCGCTAAAGATTTTAGTGACGACTTTGATATAACCCCCGAATTAACTGCCAAAGATATGGCAGATTGCCTGTGGGTTCATTTCGGCGGAGACCTAGAGACAACTACACAAGAGTTTCAGTCTACTGTGTTTTGTAACAAATATTGTTACCTAGCAAACAAAAAAAGAATCTGTAAATTAGAATTGAACCACAGCGGTGCTCATTATGATGGGCATTTAGGATGGTGGTAATGTTGTCTCTCGAATTTTCCCATATGAAAATCAATTTGTGAAAATGATTCGCGATAGCGAACATGGTAATGTGTGACAAACATGTGGTTTACGTCTGACACCCATTTCGGCCACTCCAACATCATCACCCTCAGTGCAAGGCCATTCTCCTCCATTGAGGAAATGAATGAGGGATTAATCTCCCGTTGGAATGAGTGCGTTAAAACGTCAGACGTTGTCTATCACTTGGGTGACTTCTCATTTCGACCGGCTTCACAGTTTCGTAGGAAACTCAACGGCCGCATCTGCCTCATAAGGGGCAATCACGATAAGGATAAGTTACTAAAGGACGCCGGCTTTGAATGGATTAAGGACGCATATAATGCGCGCGGCGACACAGAGCGTTCAATTGGCGCGCGCTTTTGGTTGTCGCACTATCCGCATAGGGCATGGCCGCAAAGTCACAAAGGTTCCTTCCATCTCCATGGCCATTCGCACGGAAATATGCCACGGTTGGGCCGCTCGATGGATGTTGGGGTGGACGTAGAAGGGCGCTATCGCCCCTGGCATATCGACGAAGTAATAGATGTATTGAAGGATGCCACAACAACAGAACATCATCCGAAGGAAATGTAAAAAAAGTCGAGACGAGTAGCTTACTACTTCAAATTATTTAGGCGTAACTCTTCAGATGACACACTACGTGGCCTATACCAATATTCTTTTATTTATCCCAATACATCAAAGTGGTTACCGTCTACTATCCCGCTGTTGTGTTGTAGCGTATATCATTGCTTAATGAGCATTACTCAATTAACTTCGTTTGCTTATCATTTTGATGAAAAGACCGTTGAGCTTTGGCTGGTAAAAGCCGATATCACAAAACAACAAATAACTACTGATAAAGTAGCAGTAAGGTCCATTAGACTATTGCGGCAATTGCCTATACCACGAAAGCTCCCAAAGACCAAGAGTGGTTGGCGCACACAGTTGAAACATTGGGAATTAAGGGCGGATTTTTAAGTTGCGCAGCTATGGACGAACATTCACTTTCCGCCGACGTTATATTAGAAGTTATCCATGGTTCAAGGGCCTATGGTACCCACCATCCTGATAGCGATGTAGACTACAAAGGGGTAGTGTTGCCAACAACCCCTGCCATTTATTTTGGATTTGGACACTTCGAACAGAAAGATAAATGGGCCGACGGCGTTGACCGTGTATGGTACGATTTGCGCAAGTTTTGCCGACTGGCCCTGATGTGTAACCCTAACATCATTGAGGTCCTTTGGGTGCCGCCAGAATGTATTAAGGTGTGCACCGATATTGGCCACGAACTCATAGAAATGCGCCAGAGTTTTCTTTCCAAAAGAATCTTTAGGTCATTTGCCGGGTATGCTTATGACCAGGGAAAGAAATTGGCGGCAAAGGTAGAAAGAGGCGAACAGCCAAACTGGAAACATGCTATGCATCTAGTGCGCCTTTCTAGGATGGCGAACGAGATAGCAAGTAATGGTTCCATTATAGTACGGCGGCCGGACGCAGAAGAATTGAAAGAAATACGCGCCGGCCGTTGGAGTTACGACAAAATTATGGCGCATGTCGAGTTCCTAAAGGAATCCACGCACGTCCTTGAGAGTAGTAGTCCGCTACCAGTCCACCCTAATGATAGGGGCGTTGAGGAGTGGGTGGTTGGAGTGATACAACGGAGATTGCTTGGCGATGATATATATCGAAATTATGGATGCGTTAAAGAATGAGCCACGGCCAGGCGGATTGAGTAAGTTGATGAGGATACTAAACTCAACACTCTTAGCTGGCCATTTTAATGCAGTTGATAAGGTATTAAAGATTGCTGACCCGCGCGAACTATCGGTGCGCGCCTCTATAGCACTTCTAACTGTCACATTGTCTGGGACCGACCAAGGATTACCATCTCGCCTGGGTTTTTTTCAACGCACTCTCGAACACTTTGAATCTATCGGTGAAAACGATATCAGGGGGCTATTGGGCGGCCTAGGCCCACTACCAGCTAAATATACGGAGATACAATGACACTAATAGAAAAACTTCATGCGTTGTGGCCAGAAACATACAAAGGGTCAAAAACTCTTCGTGGTTTCGAAATCTACCTGTCAAAAACAGGAAATATAATAAGGGTAATAGTCTCGCAAATGTATGAATTTGTTGATTGTTCTTTTAAAATTCTCAAAGGGCTGGCCGACATTTTTGGCACAGAATCAATCGACGTGGAAGGTTACAGTACGAGTGGCTGCGAGACGTGCGATTTTGGCTCGTCTTACATCAAAACCTTCATAATTGAAAAAGCCACTAAACACACAGATGAGATATGACTAAGAAACATTTCGTTGAAATCGCACGTATTATCAACGGTGTCACCCCGCACGAATATGGAACGTGTGATGGTCGTCGTGTTGCCATAGAGATAGCTGAACGTCTTGCTACATTTTTCTCAACACTCAACACCCATTTTGACCGCGCCGTCTTTATGGCCGCGGCTATCCCGGAGTAAAAGTGCTCGATAGAGATACAGTTATAAAAAGAGCTGCCGATAACCTAACACGCATTTGTAATCTATCAAATGCCATAGAAGAAGTAATATCATCAAAAGACCACGTATTGGTGGGCTCAGCGGTATATAAAGCCCTTTGGGGAATAAACAAAAATATCCGTCACATATGCACCAACTACGATTTTTTAGTCTGGGACCGTCCGGATGTCACAAAAGTAATGGCGGCATTTACCAGTGTGGGACTGACTCCGCAAGGTATAAGTAGCTCTTATGGCGGAAGTGCATTACAAATTACTCTCGCTGGCGAATTAACTGTCGATGTCGTATATGCCCCAGCTATGTCTTGGGACTGTCTCAATGAATTTACAATCCGAACACCTCTAACGCACCAGGCCGTCTTCTTTTCAGAAGTGTCCTATCGACGTGGAGTATCTGCAAGTTTGTCCCTACAAGGCCCTGGGATTGACGATGCAATGGCCGGACAATTTAGAATCAATCCCACTGGGGATTTTAAACCCTCCGTACAATATCCGACAGTAGAAAGCTATGCTGCAGCAATAGCCGCGCGCACTGGATTTAAATGGTTAGACAGCACACCAGAAAAACACAAGTGTCGTTGTGATATTGTCACTTTGATGGGCCGCGGATGTAAATGTGGCGGGATATAAAATATGAACGACTTCGAAAAACTCATTGCGGCCCTCCCGGCCCACCGTTTGTATGTCGATACTGACGGCGCCCAAGGCGCTCGAATTGAGATGGTGGGCGCAAACCTCTGGGGCGCAAATCTCAGGGGCGCAGACCTCAGGGGCGTATACCTCAGTGGCGCAAACCTCTGGGGCGCAAACCTCGAGGGCGCAAACCTCAGGGGCGCAAACCTCAGGGGCGCAAACCTCTGGGGCGCAAACCTCTGGGGCGCAAACCTCGAGGGCGCAAACCTCAGGGGCGCAAACCTCTGGGGCGCAAAGCTCGAGGGCGCAGACCTCAGGGCTGCAAATCTCGTGGGCGCAAACCTCGGGGACGCATACCTCGGGGGCGCAAATCTCGACGGCGCAGACCTTTCTAACGCCACTCTCCCAGACTTTCAATTGCCAGAGGGAACGTTGACCGCCTACAAGTTGTGCAACGGTATCTTGGTTACCCTCGAAATTCCGGCAGAAGCACGCCGCACTGCTTCGCTTGTCGGGCCCAAATGCCGCGCGGAATTCGCTATCGTGCGCCACGTGGACCATCCGTGGAAGGTTGCACGTAGTAGTGCTCAGCGTCCTCATAATACGCCCGAGATTGTCTACACGGAGGGCTCTACCGTTTTCCCGGATTTGTTTAATGACGACATTCGCGTAGAGTGTACGCACGGCGTACATTTCTACAGGACTAAGGAAGAAGCATTGGCGAGCGGGTTTTGATATGAAATTACAGCCACTAAATGTCCTTTTAGACGGTAAATTAGATGGTCCGCTAGACCCTATTAGTGTCATCCGTCACTTTCATCCATCTCTCCCGCTCGTTGGCCTAAAATACCATAAAACAGAATCCCCAAAATTCCATCCCATCGTGCGCCAATGTCGCGGAACTGTGTTGGAGTTACCAACCTTTCGTATAGTTGCCCGCCCTTTCAACCGCTTCTTTAATCTCCACAAGGATGTTGACGGCCAGGAAGGCTTCACTTGGAATCACTTTACAGCCGAAACGAAGGAAGATGGCACACTTATCATCGCATTCAATTACGAAGGAAGATGGTTAATTAAAACAGGGGGTAGTTGGGCTCTCGGCAATATTACCGCAAATGCGCCAACGTGGCAGCAGGCATTTTTTGATATCCTGCCGGTAGCTAATTTTTCTGTTTTAGACCCAGCCTATACTTATATGTTCGAATTGTGTACGCCATACAACAAAGTAGTAGTAAAATACGACCAACCCAAAGTCTTTCTTCTTGGTGCTATAAATACCTCGTCTGGCTGGGAATTAGACCATTCCGTGCTGGATTATATTGCTAGCCGCCTTGGATGTGCGCGACCTACAGTTTTTAGTTGCTCAGGCAATAGTGATTTGAAACGCCTAGTTGATAGTCTCTCTAAAGGCGATGTCAAGGAAGGTTTCGTACTACGCGATATAGCGTGCAGACGTATCAAAGTAAAAACGGCAGAATATCAAGCCCTACACCATCTAAAGGACAACGGCAACATACTGCTGCCGCGGCGCTTGGCCGCCCTTGTGCTCTCTTCGAGGGAAAAAGAAACTCTCGCCGTATTCCCTGAAATGGCCGGGGCTCTGTCAAAGGTATCCGCAGACCTATATAATGCTATGGCGGACGTAGAGAACCTTTGGTGGGCCCACCGACAATTAAGCCGCAAGGATTTTGCGATAGAAATAAAGGATACCCCATTTACGTGGGTGCTCTTTGGTCTCTATACAAATCCACCGAGTGATGTTCGCAGCACAATCTATGCAGCATTTGCGAATAACGTCGAGAAGGTGGCCCAAAAATTGTGGGGCGGCCAGGTGTTTCAGTTTGATTGTGCAGCGGCAGATGAATAGGACAAAAGACTGGATAATCATCATTTTATTCATTATCTTTATTTTACCGGGCAGCTTGATTTCTAAAATAAGACATCAAAATGGTAAATATGATGACGTAGACAACGCAATTACTTTCTGGATATTTTTTTTGAGTGCAATCATGGTATGTTATATTTGGATATACGCCTCTGTGGTTTAAGAAGTAGTATGAAACTTTGTATCTCGAGTAATGCGAAGTTAATATTACTTCATAGGAAAACGTCGCTTCAGAAAGCGAAGATTGCTGGCACGAACCCAGCCTGGGGCATTTGGACATGTAGCTCATAGAGTGTGGTTAAGATGCGCACTTAATCCTACGCGGATAGAGCACCGAGTATTTAATTCGGAGGATGTAGGTTCGACTCCTACCGTGTCCGTATGGAGGAATGATGAATACTGTAGAAATTCTTCGTAATGTAGATGATATCTTAAGCGATGAAACAAAATGGTGTAAGCATGAGATGATAAACAGCAACGGCGCGTGTTGTTTGTTAGGCGCACTAGAATTAGCAAGCCCTGATGATTGGCCCACCGAAGCAAGGTTATTGTTGTCTCAAGTAGTTCAAAAAAGAGGACACAATATGGTTATAACGTTTAATGACGCATACAGTACGTCTTTCAAAGACATCAAAGAGGTAATCCAAGAAGCCATAGATATGGCATCAAGAGACGTATGACAGCCCAGGAAATATTCGACAAAGTCGCAACACATCTTTTAACACAAAACCGTAAGACACGTGATTCTCTTGGTTGCCTCTACAGAGGCCCAAGGAACAAAATGCGCCGTTGGTTGTCTCATCCCAGATGACATTTATAGTGTGGCCATGGAAGGATGGGGTGTGCATGAACTAATAATAGGATGGCCGGCTCTTTCTTGGTTTAAAAAACACGAAGACCTACTTGCTTCTCTCCAATACGTCCACGATGGTATGACAGAAGATAAATGGCCAGCGGCGCTTCGTGATGTAGTACAACAATACGGTTTGTCGCCTCTAATCCTTGAGAGCTTTAAAAATGTTGCGCCCTTGTAAATTTTGTGGAACAGAAGCCGGCCACTGCGCATGGCGTGACGAACTTTGCCCCAAACACTATCACACCCGCGTGGTAGTTAAGTTCAACGGCGGCAAAGGTGCTTTGTTATGCAATAGTTGCCATGTGATTGTAGCTGATTATCTATCAAGTGAAGAACTAAAAGGTCACACTTATCTCATTAGATGTGAGAAACATATTGCGCCTCACAAGTATATCATGAAGTGGTGGACCCGCGAAGAAGTAGCCGCTGACCCTACATTCACTTATGTGTTTGGAGATAACGCGAAAGATGCGAAAAGTGGTTATACTCCTCACGCCACACAAGCCGTCATACGTGGATTACCAAACGCTATCGGAATAGCGACCAAGAAAGACCGCGGCTCCAACATTAATTCGTTCTTCAATGAAGAAGACTATGATGAATTTGCCGCGCATCTTAATGCGGCGGCAGACAAAATACGGGCCGCCAGGCGCCCCCTGGCACTTCCTTATGACGGTATTGGAACTGGGGCAGCGATGCTCTATGAGACTTCACCAAAGTGTTTTGCACTACTAAACTTAACACTCCGGGAGCTTCTGTATGAGTGCTCAGCCAATAATCGTCCTGCCGGCAATTGATGCAGATAAAGGGCTGTTAGAGTTAGCAAATAAGGAGCGCGGCCAACCGCTATGGTTTACTCTCATTCCAGAAGAGATGTTAGACTCTCAGAGAAACTATTGGGCGCCGTGGATTGCTCTGACTGACTCTAGATGCCTCCCAGATATAGTAGATGTGAACCCCGAAGGGCTTCTATTCATAGGTTACATGTGAGCGATGAAATATTGCGGCGGGCCCACAGGAATTTTGTTTCTGGCGCTCTAGACCCTCTTGAATATTATCAATTGAGATTACGTTATGGCCTGAGAGACCCAAAAGTTACGCCTGTGGTTGGTGATATTGTGTTAGTATACGGTGAAACTAAAGTTTTCTGGAAAAGAAAAGTGACGCATGTAGATAAAGATGGTATTTATTGGGTTTTCACAGAAGCGTGTGATGAAGAATATCTAAGTTACTCTTCTTGTTCAGGAAGTAAATTACCACAAAGTTTGTGGTACTCAGAATTCTGTTATCCTCTTGTCTATGGTGATGAATGAGGGGCTATGTCGCCATTGGACTATTCTGTCCTTCCAAAGACGTTAATATTGGCGGCACAATGCGCGCAGCTTACTGTTACGGGGCCGGCTTAGTCGTAATCCAAGGAGTATATAAGCGTTACAGCACCGATACTGTTGCCGCCCACCGACATATTCCAACAGTACTCTGCACTGACATCCTAACCAACATCCCCTATGATTGTGTGCCTGTCGCCGTAGAGATAGTAGAAGGAGCGCGACCTTTGCCATCCTACACACACCCACAAAGAGCCTTTTATATCTTTGGCCCTGAAGGCGGCTCGTTACCAGAGAGAATTTTGAAAGGTTGCCGCGATGTTGTTTCTATTCCAACGCGCGCCTGTATGAATTTGGCGGCCACAGTAAATGTTGTATTGTATGACAGGGCGGCTAAAGGTCAATGAGACTAATTAGATTTGTCTTTGTGCCGTTGCACATCCTAATAAGATGTGTGCGCACAGTGCCGTTAGCACTCGCGGCTTTGTTAGCCGTTGCTTACGAAGTTTGGGGCAGCACAACATTTGCTTTGACTGCCATTAGTGTTATTACTATCGCACTCCTAACGCGCTTTTTACTACACGGGAGTTTATGATGTATTGCTTTAAGTTTCTTAATCACTCCATGTGGAGCCCAAATAATAACACTCTGTTTCACCAGGATAAGTGGGCACCAAAAATCTCTGGAAAGTTAATACCATGCAAGAGAGGTTATCATGTTCTTCGTACTAGAGATTTGAGTCAATGGGTCTATATATACCCAGCATATGACTTATGGCTCGTTGAGGTTCCACCCAAAGGACACGTTAAGACTTCAGATAAAATGGTCGTTAGAACTCTCAAACCTGTAAGAAAGATAAAACTAAACCGTGATTATTATGGTTGCATTGAATTCCGCAGTTGGCCAACAACGCAAGGCGGATGGCGCAAGAAGCTATCCTCATGGGGATTGCGGGCGGCGTTCTAAGGGGTGAATATGTTTTGGCGCATAACTGTATTATTTCTCTGTATTGTTTTTGCCATAATCACTACACTAATCGGGGATATATTTAGTAGTATGATTTTTGGCGCCAACATTGGATTGTTATTGGTCTACATAGCCATGGAAGATTTTGGATGGTGCCCATGACTAAACTAACTTTCGGAAAAGGCAACGTCAAACTGGCCGCTCATATCGCCACTTTTAGTTTGCCGGCCGGCAAAACGTGTCCAGGTGCCCATCAATGCCATAGTTATGTAGTGAAGCGCGATGGTGCAAGACGCGTAGTAGATGGGCCGCAGACAACCTTTAGGTGCTATGCCGCTTCACAGGAAGCACTATACACTAGTGTCTATGATAGTAGGGCCGCCAACTTAAAAGTCCTGAGGGAGGCACTTGGGAATGGTAATGCTGTCGAATTGATTCACAAATCATTGCCACCCGCCTCTCATATCCGCGTACATGTCTCTGGAGATTTTTTCTCACCTGAGTATTTTAGGGCCTGGATGAAGGTCGCGAAGCTTAATCCATCCAAGGTCTTTTATGCCTATACTAAGTCCATCAAAATATGGTTGCGTAACCGCCGCCATGTGCCACCAAACTTTATTCTTACGGCATCGCTGGGTGGCCGCTGGGACCATTTGGTTATCAAGCATGGGCTGAGAACTGTCAAAGTTGTGTGGGCGGAAAAGGAAGCTAAAGTTCTCAATCTGCCAATAGACAAAGACGACTCTAAAGCGTTACGTCCCGATGGGAATTTTGCACTCTTACTCCATGGAACGCAACCAGTTGGTTCAGCCGCTGGGGTTGCCTGGGGAAAACTAAGAAAGAAAAAACTAAGAAAGACGGGCAAGATGGGTTATAGCAGGAGGTTGCCCACCCTATGATAGGTATTGCGATAGTATCACTGATATTCACGGTTCTCTTTTGGATTCTCTGTGTTATGAATTGGGAAGAACCTAACCCCTCCATTTTCTTTGGTATCCTTTGGGGTGCGTTAGCTAACGTTTGTTTCGTAATAACTGTTTTGTCGGTTTGTAAATTCATATGGAAGTTACTATGAGGACTGGGATGATTAGTATTTTTCACTGGCCGCCGGCCAAAGTTTCAATCGGAATTAAGGTAGACCATCTGGGCGCCGCATATTTGTCCATCGCAGCGTGCCGGCCGCCTGATGTTTTTACTAAAGCGCGCGCCACAGATGAAAATCTTTCCAAAAAACTCCTAGGGCCGGCTCGCGATGCCGTTAGGAGTCTCAAAAGGCGGCGCTCTATGAAAGATATTCTAGAGGTTGTTTGTCGTGGGGTAGGTGCAACGGTGCAGCCGAAAAAGACAACATACCTACGACGTTCGCCGCTAAGGCAAACGCACTAATAATCCTAACTGAGACAACAATTAATGAGTAATTATTACCTCAAACTCCTCACATCCAAGCACACTGGAGGATGGTCGCGTTATAAATATCCAAAGAGTGGACAGAAAACCCCTCTTGTTGAAGGACCATTGGTGCCATGTCAGAATGGTTATCACGTAATTCGTCCTCGTAATCTATCTCTGTGGATAGAACAAAACGTATTTAGTGATATATACCTAGTTAAAGCTATAGGTGAAACGTGCGACGCGGGACATAAAACAGTCGCTAGGCAACTTAAAGTTATAAAACGTCTTTGTTCTGTGGTAGAGTACAAGGAAATGAAGTACCATTGGCTTATAGCTGATGGACCAAAGACATATGGCGAGTGCGTAAGAGATTTTTTTGCACCACGCGGGCTAACTATTAACTTACCCCGTTATTAATGATTCGGAACGAAGTGATGAACACGGTAGTGTGAGAACAAAATGAAATTGCAAGTGCCCGACACCCCAGTGGTACGCTCAGGACCCTTTAAGGAAACCTCCTTCGGTTTTGGTGACCAACGAGTCATCATGGACATTCTTCGCCGCAGGATGTACCCAAATCCTATAAAGGCTATCTGCCAGGAAGTGATGTGTAATGCGCGGGATGCTAATAGAGAGGCTGGGAGGGGCGAAGAACCGATTGTTGTGCGTATACCAACCGAACTTGCGCCAACCTATGAAGTCTCGGACCACGGACTAGGCATAACCCCCGAGAGAATGGAGGGCGTTTTCGTTCTTTATGGCGCCAGTACAAAGCGCGCTGACAACATCCAAACCGGCGGCTTTGGATTGGGCGCAAAAACTCCGTTTGCCTACTCAGACTCCTTCACTATTAGGACAACCAGTGATGAATCTGATGGTGTTAGGCGGACAAGACTCTATAGTGCCTATATTGATGAAACTCAGCTAGGCAAATTGGCTGAGATGTCAGTTGCAGTTACCCCGGACATGCCAACCGGCACAACAATAAGTGTGGCAGTTAAACCAATTGACTTTCGCGCGTTCCTTACCTACTCCATTAGAGCCTCCAGGTGGTGGACACATAAACCATCCATACTACACGCTAAAGTTACATGGCCAAATAGTTCTCCTGTCGTATGTGGCACTGACTGGTTCATTTCAAATGATGGTGATAGCGGAGTTTTGGTCGACGAAATTGAATATCCACTCAATTGGGACTATACAGACAAAAGAAACGTTTTCCACTATATCTCATTGTTTATTAAATGCGGCGCAGCCGAAGTAAGCGTAAATGCTAATCGCGAAGAATTAGACTATAACGCAACCACAGTAGAATTCCTCAGAACTCGTATTGATGGAGTAATTGAGGAAATAAAAGAGAAGATAAATAAGGAAGTAGAAAGTGCGCCAAACCTCCTAGAGGCCATTTACACTTGGGAGAGCAAATCCGCCGCATTGGGCAACCTCTTCTATGGAATTACGCCAACGTGGCGTGGCAAAAAACTCTTTCGTACTATAGACTTTGGTCTCTGTCCACTATTATCAACAACTGATAAACTAGCAGACCATTTGTCGTTCACTAACGTGGAACGCGCAGTAGTAATGTATGGCAAACCAATTCGCTCATATCATAATAGGGCTTATATATCTGTCAAAACAAGGTGTCTTTGCATTGAAAATGATACTGGTAAGCCGCTAGATAAGCGTATGCTGGTAAGCAGTTTTACGGCCGACGCTACCCTCGATTACATTTGGGTTGTAACGTTTAACAGTCAACACGGCCGCGATTGGCTTGAGAATACCTATTCGTGGAGCGACCTAGCTCCAATCAAACTCTCCACTCTCCCAATTCTCCCACTCCCAGTCCCGGATGGAGATGAGGAGAAGGAGGAGGAAAAGTTAGTAAGAAGGACACGTCCAAAGGGTTACAAAATCATTCCTGTCAAGCGTATCCAGGATGATGGGACAATAGTTAATGACGAAAATAAAAAAGTCGTTGACCAGACTGGCGGCGTGTATGTATTAAAGCGCGACAACTATCTCTGGATGGTGAATGGAAAGAAAGTGCGCGCCGAAACAGTAGTAGAGGCCGCCAAGTGGCTCGGAGTCATTCCATACGTAATTTTAAATAGACACCACGAAAAAATATCTGTAAATTGGGTAAGTCTAGATTGCGCTCTCGAAAAACGCTTTAAAGAAATACAGGACAGTGATGATTATAAAGCGTATATGACGTATGGAGAAGATGCTCATGTTGCAACCCTTTTTGGTAAGGTAACCATTAATGCTTTAAGTGCACATAAATGGAGAGTAAGTAATTCATTCACCGAATGGCTAAACAAAACTCGTTTAGTGTTAGAAGGTCAGAAAAAACGAAACAGTTTGCACAAATATTGGACAATGCTTTATAACACACCGCTTCTGACACCAGAAAACAAGGGTGTAGAGTTATTAGAAGAAGTTCATAAAGAATTTCCGCTTTTTATGTTCTTGACTAGGTCGTATCGTTTAGATTTTGATACGGCAACCAATGACCTAATTTCGTATTTTGAATTGAAAGGAACACCAGTATGACAACAGTAGTTAATTTTCTCTTCACTCCTCAAAGTGCCATTATCATTACAGATGATGGGCGCGCACATACGGCTCTAAAAACTTCCGCGGACTTCCAACGTATTACTGGGCTGCTCCTGGCCGGCAAGAAGCAAGAAGCTCTAGAAATGCTGGATAAGTCAACGGCAATCAAAAAAGTATCTAAGGGTCATTTTAATATTGTGGATGGTAATGTAGTAATAGATGGTGAAGTGCTGCCGCCCGCCTTGTCTAACAAACTCATCGCCCTGCTGGAAAGCGGCCAAGATACAAGCCGCCTTGAGTCCTTCTGGGACAACTTGTCACTTAATCCTTCTGAGCAGTCCAAGGCAGACCTCTTTAAATTCCTCGAGGCTAACAAATTCCCACTGACTAAAGATGGGTGTTTTTTGGCGTACAAAAAGGTACGTGACGATTGGAAAGATTGTCATACTGGCTCGTTTGATAACTCTCCTGGGAAGGTCGTAAGTGTGGATAGGGCTAATGTAGACCCAGATAGTTCGCGCACTTGTTCGTATGGCCTACACGTTGCCGCCCACGAGTATGCAAAAGGATTTAGCTCCGGCCGCCTACTGGAAGTTAAGGTAAACCCAGCGGATGTAGTTTCAGTGCCGCCCGACCACTCTCAGCAAAAGATTCGGACATGTAAATATGTTGTGCTGCGCGAAGTTCCAGAAGACCAACCAGAATGCTCAACTGAGATTTTCGATGGCGACGAAGGGGCTGCCCCGATTGTCGAGGCGCTAGGCGTCGTAAAGGTCCATGTGGATGGAGAGGGTCGACTCCGCATCCCCGGGAAGTTTGTAAGGTCTATTGGATGTGGGGTTGGACACACCGTAAAAGTTGTGGCGTCTAATGATGTTGTGACAGTTGAGAATATCGAAACGCCCTACGCATCACAAGATGCAGAATTGGCCACCTACAAAGTTCAGGATGATAACTCAGTGCGCCTCAGTGCATCGGTGCTAGACCAAGCTGGATTTGGTAGGCGCTCCGTTATTAACGTTGAGAAGGTAGACGGAGTCCTATGTCTTTCGTAAATTGCCCTAATCACGGTCCGGATGGTAAACAACGCGGTATTTTATACACGCAGCGCCAAAATTGTCTTCTTTGTGCTAAGACTCCCGAACATCCCAATAAATGCTCCTGTGGCGAAGAATGGGACGAGGAAGATAGCACAAAAGTCTGTTGGAGATGCGACGGAAATAGAGAATGATTTGCACAGGGCTGGCCCGGCCCTGGCGCACGGGCGCGAAGCTGAGCGGGGTCCCCACGGGGTCGAAGCGCGAGCAGGGCGGCCAACACATAGGATGTATAAAAAATGACCATCACTCGCCTCATTAAAACAGACGCAGATGCTAACAATAATAAGTTTTGGGAAGCCGTCCTAGACCCCAATGGCGATAAAGTAATGTGCCGCTGGGGTAGGGTTGGCGCAAACGGTCAGCGCAAAACATTCAACGGCGGCCAACATTACATTGATAGGAAGGTCAAAGAAAAAACTTCCGAAGGATATGTTATCGCACAGGTTGTTGGAGGCGGCGAAACTATCACATGTGATACTAGTGCCATCAAAACTATTGCACGTCAGCAAATTGTAGCAGACAAAGAAACAGTCGCCCTTGTAGATGAATTGGTTGCGTGGAACATCCATAATATAACACAAAAATCTACGATGACAGTAAGTGTCTCATCTGGTACTATCTGTCTGCCGTCCGGTCTAGGTGTGCTGACACAGTCCGCAATAGATGAGGCCCGTAGACTCCTAAACACCATCGGCAGTAGTTCCAGGACAAATGACCCGGCTGGACACAAAACTGTTATCAACAAATACCTTTCCCTCGTTCCACAGATTGTTCCGAGAAAGCGCGGCTGGATTAATACCATTTTTTCTACACCCGAAGAAATTGCCGCTCAAGAACATCTTTTAGATTCGCTCCAGGCAACTATTCAGACCCTTACACCGACTCAATCTTCTAAGGTCTTTGATGTTACGCTGAACAAACTCCAAGATGGGAATGAAGTTGGTCGCATTACAAGATTGTATGACGCAACGCGTCAAAACATACACCAGTCGTGTAGTCTACGACCAATCAATATCTATAAAATAACTATGGGTGCAATGCGAGAGCGATATAACAAGTGCCAAGTTGGTAACCCAATGGAGTTATGGCATGGAACTGGAGTTGGCAACCTATTATCTATTTTGAAATGCGGCCTCATAATCCCATCTCATGCTTCGCATGGCCGTAACTTTGGCAATGGAATATATTTAACTGACCAATCTACAAAGGCACTTAATTATGCTGCTGGTTATTGGGATGGTAGGAGAGAGAAGCGATGTTTTATGTTTTTGGCAAACGTAAAAATGGGCCGGCCGTATACACCAGGGCCATATGACAGGAGTAACTTCCCTCGGAGCGGCTATGACAGTGTATATGCCAAGGCTGGCTTCTCTGGGATTTTGAACAACGAAATGATTGTGTACGATACAGACCGAGTCGATTTAACATTCATTGTTGAATTTTCTGAAAGGGCATTATGATTACTATTGACGATATCGCTGATTCTATTGAGACAATTGTGGACGACTTGACATATTCAGGCGAGATGTTTAGTGCATTCGATATCACACGTTTAGTGCGTATCGCACTACCTACAACTAAGGTAATGCATAAAACTGTCCGTGACATTTTGCGTCGCGAAATTAATTTCACTTCCACGGGATATACTGAACAAACCTATCATGGAGATAGTTTTTCAACCCAAGTGTGGGTACCGCCAGGTGGCGATGTAAATAACTACAATCCCGATGGGCACAAACCCTCCGTACCTGCGGTCATAAAATTTATGGCACCAAAAGTGCCCACAACTTATACTGCAACAAACGCAGTGACAATAAATGTATCAAACGCAACATTAAAACAGAAGCGTAGCGGCCCAAAGGCTCACTTTAAAGACCAAAAGGACGGTAAGGTATACTGGACTGCAACTCCCAACGCATCAGGTAAATTGGTAATCACAAAGGATATGATTTTAACTCTCCTTGGTGCATCAATTACTTCACCACTACCATTGGGTACTCTTTGGATTGCTCCGCGCGCACATAACCAAGATGGCCTAGTAGTGCTGACCAAGCAGCCAGCCAATCCAGCTTGGTCTATGGGAAGGGCTATCAAGCGCTGTAATATCACAGTGCCAAAGAAAGCATTGGCCAAAGCTCGTCTAACTACCCCAATGAAGGTCACGGTAACTGATGGAGTCATTGTCATTACCTCCGCTAATGCTTAGGCGTGACTCTTTAACCTCCACCTACTATTTATACACGGCCACATCTGAATGGCGACAAATTTCAAATGTGGCCGCTGAATCTATCATAGAGTATGAGAGAGCGACGATTGCGGCCAACGCATTATTCAATGCCGTTCAAGGACTCGAAGTAACAAAAGAAGCCGCCGAATTGTATGTAGAGGAGTTTAAAAAACTATGCGCGCAGCGCATAGAAGCATACAAGGAAGTATGTCGGCAACGAAACGCCATATGGATTGCCTATAGTGGAATGGGACTAAATTAAATGATTCATACATCGTGCACAACGTGTGGACTAAAAGGCACTTATCTTGACCTTGATGACGAAAAAGACCTAAAGAGAGTGAAAGAAGTAGAGACACTCTTGGTAATGGTCAATGGATTATATTATGACTTTATCTGCGCCCACGCAGCAGATGGCTATTGTATTGCTTGTGGACAACAAGCCATCCTCTACGAGGATAAGAGATGTAATGGTCCACTTTGGATATGTGCAGAGTGTATTAATCAACGGTGTGTCCATCGTGGAAGTTGCTATAAAGATGGATGTATGAGTTTGGAAGAGTTTGCCGAAGAATGTCAGATAGTGAACGAGCTTGAAGCGGATGAACAAGAGAATTGGAAGTGCGGAGAGTAATAAACTACATAACTTGTGGTTTATTTCGATAGACAATTTGGCCGCTGCTGACGAATTCTCCACATGGCTCAGCGAACGCTCTAAGTCTTTTGATTGCTCATCGTCCTTTCAAGAGTGGTTAATAGCCCACAAGACCTTTCCGCTCTCCCTCTATATAGGTGGAGTAATCTACAGAGTATTTTCTCGTGAAGAGGCCGCTATTTGGGCCGCTGGCTTCGAAGCCGCACTCTCGCTGATTAAATCCTCACGACAGACAGACAATGATATTTTTTAGCCCCTCTCTACGGATTTCTTAGGTATGTTCAAAAAAGACTCAGACGATGACGATGTGGACGACAAGGCGGAGCGACGCGGACGTTTTGCACGACGAAAAAATAGCCGCCCAAAGAATGAATATGACACCCCGCTAAAGTTCACTAAAGGTCGTGCGCGAACGAAAATATCTAAGTTGCACTGGGATGACTATGAGGATGTTGAAGATATTCTGGATGATGAGGAAGGATAATGGACAAGCCAATCATATCTTTTAGACTCCTATGTTTAATTGCCTTGGGCATAGCGCCAATTTTGGCTCTCTTCGACAATCCATATTCAATGGCATTCCTCGGAATGTCTTTTATATTTGCAGTAGTATCAACAATTCAGGATTAATCTAACGTGCGACAAATGTGATTCTGTAAGTATTTTTTGGTTGACAACAAATAGGCCCAGTCCTATATAAGAGTATGCGGTGATAAGGCATGGTACACCAAGATAAATGCAAAGAAAAGCTGATATTGCCCCTTGAGGCTCTGGACGAAGAATTGCGTGAGGATATTAAGAAGTGCGCCAAGGGCTGCTACCAACTAAGATTGGTCCAAGGCAATGCGTGTTGGCTCGGGAATGATTTGCAAGGCAAAGCAAAAACTTGGGCCAACAAATACAATGTTTCGCGCTATAGATTAATGAACCGTATTGTTAATGTAATAAGCCACAAATACGTTCCAATCTTAATCTCTAATTTTGCTGATTGGCGCGCACACCTAGTATTTGAAATAAAATGACATACTATATCAGAACTCTCTTGGATATCCCCGAAGAAATTCGCGCTGCTATACTAGAATGTCCAAAAGGGGAATATCAAAGCAATCTCCTAAACGGCACTGAAACATGGAGTGGGAGTAGTCTAAAGGGCAAGGCCAAAAAATGGCTGACGCGCTATTCCGCCTCTCGAAATAACCTTATAAAGCGCATCAATATGGCGATTGAACCATGTGGATATGAAGCTTATACTCTCCTAATACTTGATGAAACCTCTAGAAGATACAAAAGGACCCTGGTCATTGAACGCCCCTCTGACATTTAACGACTTCGTCGGCAACGCCCACGTTGTTGAAAAACTCAAATTACTCACCGAACGTGCGGCCAATGATAGTTTTGCTCGCATCCCAGATATGGCTTTCCTTGGGCCGCCAGGTCATGGCAAGAATTTTTGTGCCAAAATCCTGGCAGACAAACTAAAGAGAGGCTTTGTAGAGATTAATTCAACCACGGTGCGCGACCCATTTGTATTCCGCCAATTCATTGTTAATGGTGAATACATTTCCAGTGGAGTAATTATCCATTTAGATGAATGCCACCAACTGCCGCGACGTATCCAAGACAATTTGCTAAGTGCTCTAGAGCACCCACGCCAACTCCACACCGCACATAAGGACCAATTGTTCAAGGATTCTTTGCCAGAAAATCTCTCGTTTATTTTCTCAACTACTCACGCTGGAAATTTGCGAAAGCCTCTCCTGTCTCGCCTTGAGACAATAGAATTCCTCGAGTATACCGAAGACAACCTCATGGAGATGGCGGCTAAGTATCTACACAGACAATATGGGTTGGCTCTAGACGCCATTGAGCCTAAGGCGCTAGCTGAATTAGCGAAACGGAGTCGTTCAGGCCGCCAAACTATTAGGTTCTGTGATAACTTAATGCGCCTTAAGGAACTAAACGGTTGGGATAAAATAACACATGATGCGGCCGTCCAATGCTTTAAAATCATTGGAGTAGATGCAACTGGACTGACGCGAGTTGACAGAAAGATGCTAGCATATATGGCAAAAGCAGGGTCACACGTCGGTCTAGAAACACTGGAGGCCGTGCTTGATATTTCGAAGAAGGAAATATTGAGCAACATTGAGCCGTTTTTATTACGCAAGGGCCTCATGGTTCGCCACACCAGCGGGCGTCTTATAACACCACTTGGCAAGGCCCTAATGGAGGCGGCAAATGACTAGCGAGAATGATTCACTAAAGGCAAATACAGTATCCGCAAAAAAACCTGACATAACAGAGTGGATGCGCGAGAATAATAGAATGTTTGTGCATATAGCCGGCAAGTGTTCTACATCGACCAAAGAATTTGGTGCAGATGAAGTGGATGTACACACACACGAGGAAGTGTTAGCTCAACGCGATTTGTGTCAAGAAGCTCGCTTGCATGCATTGCATGCACTTGAATCATTTGATTATGAGAACTTTCCAATAGAAAAATTAGGTAATTATGTTTATACTGTCGCACTTAATGCTACTCGTGAGTATGTCATGGACAATCAAAATAATATAAGGGTGCCCGGCTCAGCACGTAAGGAAAAACAAAAACTTAATGAGTTGTCAAACAAGGAACTCATTCAACTACCAAAATCTATCAATCTGCCGGTATATAATGATAGTGATAGACACGATAGTCCTGGATATATGAGTCTATCAGGTTTGATAGTAGACCCTGCGCCAACTCCTGATGTTGTGGTGGATGAGAAGGAACAAATTAGTATACTAATGGAAGAACTTGAAAGTCTGCGGCCTGAAGAACAAAAAGTATTGAAGGCAAGATGGTTTAACGGTAGCACCCTCGATGATATTGCACTCCGTGAAGGTGTTAGTCGGCAAAGAGTTCATAGTTTACAGAGTAAAGCGATGGAGAAATTACGCAAGAAAGTCCTGACTCGACTAAGTGAGGAAGAGTAATGAAAGAAGTAATTGAAAAAAAACCAGGCCGCCGTCGGCATAATCCACTTACTCGTTGGAGTAATAGCAAGCACAAAGGTTCCCTGTGGAGTATTCGGCGTGAGACAGTAAAGAGGCGCAACCAGCCCGACCGCATAGAGAATGTTGAATATTATGTGCCGCACGGATTGCTATACGACCCGAATATAACGGGCGGCCCTGAGCCTTTTGATACATTTAAATTAGATTGGAAGGAAGAATTGCAGCATTATGCAGTTAATAATGAAGCAAAGCTGCGGGTTCAGCCACTCCCAAATGGTGAATATGTCTATAGGGTTTACAAGGAAGGGGAGTCGAAAGATGACCCAGACCACGTATTAGTTGAAGTTGTTTCACAAACAAAAATGTTGTTAAAGAAAAGGAAGAAGTAATATGGACATTCTATGGGTTGTTGCACAAAACGCATTACCGTTAGTTTTAGCTGTCCTTGGTATCCTTGGGGTTTTTCTTGCACACAAATTATTGGGGCGCCTAGGTATTCAGCGCTCCGAGGCCATTGATAAATTAATTGATAAGGCTGTGAACGTCGGTATTAATGCCGCAGAAGTTGCGGCTCGCAAACATCTCACTGCTAAAGCCGAGGCTCTAACATCTGAAAATAAGATGGCTAAGGCTGTAGAGGTGGTGATGGGTGAATTGAAACAAGCCGGCCTGACAAAGGTAGCCCAAGATTTGGTTGTAGCGCGCATTGAGTCCGCCCTGGAAGCTGGGGGCCATGAGCCTGGAGTGCCTAGCGACCCAAAAGACTCATAGAACAAGCTCTATCTCGTCTTGATGTCGTAGAGATGACCAAGGCCATCCAATTGATGGCCGCGCAGAAGCTTAATTTGCGCAATGAGCTTGATAATGATATGTTTAATCACATCAGCTACGTGTGCAATCAATGTCTGCAAATCTCTAAACGAGAGGGGTTGGGCAGTGATAGTCTCGTGTCGATGGGCAAGATGTTATGGAGGCTCTTTAGGGTCTTTCAAGCTTACAATGAGAAAAAGTGCGAGGTTACTCTCTCGCGCATCATTGGGGTTGTAGAGGAATTTAAAGGAGTTTTTGGGGCATGAAAAGACTATAGACCAAGCCGGTTGGAATGGCTTTCCAAGTCTTCTTAAAACGCAAAGGGTGTACTCAGAAAAAGGAATATATCCACGAAGGACAGGCGAAACGCGAAGCTTTCAAAAGGAACATGAGAGCTTATCGTTGTGATAATTGTGACAATTGGCACCTAGCAAAAAGCTAGCAAAAAGCTAGCAAAAAGCTAGAAAAAATACATCTTACTCTATTGGAGAAATGAAACTGTGAAACTTATAGTTGAAAAGCGTGGCGGCAATATCTATCTTTACCGCTCAAATGGAGTAGGGGTGGCCGCCCTTGATAAAGACCCCGATACGGTCGAATGCGCAGTTCCTGAAAGGGGTGAGGTTGTTTGTTTGAACAATGAGCCCGAAAGGTGTTATTTTGTCCTAAACCACTTCGAGGAGGCCCACAATGGCTTACAAGCCCGTTGATTTATCCAAAGGTGTTGATTTGAGTGCTATAGATGAGCGGGAAGAGGCTATAAGAAATGCTATACCACAACTAGCCGTTTCAATTCTGATGTCACTTGTCAATGGCCGTGGTAATGATGTTATGGTCAACCAAACAGTAGATGTGGCCTTTAAACTAGCGCGCGAACTCCTAGAGCGTAGCCTACGTAAATGAGGTGTTTAACTCTCATGTTGGTGGCGGCGCTAAGTGGCTGCGGTATACTGCGACCCGGTTGGGTGCGCGAAGATTCATATGACATTGATGATTCTAAGATTACCACCAAGGATTTTGACGGCCCACTCGGCGGCCACTTTGATTCAGATGGCAATTGGGTTCCGAACAAAACTGAGATAGTCACAAGCTATAAGCTCCCAGATATTTCGGCAGGCTTTTTACTTGACGTGAAACAATGGGTAGTGACACCTACCATTCAAATAGAGTTATTGGAAGTGGACACTCACATCCCGTATGTGCGCACGTTGAAATTCGACTTTGGGGTTGGTTATCAAAGGGCTTATGGCTACGTTGGCAAACTTCTGACTAACATCTTCGAAATCTCAATAGGCGCCGTTTTCGGCTGGAACTTTGAGGACAGAGAATTCTTCTATGGGCCAGCCTTCACCATCATTAAGTTTTGAGTAGCTGATATGACCAAGAAAGCTATGATGAAGAAAATCGCGCAGTTGGAAAAGCACATAAAGGAATTGGAAGCTAAGGAGTCTCCTACTCCTATTGCGTATGTGTCTCCGCCTCAAACGATAAACCCAAGGTGGGGTTTAGGACCTCGGCCGCTCTATTATGATTAGGTTACTTTACATACTCGTTGTGTGCTTTATTGGCTACGGGCCGCCTACTAAGGCTAAAATCTCACGTACTGAGTCGGTAGAGAAAAAAGCAAAGGTGAACAAATGAATCAAAAGAACGAATTTTTTACATCCGTAGTAGCAGCAGTCTGGCATGTTTTCTTTCTCGCTTTGTTTTTAAGCGGGATAGTAATCTTTCTGCCTGATTTTGCCACATCTGGCAGTGTCTTTAGCGGAGTCGTCGGATTAATGTCAAGTGTTTTTGCATTACGTCTTGTTTATACAGGATGTCCTATGTGTTGGCACTATAAAGTTGTTAGGGAAAATAATGACCGACAAAATCAAAACCCGCGGCCCAACTGACGAATATCGCGGGGGCTGGGAGCGAATTTGGGGCGCCGATAGGCGTAAGGCTGACTGTGATAGCCTACCTCCATTCGGAGCCGATGCTGCCGATGTAGAATGTCCTTTGCCAGTAAGACGGGGCCGGCCAGTTGAAATAACAGACGAAATAATAGAGACTCTTAAATCTTTGCCGCAACCACCAGATGGTGACGATTATTTTGAGGAGAAATATAAATGAAACATTACGGAGAATTATCAATAAAACAAATGGCCGCACTTGGCGGCTGCGGCCTATTGGTCTTCCTCGGGAGTATATGTGGTCTGCGCTCATATAAAACCATCGAGCCTGGCACCGTTGGGTTGGTCACACGTTTTGGCGGTCTCACAGGCAGCGTGCTTACCGAAGGGTTTAATTTAAAGTTGCCCATTGATTCAGTGGACATCATGGATGTAAAGATTAATCAACATTCCGGGTTAGGAATGCACGCCTCTTCCAAGGACATGCAGATTGTGACTACGTCGGTGTTAGTAAACTATAAATTAAACATCGAGCGCATCATAGATATACGGCGACATATCGGGAAGGATGAAAAAGTTATTGAGGAAGGAGTGCTACAACCTCAACTCAATGAGAGCGTAAAGGCAGTGTGCGCCAAATACAAGGCCGACCAATTGCTGGCCCAGCGCGCAAAGGTGCGCGAGGAAATGAACGAAGCGTTCCAGGCCAAGCTGGATGGAATACTAAAGGGCGCCTTCGTGGTAGTCGAATTTGCTATCACAGACTTTACGTTCTCCAATGCATTTAATCAAGCTATTGAGGCTAAAGTTGAGGCAGAGCAAACTGCTTTGCGCAAAGTAAATGAATTGGAGCAATCCAAGGCGGATGCAGAAAAGAAAATGGCGGTAGCGCGTGGTGAAGCCGAAAGTGCAAAGATTACCGCGGCGGCCAACGCAGAGGTAATCAAAATGAGAGCTAAAGCCGAAGCAGACGCTCTCTCTATTCAAAACCAAGTTCTAAAGTCCAATTTGGAATGGTTGGAGATGGAGCGACTGAGACGCTGGGACGGTAAGCTACCTCTTGTAGTGGGTAGTGATAAGGTCTTTATGGATATTGGTAAGTTAGGAGGCGGCAAATGAACGAGAATATTAAACGCAAGTGGGTAAAGGCTTTGAGGTCTGAGAAATATAAACAATGGCAAGGCCAACTAAGAGACGTTAAAGGCTATTGTTGCTTGGGTGTTCTATGCGATATTGCACCGAAAAAGGTAGGTCGTTGGTGTGCTGATGACGACAAAATCTTTATGTCTTCTGATAAAGATTCTTCAATTGAATTTCCAACTAAAGCTGTTAAAAAATGGGCTGGGTTGACGATGCGCCAATGCAAGCAACTTTCACATCTTAATGACAATAACCGTTGGTCATTCGAACAAATCGCTGACCATATAGAGCGGAAATATTAATGGATAACACTCTATTACTTCTCGTTTTGATTTCTGCGGCCACATTTGGAACCATTTACGTTTCCAGTTGGCTAGGTATGGCTAACTATTCTAATGACATTGTCGTAGAGCGCCGACTATCTACCAACCGCGACATGCAAGTAGTGGGTCGCGCCTTTCCCCTCATTGTTGGGGCGGCCATGATTTGTGTGAGTGCAACGATTTGGGGTGGAGAAAACAGCGCCGGCCTCATTCTTGTCCTCCTACCTCTCTTTGGTTTGGTGGCATGGAAAACAATAGTTGGGGTTAGTAGTAATGAGTAATGAGCATAGAGTTCAAACTCGTCGCATAGAACCTCCACAAATAGAACCTTTTGTGAGCGAAAAATTGCCTGTTGAGCGTTGGCTTGTTCATTTGAACATAATAATGGGCGTTGGTATTTGCATTGCGGGTATATATACAGTATTCTATCTACTCTTTTTGAGATAAGGATTGTAGACTAATGAGTCTGGAATTTATTATGTTAAGTGACGACCTTCCTAGTTTTAGGATGCCTACTATAGCAGAGCATGTTATACCTTCTGGTTGCCCAACACCTCCAAGCAACCTAGAATCGCTACCTCCGCGACCTGGTGAATTTCAATGGAAGCTCCCGTTTGGGACTTATCTTGCTAAGCATTACAACGGAGACGTGTGCGTACTAGAAGTAACCGATAGTGGATATTATGTAGCTGGTAGCGATGAAACGTTTGACGACAGTGATTTTTACGAGGTTGAGCGATTGGCCGCCACTGGCGAAGTAATAAAACTTCCAATTGAAGGTTAAATGGTTCCAATAACATACTACGACAACTTTGTCCTAGAGCCCAATAAAGTCCTGGCCGCCCTTCAAAAAGACCTCGCATGGGAGCGCCATGGAGACACGCCGCGCTGCGAATATTACATCAATGATTACGGCGCGCCATATACATATGGGAGGGGCTTGGGGGCAGCGCACATATAAACCTGGTCCATCCCATCCTCTGGTGGATGAAATAAGGGTCGCGGCCGAGGAGTCGCTTCATTATACCTTCGACACTTGCTTCCTTAATCGCTATTTGAATCAAAGAGATAGTTTAGGATGGCATGCCGACAACGAGCCCGAAATGGACAATGAAAGGCCCATCCTAACAGTTTCACTTGGGGCCGAGCGCGAAATTTGGTTCCGTCCTTTAAATAACCTGAGTGACGTTACTAAGGTCCTATTGCGGAATAGCTCCTTGTGTGTCATGGCGCCTGGTATGCAACAAACTCACCAACATCGTATACCAAAAGCATCCTTTATATGTGGAGAGAGAATTTCATTGACGTTCAGGGGGTATGTGCGTGGAAGATGACAATCGTGAGATGTGGTATGTGGCGCTAATCATCTTGGTGGTTGGTGCGCTAGTTGGAGCCGCAACGTGCTCAATACCACGGCCCGACAGCATCATCAATGAACACAAAGAAAGGTCGAAGACTAAATGACTGAATGGCAGAAAATTGGCACCATTGGCGTGGATGCGGGTATGTGTTGGATTGGCGACCCATGCTACATCATTGGGAAAGATGCTACAGAGTCGTGGGATACGTGGCGCGACTTTCTAAGAGACCTCGGCCGCCCATACAAGGGTTTTAAATCATTTCCCTACAAAATGGGCCACGAGGGACGCGGTGTAGTTGTTGATTCTGGCTTCGGAGATGGTGTTTATCCAGTTATGGCGCGATTTGATTCTGGCTGTCGTGTAGCCGAAGTTCGTGTGATTTTCATAAGGGAAGATGAAGATAAAGAAAATTGCGATGATGACTACGACCCATAGATTGACAAGCCGCCAGACGAAAAACTCTTAAAGGCCATCGGAGAAGCCGACCAAGCAGCTGAAGGTGCTCATCCTGAGGTCACTCCATGGACTTAATTCCACACAACAGTTGGTTCTCAATAGAGGAGTTGGACCTACAGTCTATTGGATTGACATTAGGACAAGCTAAGCCGGCGGCCCATAGTTTAGCTAAACGTGGATTGCTAGATGAAAAAGTAATAAAAAGTGCGCGACTTATTCTTACAGAAAAAGGCTTTCTTGAAACCATTATGGGTCTCTCAGAGTTACACATCATGGATGTATTATTTGAACGCGAAGAAAGAGAAAAGGATAAACCTCCAGAGGAGCAGGTTTGGATGAGTCCAGATGAGGTTATTGACGAGGTGGTCAGAAGAAGGCAAGTTAAACTTCGTGAATGGCTTGACAAAGCTGCCGATGACACTCATCCTGAGGCTACACAATGGACATAGTTTTATTGAATGAAGCCAACGACATACGACATTCATTTCAAATTTGGTTAGATGACAACGGTGATGACTCAATTTTAGATGACCTGATAGTTGATAAGGCTATTGATGAATTAGAAAAGGCATTCTGTGCGGTTTTAGGCTGCGTGCCGACCCAAGACCATTGCGGCCGGCCCGAACATGATTTTTGTATGTGGTGCCGCAAACCGACACCTGGCCTAGCGACACGATGACTAAAATTCGTAACGTGATAGACCACTATGCATACTGGCGCACAGAAGCTATTAAGGCTGAACTAAATACACGCCGCCATCCGTTTGGGATATTAATCTCAAACCTTCAAAATGATTTTAATATTGGCACTGTAATACGCTCGGCCAACGCCTTTCTGGCGCGCGAAGTAATTATTTGCGGCAGGAAAAAGTATGACCGCCGCGGCACTGTAGGAACCCACCATTATGAGAATTTACGCTGGGTGAAGGAAGAAGATGTGGCCGCCCTGGGCTACCATTACAATCTCGTGGCCATTGACAATGTGGATGGAGCCGAACCTATTGAGACCTTCAAATGGCCGACGAACCCTCTCATGCTGTTCGGACAAGAACAGGGCGGGCTGCCTTCTTCTTTGTTGTCTATTGCCGCCCACAAGGTTTACATCCGCCAATATGGCTCTGTGCGCTCATTAAACGTCGGGAGTGCGGCCTCCATTGCAATGTATGATTGGTGTGTGAAGAACGGATGAGCAGGAAGAGGGTAGGTAATAGTCGTTGTAAGTGGGCACGCGGCCCAAAGATTGTGCCTGATGCACAAAATCGTTTGCCTATTGGCTGGGGTACCAAGTACAGAAGTTATGACGAGCGATGTAGGCAGTGGTTGCTGCGGCCCAACAAAGAAAGGGCCGCCTGTCCACTCCCACGCTTCGAACAACCGCCAGTAATTACTTACCTTCCTATAGAAGGTTTATGTAGCAGGTTTATATTAGACGGGTTGTCTTTATTTTGGTCGAATGGACACGCCTATATAGGCAAGCGGGAAATTGAGAGATTTAGGCCCCGCAAAGGCTTCTGGTATAAAGAAGCATTCGGTACATTCTACATTGGACAGACCGTCCAAGAAGCACTAACGTGGTTCGAAACCCAAAGTTTTGGGATTATCAATTTTATACTTGGAATGTTAGCTTACAATGATTTTCGTAGACAAATTCAAAAGTTTCTACAAGAAATCGGTGAAACGGAATGAGTGAGATAAATCGCGAAGACACGATTAAGTTGCTACGCGCCGCTCTCTCTGGGTCGGAGTCGTCTAGCGTCCTAGAGATTCTAAGTAAGGCTGCGACGTGCAATGGTTCGACTGAAGCAACTCTATTGGTGTTAGAAACCCTATCATGCCAGCCAACCATAGAGATGCAAGAGGCTCTCTGGGAAGTTATAGAGGATTGTTTGGTATTTAAACATTACGACTGTATGCTTCCTGCTATAAAAGCCGCGAAGTTTTTGGTTGAACCTTGGCGCAAAAACATCAAGGAGTTGTTAGCGGCCTACATTACAGATGTCTATGATAACTATGACGATTTAGACGAAAAAACAAAGGCCGCGGCCAAGGCGTTCTTGGAGGAATAATGGGTGAGCTAATGGGCGAGCTAACGAGCGAACAAGATATTGATTGGTCAAAGGTTCATGGATTGCGTTATGGTATTGTGGAGTGGATGGACCCACATGGTCGCAATTTCTTTTCAATCGAAACTATCTATGTAGATGACAAAGGTAGAGTTATTACTCATTCGATGGGATATAATGCGGCGGCTGATTCAATTGAGGAGTTAATAGAGGATTTACGAATAATGTTGAAAGATATTGAAAATAATCCCAATCCTGTAGCGAGGACAGAATATGAGCCGGAGGATAATCAGTAATGGATAGCCATATCCTTGAGTTGGAAAGAAAATTCGCTGCGTCAAACTCCATTGAGGATGGTATCAAACTCGGCATTGCTAGAGCGCGGATAACCCCCCCCTACCCCGGCACCGGCACCGAGGCCCCGGCGCTCGAGGCCGCGTTCAAAAAAATCGTTAATAGAGATATTGGCAAAAGATTTCTGTAATAATTGGATTGATATAGGAAAAAACCAACATATACTAAATCTTCCAAACGGATGTATTTATGTTGGTTTGAGATATGAGAATTATGCTGTTTTTATTCCTGGAGTAAACGTATCATGAAAACTTGGGCTGAAAATATGGCTGAATACTGGAAAGTAACACGCGAAGAATATCACGATGCATATAAAAAGGCTTGCGAGACTCTTAAAGAAGAAGATATAAAATATGCAAACTTTAAGGCAGATGAGTTGATTAGAATAGCAAAGACTAGATTCGACGAATATGACAATTGAAGACGATTGTTTTCTACGATTAGAAAGGTTTTGTTCTCTAGATTGCTTACAAAACAAAAATGAAGCTACTGAAATACAACTTCTGGTATTGAGAATACAAATTTTGGAATTGGAGTGTCGTGTCTCGTCATGGATGAACAATTAAGAACACTAGAGCGTGCCGCCGCCCAAGGAGACACTGAGGCCCAACAGCAATTGGAGAGGCAAGGAGCCAGGTGTGGCTCACCGTGGGATGAATATGTAGGGAAGAACATTTATTGTCACTTTTCAGATAAAAGAGATTCCAGTGGAGTATTGCGTTGGGTTAAACGTGCTGGTTATCACTATGTTGGTCGTGTAGATAGTATACAAAGTAATAAAATTCGTATTGTTAATTTAACACTAGCATTGCTAATAGAAGTAACACCATGAAAATAGTCGCAACCTCAGACACTCACGGCCAACTTGGGAAAGTCAAGCTGCCGCCAGGCGATGTATTGGTCGTCGCTGGGGACATCCTAAGGAACTTTACACTAGACCGTCACATAGATTCACAAATACAGTTGAAGCATTTAAAGTGCGACTTTGTGCCGTGGCTTATAATGTGCCGCAAAATTTACAGCACCATCCTGGTCATCCCTGGCAATCACGACAGGTGTTTTGAACATCTAGAGAATGAGTGTAGGCGGCTTGTTGAAGAAGTTGATAGAACATTCCTATTGATTGACCGCACTATCGATATTGATGGAGTAAAATTTTACGGTAGCCCTTGGACGCCTTGGTTTTACGGTGATGTTTGGTCGTTCAATATACCAGAAAAAGAGGGCGCGGCCAAAGCAATTTGGGAAAAGATACCCGCAGATACTGACGTTGTGATAACGCATGGGCCGCCTTATGGTATCAGGGATTATTGTGATAGACACGCTGGGTGTTCAGTGTTGGGCTCTAGGATTTTAGAAATAAAGCCGCGCGCCCATATATTTGGACACATCCACGAAGGTGCGGGACAGTCGTTAATAGACAGTACCCTATATGTTAATGCAGCATTCATGGATAAAGGTAGCGGGCCGCAAGTTTCTGAGGTTACCAAATGAAACTAATTGATGAGATACGTACAATCCGTGAGAAACATACGAAAGATTTGTCAACAATTAAATCCGATGCACTGAAATGTTTTCTATCTAATACTCCAAGACATATCAAGCATCTAAAAGAAGTCGCGGCTACAACACATAGCTGTATTTATATTATTCCCGAATTTTATCTGGATGAAAATCTTATGAAGTGCTGGGCGAAAGATACACCGGAAACTTCATTTTATTACTGTCACCACGCCAAGGAATATTTTGAGTCGGAAGGATTTGAGTGTGTAATAGAAAAAGACACTTTAGCAAAATGGCGACTACAAATAAAGTTGCCGCTCTGAAGAAATGACACATTAACCATGGAAAGATTTCGTCATACACAAATATTTATGGGTAATGGTCGCCATAGTGAAGCTCAATGTGAAGAGATGATAGCACGTTTGGACGAAGCATTTGAGATAATAAGTGGGGCTCAACAAGGCGAAGTGTTACGTGGCACCAAAGAATTTGACGACTATATTGAATATCTGAAGGGAGTTACTCTAGACATTGCCACTTCCCTTGGGATTAAAATAGTAGTGGTAGGAGAATTACAATGGAACGAAAAGCAATAGCGCATGCCAATCTTTGAAGGTCCCATCCAACAGGATGATTTTGCCGCCCAACAACGTGCACTTAACGACAAAGTAATGCGCTTGCAATGGCGGCGGCTTGAAGAAACTTTGGAATTAGAAAAACAACTGAGTGTTGAAGCAGAAGAGATTGAAGAAAGCGGCCAAGATGTCGAAAAATAAAAATGGTTATCATAATTCCGACCGCAGGGCGGAACGCGGTAGCGTGATATAAACATGAAACCGTTCATACACGCTCACATTAGTGCCAAGAAATTTGGCGGCAAACCATCTGACTACCAATCCATCCATGACTTTATCGATAGCACCAAGGCCCACCATGCTGACGTACGCCATCGCGCCCTGCTACATTCATCGTGGGGCTGCTTTTTAGTTGAGAAGGTTTTTGGCATCACGATGGTTAATTCAGACGGCCGCGAATTCTCAACAAGGGATATAGCCGAGCAACACATCCTAGATGACCTTGGCTCCATTCCTTCGGTGTCCCATTGGTTGAACAACATGGCATTCCAACCCTGGATGGGCGGCCATGTGAGAAGTAAGGCTCGGCAATATCAGACACTTCCAAGGAAGGATAAAGTATGAATTTACTAGGTGATTTACAAACCACGCTGGATGAGTTAAATGTCCTGAAGGAAACACTCTACTCGAAAATTCGCCAAGAGGGTCGCCGTGCCCTTGAGGAGGGATTTGCGAAGGTTTTTAAGCAACATCCTGAAATACTAAGTATTACATGGATGCAATTCACTCCTTATTTTAACGATGGGGATGCGTGCACGTTCTCAGTGAATGAACCTGACTTTGAAATAGAAGGGGAGAAGAGTTCCGAACTTGAGGACTTTTTGTGTGACCTTAGTTACCAAATATTAGACGCAAAGAAAGTTCTTGAGTGGGTATTTGGCGACCACATTAGAGTTACTGTGACCCCCGAAGGAATAACAACCGACTATTGTCATCACGAGTAAGTATGATTATGTCTGAAGATGTAGTAGAGATTGACTATACAAATTGGAAGGGTAGCCGCGGCCAACGGACTATACGTCCTATCTCAATAATATTTAACAACTCTTTATGGCATCCTGAGCCGCAGTGGTTATTGCGCGCTTTAGATATTAAAAAGGACGCCATAAGATATTTTGCCCTGAAGGACGTGCATGGTTGGAAAAAATCGGCCCCATCCCAACAAGATAGCCCCACTCTGGGTCATTCTTAGAGTTGACAGTATTGTTCCAGCGACAGACTGGACCGTTGAAATTAATGGATTTGTTGTTGGGTCTAATTTTCTATCCACAGGCCCAATTGTCCTCCCTGGTATACGTAAACCATTAGAAGAAATAGGTCAGGGTGAAATATTGCGCCTAACTTGGTATGTGTCGAAGAACAAAGTGCGGCCAGACCCAGACGCTACGCTTGCCTTTGCTGACAAAGGACTTAAGTATGAAAAAGAGGGGGCGGCCGGCTGGGAATTACTCTTTGAGGAGATGGGAGAGGTATGACTAGAGGAATGTTTTTCAAAAAAGCTATACAACTGACTCATGATGCCCTAGAGGCAAATAAAAAAAGAGAGGTAGACAGAACGCGCGAAAAAGCACAACTCGAAATACCCAAAATATACGAAGGAATAAATAAGGCTGCGGCCAGAGGAGAAACTAATCTTGCTTGGGGTGTAGGAGATGAGCACAATGAATTTTTTGATGTTATTCATCAAGAACTTCAAGCGGAAGGTTTTGGAACCTACAGTAAAGGAGAATGTATCTATATCTCATGGAGAGATTGGTAGTGCTTAAACTTCTCTTCCTAGACATTGATGGCGTTCTAAACACCCATGACTTTGACGAGATAGCTAACTCCAATACCATCGAGAGAGATAAAGTAGCACTACTAAACCAAGTATTAGACCGCACTGGATGTCATTTGGTTATTAGTAGTGCTTGGCGCTACACCATTCTAAATGGCGCACAAACTCTCCTCGGCTTTGAATATATGCTGCGCTCTCACTCCATTCATTGTTGCGGGAAGGTTCATGGTCATACATGTAGCGACGAAGCAATTGATGGAAGTTTGGTACGCGAAGCCCAAATACTCAATTATCTGAATGTACGGACAACGTTTGGACAAAAATTTGCAGTGGTGGATGATTTACCGCTTCGACTCCCAAAGGATGTGTTTGTACAAACAGACGCAGAGTGTGGACTAACACAATCAAATGTTGATAGACTCATAGAAATACTAGGGGAACATGACAGTTAAAGAAGCTGAGAAAAAATTAGAGAGAGTAAAAAGACAATTCAAAGTTTTAGAACACAAGCTATGGCAAGCTAAGTTTAATATAACAAAGGCTGAGGAAAACCTAAAGAAAACTGTATGGGTAAAAAAAGTCCGTAAATCAAAATGTATCAAGTGTAAAAGAATGTTAGCACGTGACAAATCAGCCATGACAGATGGAAGATACGAAAAGACACACACTGGCTTTATATGTAGCAGGTGTGTTTATATACCAACGCCATGTAGTAGACATGGTAACCTCTATTGTGCTTGTGAAGACAGATAGGAGATATAATGAAAAAGCGTCCATTCTTAAATATCCAAGTGTCGCGCGCTGGCACTTCTTCCAAAGACCCAGATGTGACTATCCATTGGGATGGGCCGGCCCCAACAACTCAAAAGCGCGACAAGATATATAACGCCATCCATGCTCTATTAGCTGCCCTTGGTCCAGTGCCGCGCGGCAACTGGGAAGTAACAGTGCGGGCTGAAGATATTGATGGTTATTTTAAAAGGACACCCAAGGATGTTGGGGGTATATTAAAGGAAGAAGAAAAGGAGGGTCAACCAAATTAAAAGGCAACGTTAGTTGCCGCCAAATTATTATTTTGGGGGTGAATTAGCTTCGATTAGTATTGCCAAAATATCCGTGCAGGTCGTGGTGGAGTAGGCCACGTTAAACCGCTCCAAAGTTTAAATGCCAAGACTACGGTCAAAGCAAGCCGGTTCGCCGGCATCCGCGGCTATCGCGTTGTTCGCAGCGCGCCTGTCGCACTCGTCGCCTAACGAGCAATTAGGTAAAGGCTCCGGGCCTCCTCTCGGAAGTTCCTATGAGGAGTCTAAGTAATAGGTACTAATACATAGACTATTTGCTCAATAGAAATTGAGATAGGTTGGTTGAACCGACAAAACAACCCAAGCTTGTGGATGAATGGATATAGCGGAATATTGAGACGCGGGTGCAAGTCCCGCCACCTCCATCGAAAGGGGTTTTATGCGTGCCAAATCGCTTCGGCTTCATACATTCCCAGAAGATGAGAATGTATTGCGGACTAAGTGTCGTGAAGTAACAGTTGCGGACATCGATACAATACAGAAAGTCGCCCCAGAAATGTATCATTTGGGCCGCTCGCTCGCCGCGGCAGCTATAGCTGCCCCCCAAGTGGGGCTTGACTTAGCTTTCTTCGTTCACTGCGGATTGCGCTCTGAAGTAGTGATAAATCCCCGCTATAGGGTTTTGTCATACGCCTCAAGCGTGGTGGCCCCAGAGGGATGTTTGAGTTTCCCAGACAAAGTCCAAGACGTTGCACGTTGGAATTGTATAGCAGTAGATTACTTGACGTCGCGCTGGACTGTAGTAGAGAAACATCTCTATGATTTTGAAGCAAGAGTTTTTCAGCACGAGGTTGACCACCTCGAAGGTAAATTGTTCATTGATTGAAGGAGCCTAACATGGCTGTTGACGCACGAAAACTACTACGTACAGCAGACGAAATCCTCTCACATCCGAATAAGTGGTGTAAGGGAAGTGGACGTACAGAAGGTGGGAGAGTTTGCCTCTTCGGGGCTTTAGCAGAAGCCGCGGCAAAATTAAATTTGGATGACGACATGAAAATGTTAGATGCGGCTCACGCGATGCTGCTTAACTTTATACCTGAAGCAACAGATGAAGATGCCGAATATGGTATTAGTTATGGTATAAGTGAATTTAACGACGCCCCCAAAACAACATTCAAGGATGTCAAGAAATTAATCAAACGGACCCTCAAGGGTTAAGGAGTTTAAGATGGATAGCGGCCAAACATTTGTTGTTGATGAACAAGCGGTTCAAGATATTGCAAAGGTTTTCAAGCGCAACCCAGACAAATTGCGCGACAAAATCTTGGGACATACATTTATCATTCCAAAGTCTCTTTCTGGTGTTCCCAACATAGATGCGGTTTTGGTTCGTGGCGCTCGCATTATCAACGGTAATATTCAGCGTGGTCGGCCGGCCAAATTCCCGCGCTTTGTTGTGGCCCGCCTTTTGGGCGAGATGGATGACCCCTCAATTGAGGACTACGAAACAAAAATAACAGACACAAAATTTGTTGCACAAAGTACACCAACAGCACCATCTAATGTAATATCACAAGAAGTTTTGGCGGCCAAGGTTGCTAAAGAGGATGCCGAAAGGGAAGCTAAAGCACTACGTATTCTAAGTACTCTTCCAACTGAAGGTTAACTTGACGACTTTAGGGGCGCCCCGTGTATTATTATGCGGGCCGCCAACTTCTCTGACCCCGCGCGGCTATGGGTTTTTCATGCAACGTAAAAAAGGTAAACATGGTGGACGTTCTAAGATTCTTTTTAAACCGCGAAGTGAGGGTCAACGACGATACGTCGAATCTATAGAAAATAATACAGTAACTTTATGTGCGGGATATGCTGGGACTGGCAAGACACTCTGTGCAATTGCTACTGCTATCGGACTTTGTCAAAATCCGACAACACCATATAGGCGTATTATTTTAGTTAGGCCCGCGGTTGAAGCTTGCGGTGAGCGTATTGGTTATTTGCCAGGCGGCATTAATGACAAAATGCGCCCACTTGTCCAACCTATCATTGACGCTATGCGTGTGCTTACAGACGATGAGTCGTTTATCAATGAATTGATTGACGGCCATAGTATTCATGGGCCTGGTATGGAAATAGTCCCCATGGCTTTTATGCGCGGCCGGACATTTTCCAATGCCATTGTGCTATTGGATGAAGCACAAAATGCCTCACCGGCGCAGATTAAACTTTTCCTAACGCGCATTGGGGAAAACTGCAAGGTTATTATCGAAGGCGACCCGACTCAATCGGACATCTATGATGATAGAGATAAAACAGGGTTGATGGATGCGATAAGGCGCATTGGAAGCTTGGACGACGTTGGAGTTGTGACCCTAGAGGTCTCAGATATACAACGCAACCCAATCCTAGAGAGTATTTTGAAACGCTATGGGGATGTGAAGGGTACGTAGTTGGCGTCAGTCCACAAAGAGTGTAAAGAGACCGTTCATCTAACACCGCCAAAAATTATTGCACTCGTAACAAAACATTTTGGTGGTCAAATATCACTGGACCCAGCCACTGAACCTAATAATCCAACTGGAGCCGCCACATTCTACACAGAAAAAGATAACTGCTTAATTTTACCCTGGCTGCCCAACACTTTTGTTAATCCGCCCTATGGGCGCGATTTACCACTTTGGGTCGAGAAAATAGCAACCGAAGTTGCACTCGGACATCCTACAATAGCTCTATTGCCCGCCGGCAGTGGGCGGCCAGGAACTAAATATTGGCAGAAATATGTGCTAAATAGCAATCTGCGCGCCATTTGCTATACACGTGGCCCCATAGCATTTCTAAATGCTGCTGGAGTACCACAAAAGAATAATACATACCCGAGTTATTTTTTCGGCTACAATGTAGATTTTAACCGTTTTCTAGAGTGTTTTGGCACCCTGGGTAAAGTTCTCAGGGTTACAGTGGAGAATTGAAATGAATGATTGGCTGCCAGAAGATGCACGTGAAGCGTTAGATGGTGAACACACACACCCAAATTATGTGGCATATTTAGCGCCAGATGGTTCAACCTATTCTTATATTGCTAGTGACAAAGAAATCGCTTGGTATAAAAAGGCTTTCCAATGGACTTTGAAATAGTACGTGAACCAATTCGTTGGGTGCAAAAGTTTGTTAATGCTTCCACTGGCTTTATAGATAGCTTAGTAGTCGGCGTACAATCCATCCTCTTGGCGCCCGTTGTTTTTATCCAACAATTAGCGCGCCATGAAATTGTCTTGTTGGTTCCAAAGGATACCCAACAGCCAACCCAAGTAATCTCACCAGATGATGGTGAAGACTGGAAGCGTCAACATGATGAATTGTATGGAGGTAACAGTGGCTAAAATACGATGTGTTGTGTTCGACTTAGCCGGGACACTTGTGGTGGACAGCGGCCAAGTGGCTTCCTGCCTCCTCACTGCGACACAAAGTGACTTGGCGCGTGACTCTATCGGCCGCATTGGGTTGGATGACATTGAGCGCTTCATGGGTGAGTCTAAGATGGATACAATAAAGAAGGTGTTCCAGCCGACATTTGTTGCAATAGAGAATATATTTAACGGCCTCATGGCTTCTAAGTATATGAAAAAAGTTGAACTTTACGATGGCGTAGTAGAGACACTGGAAGTTCTGAGGAACTCAAAGTATGAAGTGGTGTGTAATACTGGATTTCCTGAGGTTGTAGCGAAAGTCATTATTGAAAACTCTCAACTTAAAGACCTTATTACATTTGTTGTAACCCCCGATGATGTAGGAGGACGCGGCAGGCCGCAGGCCGACATGCTTTTCTATATCAAAGACAGATTATATTTTCCATCTACCACTTGGATAGCTAAAGTTGGCGACACAAATGCGGATGTTGAAGAGGGTCGCAATGCGCGCGTTGGACTTAATATCTGGAAAGATAATGGTACTCGCACTAAACCAGCAGGCGACGATTATCATACTATCTCTAAAATAGAAGAAATAATTCCACTTTTGGAAAAACACAATGGCAAACAGTGAATATGTAAAATTACGCCAGTTAGTGAAGGTTATCCTATGGGAACTAGGATATGACTTGCGCGACTGTAAAGAATGTGCTGGTGATGGCCAGCGTAACAATTTACAATGTTTCTTCTGTGCTGGAGCCGGCTCAACAATTGTGGAGACACACAAACTTCATGATTAATGAAAACGATATTGATAGGGCTGTTGGTAAACTAGAAAACAGAATAGAAGAACAATTTTACGAGATAAATCGCAAACTTGACGCACTTTTACGAAAGTTTAATTTAGAGATTGCAGATTGTTACGATTGTACTAGCGGTAGAGTTAAAATAGACGACCATCCTTGGTATACTGATTGTAAGACATGTAGTGGTTCATCTATTGTGGTTAGAGAAATATGAACGAATATTTGGAATGGCTGGCCGCCGATGGTTGGATGGCGTGTCAGCGTTGTCCGCGATTGGCTGGCAATCGCACACAAGTTGTGCCAGGGTATGGACAAACAGTCCGACCCATCCTTTACCTATTAGGTGAAGCTCCAGGAACAACAGAAGACAAAGTGGGCCGCCCTTTTAGCGGGCGAGCCGGCTTAGATGTCCTAAATGGATTGCTTAAAATAGCCGGCGTGACGCGCGAAGAAATTTTCATCGCCAATACGTGTTTGTGCCGGCCGCCGGCAAATGCAAAACCGACACCAACTGAGGTTTACAATTGCCTGCCACGTCTCACACAGGAAATAAAAATGCTAGCGCCCCACGTTATCGTATCTATGGGCGCCACACCACTTTTCGCACTTACTAAACAAAGTGCACTGGCAAAAAACCGCGGCTGGAAAAAAACCGCCTTACATCCTAAGGTTTTTATTACCTACCATCCGGCTTCCGTTTTTTATGGTACACACGCGGAGATGGCAGCAAAGCGTGCCGCCATGGAAGAAGATTGGGCCAAAATAGGGCAGGCTGCCAAGGAACTTAGAAATGAAACCGCTTAGCTATCAACAACCAATAACTTCTGCTCACTATCCGCCAAAATTACCCCCGAAGGGCGACGTTGTGCGCCTGGGGCGTGAAAGTCAAATCGTGACTCACTTACCTACAAACTCCAGGGGAGATGTAGTAGTTGCTTGGGAGGGAGTTGTGGAGTATGACAAGAGAAGAAAGGTGACCAAAGGGGTATGTTCAGTCTTCCATTGGGCAGATAAAAAGCGTCTAGCGGCTCGGTTAGCAGAAACAATTTTTGCTGTAGACGCCGATGATGCGATGGATGTAGGATAATGACTAAGGATGAATTTTGGCGTAACCTTTGTTCGATTGTTGATTCTACTAGAATATCTTCGATAGATTTAGAGATGTTAAGTTTGTACCGTCTTAATGTGCTATTGCGCACACAACATAACTACAATACGGCACCAAATTCTTTAGATGAAGTTTTGGAATTGATTGACGTAATGGGTTGTTTGCGCATTCTAACTGCTTCGGATATTTATGTAAAACGCATGGAAGCAAAGTCGCTATGGACGAACGATTAAAACGTTTGGCCGCGGCTCATGCTGCAAATCCTTACGACATTGAATTACATGCTCAATTAATACGCAATGCTTATAGGGCCGGACTAATTCCACGCGAGAATGTTGGATTAGCCTCCCTCATTAGGGTTCCAGTGATAGTTCAAGTTTTTCCCGATATAGTAAAATCGACTTATATGATTTGGGAAAATGAAAAACTCATCAACTACACAATACAGGATACGCTTAAAATCATACAGCGACCTCTGTTCGAACATAAACTACGTCTAATTCTCCTAAAGAATTTTTGTGAGTGCGCAGTCAAATACGTTTGTGTGTTCTCGATTAGGTATAATGTAGGTCTTATAGAAAAAATGGTTTCTATCCGAAAGATTGTTAATTTTGCGTGTCATTTAGATAGACATGCAAAAGTGAAAGTTTCGGAGAATGCGTTACGTTCAGAATGGGCCGCGGCTTGCGCCCCTTTGCTTCTTGGAGAATTTGCATGATTCTATCATGGGACAAATATTTCGAAGATGGGGCGAGTGTATTTAACTCATTAAAATTCTACTATGTGGTTACTGAAAAATACATGTGGCCAGATTTGATTGGCGTCAATGGATGTTTACACGAAGACGCAACGGACCTTGAAATAGCATGGATGGATTTGGTCACACCATTTCGCCATTATTACAGACAGAGAGACCCATGATAATTGCTCTAACTGGTCACCGGCCCGATAAACTTAACAATGAGTGGGATGGCCGCGGCCCATGTAGCGATTATTTGCGTTACTGTCTCGCTCCGTATGCCGAAAAAGCCTCAGTGGGGATTAGCGGGATGGCGCTCGGAGCCGATTTGTTGTGGGCCGAAGAGGTGATTAAGGCTGGGAAAGAACTTTGGGCCGCAATCCCGTTTGAAGGACAAGCGCAAACGTGGTCACACAAACATCGCAAACGTTATAGAGACATAATTGACAAGGCTGACTGTTTCGTTTTGGCGAAAACTCCTAATAAGGCCGCCTATCAAGTTCGTAATCAATGGATGGTCGATAGGTGCGATTTGTTAGTAGCCATTTAGGATGGCTCTAATGGCGGCACTGCGAATTGTGTGAGATATGCTGAGAAAGTGGGGCGGCAAATTCAACAGATACATCCTTCGGGATGGTTAACGTGGCGACCCGAAAGAAAGTCAGGGGGAGAATTAGGGAATGAAAGTCTATAGATGTCCCAAAGGACACAAGGACAACTTGCAAGTTCACTCTGTTTTAACGCGCTGTACGTTCCTATCAGATGACTCAGGATATCCAATCCCCGGCACTTTAGAATTAGAAGAGATAGATAGTAATTATCGATACTGTTGGTTTTACACATGCGGTGTATGTAAGGAGTTTGTAGATGCTACCGAAGTGTCCGAACCCACTATGTAACAGCACCACAATTTGTAAGTTAGTTCAAGGTAACATCATTGTAGAAAAAGACCTAGAAGGTAATGTCGTTGATTTGGAAATAGTTTCATATATCAACGAAGAAGGTGAGATGTGGTGTGGAAAATGCTGCGATGACATCCCAAGAGAGAATAATACAGATAGGTGACTTGTTAGATTTATTCTTTAGAGAACAACGCACATACGAATATGACCTATGTGGCAAAAGTTGGTTTGAGTTTTCCGAACATTTAACCCCGAAGGCCATCAAAACTCTTCGCACTATACATAAACTTCTCTATGGTTATGAATTGAGGTAATATGTTACGCGCCCTTTGCATTGTCATTGTATTCTTCCTAATCTCGTGCGGCGCGCCTTCGCCGAGTGTCAAGGCGCCAATCACCTTTGAGGTGCGACCAGCTAATTTTGTATTCCATAGCATATATAAAGGCGCGGCATTGCATTTTCATCGTGACACACAGGGATGGCAACGCGTCCTGCTCCAGGAAGCTGCTTCGAAACACATCGATGTGTTCTGTAATGATTGGGACATTAAGCGTATAAAACCTGTTGACATCTATTGTTTTGATGTTCGTAATGTCCCATGTGGTGTGTTACGGGGTAAGTTTACCGGCTGCCACTATGGGAACGCTAAAACTAGCGCAGTAATACACGTAACATACGGTAAGGAACTTACTCTTCCGGCTCTATATCATGAATTGGTCCACGACATCCTACCGGGATTTGACCGCGACCATACGGATAAGCGTTGGTATCTCTGGGACGCTCGTTGTATAGACATTCATAACAAGATTCTAGAAGAACGATTAAAATAGAAAGGCGCCGGACAAAGCCGGCGCCAATTCGGACCCCCTAAACTAGGCTAATTTAGAGGCTTACACCCCACTTTGAAGCAAGGTGGGTCTTTACACTGTCCTCTTCGGAAGCACTAAGAATACGCGAGAAGACAAGTACCTCGTGGATGTCACCAGTGAGTTTGGTGTCGAATGTGCTACGCGCAACTGCGCCAAGGACTGTGTAGTTGCCGGCGAGACCAATTGAAGAAGAAGCATTGGCACTCTCGTTGGCTCCATTGTATTTAACTGAGTGGTAAGTAGCCGCTTCAATCTTTGCACTGTAAAGACCAACTTCGTTGTCTACTACGGTTGTGGTCGCTAGAGCTTGCACAGGGGTGCCACCACCACGCAATATGCAAACTGGAACACTAGCCGAATTACCAACTGTCGCATAAACACTTGAAGAAGTACTTTGTCCTTGAGACCAGAACGTATGATTACTACTTACGCCACTAATGGACCCAACAAGGAAAATGTGGGCTGGACGGCTAGCGAGTAAAGCTGCTGCATGTTGCAGACGCTCAGTGGCCGCGCCATTAAACCTTATGGCTGGCTTGCCATTAGCGACATTAGCGACGAAAAGTGGACCAATCGCAACGGGTGTCATGTCGAATGCGCTAGCAGACTTATCTGCCCATTCAGTTACACGATTGCTACCATCTAGGGTAAGTGTTGATGCGTCCGCGGCATCGTGCCACATTACTAGGCCGCTTACGCTCTCTGGCGTGAATCCTTCATCAGTTACCGACAAATTGAGAACTAGAGAAGTTCCCGCGATTTGAATTGATAGAGGCTGGTTCAATAGTATACTCATGTTCACTCCTATGTGGTTGTTCTATAGTTAATACACCTAGAGTCCAAGTCCCCATTTGTCAGACAAATAATCAACTACCTGGTCTTCTTCACCACTTGCGAGAATTACATTGTAAACTATGACTTCATGTATATCGCCATCTAATTTATTATCGAAGCCACTACGGGCGTTGCTTCCGATGACTAAGTGTGTACCCGTTATTGCTATTGCCGCGCTAGCTAATCCTCCAGCGACAGAGTCATACTCAATAAGGAATTGATTTCCTTGATGAAAGCGACCCATATAAATACCTATGTTGCCACTTCCGATTGTAGTGGAGACTGTCGCGTCTATGGGCATTCCACCACCACGTAGCGTAGCTCGTGGCACACCAGTAATACTCCAGATATTACAGTAGATACTTGTTGATGATGTATTTCCTTGTGAGAAAAATGTATAGGAGTTAGCCAAACTATCATGAGAAGCAACAACAAATATCGTCGCTGGGCGACCTGGTATTAAAGCCGGTGTCCGCTGTAAACGCTCTGAGGCGTTAAAACGCAGTGCAGGCCGCCCATTTGCGACATTACCAACATATTGCGGCCCAGTGGCAGCAGGCGTCACGTGATAAAGAGATGGTGATTTATCGCGCCATTCTGTTACTCTATTTGAGCCGTCAAGAGTGACAGTCGCTTCATCAGAGCCATCTAGCCATAATATTGTTCCGGAAAGTGTCGCTGGAGTAAAAACAAATGGATATGTAGCAGTAGATGGCCTAATGCTAAATGGGCCAACGAAATCTCCTGCGCCCAAAAGTACAGACGGTTTAATGAATTTACTAGCCACTAATTGACTTTCTTATACTTACGTGTTACCCTTTTGACATCACCTAGGCCCTTTGTTACTTCTTGCACTATATCATCTAATTCTGCGGCTACACCACAGTCTTTGGTGCGCTTTGCAATTTTGCGTGCAACCTCTTTGCGTATCTCTACTGGAAGGTCTTTTTTTGCGTCTTCAACCCCTTCGATAGTCGACACTAGTAATTTTTCATTATTATCAGCGCGCGCAGCTTCTTCTTTAGCTTTGCGCCATTCAAAATATGCTTTGGCCGCTCCGGCTAATGTTGTGAGCAATAAAATGGCAGTTTCAATATTCATTGTAGCCCCTGGGGAATAATACCCTGTAGGTGTGTCGTTTGGCGCATATGTTAAATCTGCTTGATTAGAGGATTTTACAACTCTATATTTATAGAGGACACTATGGATGACTACACGCTCAAGTCAGACAAACCGCATAGTAAATATTGGGAGAAGATTATAGAGATGGCTAGAAACAATCCTGAGTATAAAAGAAAATATGGGCGCAGGAAGCTTAGACGTAAAACTAATGAAAAACTTCGCCACCTAAAGGATTTACATGACATTTGAGGACTACTATAATGACGTTTATTTGCCGCGCCACTCTGCTGGAATTAACCGCGCACTCCATGTTGTTGGCACGCTTTGTTCCTTTGGAGTGTTTATTGGCGGCCTTGCTACTCTATCTCTAGGACTAACACTCTTGTCATTTCTTGTACCGTATCCTTTTGCATGGTTTGGTCACTTTTTAGAGGGCAACAAGCCAGTCGCTTGGAACGGTCCGTTGCGTGCGCGATTAGCAGATTGGCGTATGACTTATGAAACGATAAAGGCTATTGTATGGCGCAAGTAACTCTTTGCGATTTTTGCGGTGAAAAAGCTACTGTGCTCGAACTAAATATTTATTCTGAATTGTCGCAGAAAAACACTGTAGTGACTATCAAAGAAACGGCCATCGACCTTTGTGCATCTTGCTTCGAATTGGTACGCGAATCACATGGAATAGGGGCTATGCCGGCAAAGTTAAATCAAACAAAACCCAATACTACCAAAGTACCATCAAAAGAATTGGCCGCTGATGAGATGGTTTACGTGCCATCCGCTGTAGATATCCGTAAGGGCAGTACGGGTTATAAACAGTTGAGTGAGAAGGTTTCTGCTATACGGCCATGCACCCATCCGTTTAAAGGATTTGAAAATAATAGATTCGTATGTAGGTCGGCCCCTGCTGGAATGCATGGGGAGTTGGCCTCTTTCAAAGGATGTGGAGCAGTCTTAGAGGAGAACGAAGTGTGATGGATGAAGAAGAGTCGGAGAGTGACTATACTTCAGTTTTAACTGATGATGAAAAAAACTTCATACAGAAATATATGAAGCAATTAGCAACGCTTATCAATCAAATAAGGGAGCCAATGGACCCGCGTATAGAAGGACTATTGGTTATTTCTGGCCAACTTCTTGAACAACAACTAGAGATGGACCTACGTTTCCAATATACAGATGATAGTGATGGTAAGATTCCGTCATCGGATGACCTAAAGGATTGGTTTAAATGAGCACACACTTTGTACCATCTAGGGATAAGCGCGCAATACGCCTAGAACAATTTGAAAAACTTCTAGAAGAGAAATTGAAGGAGTTGGGGATTGCAAAAAAATACTGCAAACTTCTATCAGATTTCCTGCGCCCTTGGCTCAAACTTCCAGAGGCACCATCTAAAGGTGCAACCATTATGACAGAGGCTGCTGCGACTAATAAAGATGGTAAATATATTAAGCCGCCGGAGAGCGTATGAATATTAAATTAGACGACAATGATGTCGTGCGGCTTGAGCGAATAATTCTTAAAGAAGAGAATGCACAATTGCGTTTTTCGCTAGCCCAACATGAATGCCTAGAGGAGCGGAGTGAACTATTCCGGCTTATAGCCGCAAAATACTCAATTGATGTTACCAAACACCAAATGTCTGTTAATTTGTCAGAGCGCACAATTACTTTAATGCCGCGTGAAATGCCGCCCGCTCCTCTATGTCCTGGCAACCCTCAACCCGCGTAGGAAATAACGACGAGACTTGTGCGTATGATGATTGCAGAGAGCGCAATACTGACACTTCTTTATATGTAGTGGAGGGGTTTGAGTGTGTGCGATATTTATGTGCGCAACACTTTGCGGAGATTGCGCGACTTTTTAGATTGATTGAAAAATGTCATAGGTGTGAAAGAAATAAAGCGGCCGAGAATGACCGCTTTTTACTTTCCTTTTTTAGTTTAAAGTTCAACGGTCGCGTCTGGGAATGTTGCGATAGCCATCGGCTAGCCTACGACTCCCTTGTTATTCCGCTTTATTGATTACCAGCGACGTTTGGTACCCGCGTAATTGTTTTGCCAGTATAAGAAGCAGCGCGTGCTGCGGCTTTTGTAATTGGCGTGCGCTCATCAAATTGATAGTAGTATGCTGTAACTTCTACGCTCCCAGATGTTTTCATCTGTCCATATAGACCACTGCCGATACCTAAATCAACCGGGCCTTGGCCGGGTTTGTCCCAAATGAGAGTGCCGGAAGCCCCAAGAGCGATTTGAGGGCAAAGTTTAGAAGTGCGTTGTTCATAAAAGTTAATAGCACGCGTGTCTGTTTCTAGGTTGGCCGCCAATAAATTTGTAATAGCATATTGATAGCCACTAGCTGGTGCTAAAATCTCAGTAAAGCCGTTCGGAGCGACTCCGCTTACTATAACAGTTATGCGTTTTTCATTAAACCTTAAGTGAGGCGTCATTAGGCCGCCGGGTCAATGCTGCCTGAGTTTACAGCGCGAGTTATTAATGTGTCGCCGATAGATTGGCGGCCTACTAAACGATTTCCAGTATGGACCCAGCCTTCTTGGGCGTTGTCATTCTGAAGGGTATCAGCTACCACAGCAATTGTAGCATTCCCGGATGTATCAGCAAATACAGTACGCGAAGCACCGACTTCGGAAGCAATGCGTGCGGTAGTAAAGCGCGCCTGGAAAGCACCACCCCAGACAACTTCATCAAAATAACTTGTAGTGCCGTTATCACGCACTATACTGCCGCTTCCAAGCGGACGAACTAAATCATGACGATGTGAAGTGACAGTTGTTACTGTGTCATCTTCCGAAGCAGTAGCAGTAATACGAGCAGAGCGCTGCCGATAAGAAACATTGTCCTTTGCTACCACTGAAATACCAGAAGCGTTTAATGAACCCATGGGAACTCCTAGATAATATTGTAAGTGGCCTCAGGTAGCGAGTCCATATCGGTTGTGCCAGCCGAAGCCCCAACCGCAAGGCCAGTAGCATTAAAAATGGTCCAGTCAGCAAAACCGCTTGTGCGACCACGGTCAGAATCAATAAAAAATACCTTGCGCTCTTGGACTGTGCGTAGAGCGTCATGTGTTGCGTCTGCTTGTAAGTGCGAGACAGATGAATGAATACCCATGGCACGGGTCACTTGATGTGAAAGATAGCCTGAGGCATTAACGTATTTTATTTTGTCTAATCCCTCTATACCAGAGCCGGCCGCGCTCAGTTGTAATTCAACGCGATTACGCGGCATACCACTAACAAAAGTGCGCCCATCGTTATCATACTCGAGTGAAACGCCAAAAGGCTCAGCGTAATTACCACGGTCAACTGTCCCACTATTAGACAGCTTCACAATTTCTGTATCTGTGGCAGTATTCGTACGCCGCAGATAATTCCCATAGTGAGAAATTCTTAGCACGTTACCAGATTGTGTTATAACACTACCATTATTCAGGCTACCCATTATCCACCTGCGAATGAAGTGTTAGCTGTCCGAGTAGTAACGTCCGAAGCTGTATCACTATTCAAAATACGTGCGCCGGCGTGAGCGTGATGATTTGTTGTGATATCTAATAGACCAATTTCAGGATGAGCACCAGAGGCTAGTGACACTGTATCTGTTAGACGCCTAATTGTAAAATCTTCAGCAGAATCAGTAACTTTCACCCCACGACTCATAATATACGTACTTTGGACTAGGCCAGTCGGAGGAGTTATAATAAGTGTGGAAGTTCTAAATTGCCCTTCGACCAACCCACCATCTATTGTAAGGTCAGATGATTGAGCGAAATGTGCAACATCTCCACTTGCTATAGTTATATTGCGGCCCAGTGACCTTGTGGTCAAATTCCTCTTAGGTTGAACGTTTACATCCGAGGAATTAAGAGAGCCCATTTTTAAGCCTCGAGATAGGTAATTCCAACTCGACCTTGGAGTGCCCTGTTGGTATCAAGGGCTGTACCGACAGTATAGCGCATTGTGAGTGTGCTACCGCTAGCAAGCACGCGCGCGTTGCCCTGGTCCTCACTCCAAGTAAACATGTGGCCTTGTAGGCTATCAAGAGTGCCAGAGGCAAGTAAGCCAGTGTTGGACCACAGTGCAACGTCAGGACCGGCGGCTTCTGCTGTATCAATTTCGAAGCTCACGAAATCAAGTGATGCGCGGCGAGCAAGAAAATGTGTGCCGATACCGTTAGCGGTACTTAATAGTACTTGGTTGTTAATTGTCCCAGAGAGGGATGTGGCGTTACCAAGAAAAACATCGCGCCCTAAAACTGTTGGGCGACCTTGAAGTTCCTTGACGCGTTTTTTATATTCACGGCCCATGGTAATTCCTCCGATGTGGCGTTAATCGTCATAGAATAATACACCACGAAGGAAAAAAAGAAAGGTCTATATAGATACTTCCTTACCATCCCAAAATAATTTCTACACCGCGCCTAAGTGCAACTAGAAGAAGGGCCGCCTCATCCATTCCAACTGGAATTGACAATTTGGTTAATTCCTCACCCTTGCCTTTTTGGGCCGCTACGCTCATGAAATAGCCGGGCCGCTCCTTGTATTCCTGATATTTAAACTCAATGGATTTATTACCACCACCTGGAGTTTCGTGATAGAGTTTAAGTGGATAGGACGGTTTGTGTTCTTGAAGGTAGGCTAAAAACTTTGAAATGTCTGGTAAGCCTAACTTCACACATACCTTGTTATCCCAGTCGTACGGTCGCTCGCTATCCATTGGAGCGATTTGTTTTGCACATTCCAAAAACATGCAATCGCGGCTGCTACTAATAGAAAACTGGGCCGCACTCCCGGTATTTTTTTGGTTGGCTTTGTAGATAGACAAATTGCGCGTGCGCTTTTTGAAAATCTTTTTGCCTGCCGATTTTTCTTTTTGCTCAACTTTTTCTTCTTGCTCAGACATTTTTAAACCTCGATTTTACGTGTGCATTTACAATAAGATAGGATTGGTTGCGGAACGTCTTGTTGTGGTAGCCTACTGTTGTAGAGGGGATTTTGCTTAGATGGACTTGGTGTGTAATAAACAGTTCCTTGGCCCCAACACATGCCACAGTTTTTTTTGGCAACCATAACAAATTGAGGGTCGGAACGCATTACTTTGTCGGGGTCTAACCCAACAGCAGCAGCAGAATCTCTGATACCCTGGATGGCTTCCGATTGATTTGTAAAAATATCGCTCATTTGTTTAGAGCCTTAATAAGAGTGCTCGCCTCATCCTTTGTTAGTTCATCCGCCGAAGACTTCTTAGATTTGATAAGTGCCAAAGCGGCTTTTTCATTAATCTTCTTGCGTTCCGACAAATTCTTAATGGCGTTTAGTTGAGCATCCGTCACACTCTCATCTTCGGGCTGCCCAATTTCCTCGCGTGTGGCCTTAGAGATATTGAACGCTTGACGAAAGGCTCTTGAGGCCGCCTTTGATTCTGCGACTGCTACAAGGTGATGACTGTAGGGTGCTTTATGTGCAGTTGGCGTCGCGTCGGCCACTCCACTAAATTGTGTGCCATCTTTGAATATCACAACGACTTTAACGGCAGCTATTGGATTATCCCTGGAGGGCGTATTGATAATCTCTGCACTGTAGATTTGAATACCACCGCGGTGTTTGTGGGCAATTCGTTGTAAGCCGCGCAGTAGAGGATACTCAGAGTCACCTTCCTTCCATCTCTCTTCGGATGTCAACTCGGCATAGTAGTCTTTGTCGGCATCAAATGGATTGGTGGTATACAATATACCTATTGAGGTAGTTGGAGATGGTAATTCCCCATAAGTTGTTTGGGGAAACAATGGTTTCATCCATTGTTGTGGGTCGCCTGCGGTTGTCTCAATCATATAATGTCTCCGGTGCTCCTTGAGTTAAATAATACTCGACTTTACCATCCATCATTTCAACGGCATGAACGATGTAAGCCTCGACGAATTGAGGAATGACAGGGGATGACCAGGCGCGGCGGCCATGGTGACTTAGAATAATATGGAGGAGGTTATTAGCCAACGCTGTGTTTATTCGAAGGGCCGGGTCAGCAAATTCATTCCACTTATCAATAGCCTTAGAAATATAAATTGTTCCCATCGGAATGTGATGTAGAAGGGCTGCCTGCTCATTGTATGAAGGTTTCCCGTTCTCGTCATACGAATAACTCCACGACTTTCCAATGTCATGTAGTAGTGTGCCCGCAACAACAAGGTCTTTGTCTACATTAAAACCCATTGCGATATAGTGGTCAGCGATTGAAGCGGCTAAGCGAGTTGCGTGGACTGTATGAAAGGCTAGTCCACCTTTATATGCATGATGCTTACCAGTTGAGCCGGCTGCCCCATAAAAATCTGTTGCACATTGCCCACCTGGCGCAAATAGCCACAATATAAAGCCGGCTAGATTTTTCTTGGCCATGCCGGCCGTCAAATCTTCGATGATGTTATATAAGTTCATGTTTACCTAGCATTAATATAGTGGACTTTATGCCTGTCGCCATTTTTCATTACTTCCTCAATGGCATCCACAGCGCGCTCACAGAAAATCTTAGAGTGACTAGTAGAATGGTCACGCACTCTAAGGACAGTCCAATTATTTGACAACAACGTGGCATTTTTCCGCTCATCCTTATCTTGGACGCGTGCTAAATCATCTTCCCCGTAGATTGGACTAAAATGTGCTGGGCCATCCCACTCAATCGCAATGGCTTCGGATGGGATAGCGATATCAATTTCGAATGCGCCTCCTGGCGTATATTCTGTTGTACGCTGGGCCAATTTATAGCCGCGTGCAGCTAAAAGTCTTGCCACCATATTTTCATTTTTACTGCCGCGCCCCTGAGCCTTCCTATTTCCGCTCGTCATTTTACGAACTGCGAGGTCTTTTTCCTCGTCAGTCTTGCTTTGCCAAGTGCGCTTGGAACGCTGAGCAATTTCCTCACACCGCTCTCTTTTTTCGTCCTCACTCATCCTATCCCAGTGGGCTTTTATGCCAGACGTAATGCGCTCCTTGGCTTCTTGGCTACGCGTGGTGCCAGTCGCAGGATGGTCGTGGGCCGCCAAATAATTAACCTGAGCATCAGAGCGCTCGCGCAATTTAATACCGAAGGATTTTAGAGCGCGCCGCACAGTGTTGGGGTGTGTACCAACATCACGTGCGATTTGCCACGTTGAAAGATTTTTATTGACATAATGCTCAGTCAGCCATGCGGCTGTTTTCCAATTAATCTTGTTTGTCATTGTCTTTAAAAATTCGATGTGGGGCAAGACGCCGAAGTTCTGCTAAAATCTCTTCCGCACTCCTACCGTATTTCTTCTCCAAAAACTCAATGCCATAGTCAGTATATTCTGCTAAAAAGGCCCGCTCACGCTGCTTATTACCCTCTGGGATTATCACTGAGACCTCCTGCGATTTTTAAGCTCCTCTTGGAGTTGACTCCAAAGAGTTTCTAATTCCCTGCGTAATTCGTCACGGCGCGCTTTTTGTTTCTCGCGTGCTTCGTTATCCGCAATTGAGACTTTTGGCATCGAGACCATTTCTTCGCGAATAGCGTTGTAACGACGGTAATAAGGCGCCAGGAAACTAGCGTCCTTAACTTCTTCGTCACTCTGAAAATTAAACTGGCGACGCAAACGTTTCATTGAAGCACCATTATCCAACGCTTCTATGAACGCCTTCCGTTCCTCGTCATTTAAACTGCGACCGCAGTCAGGTTTGGAGCCTCAGCGGCGCCTTGGTTTCTTTTCAGTCATTATTGTCAAACAAGCTCAAGATTTCAAAGATTACACCAAAAATAAACAAGTAAACAAGAAATTCTAGCAAACATGACATCAGCCATAACATAACTGTGGACATTAGCCGCCCAAGCGCTTAAGGTCCGCACGCACCATTTCAGCTACTAACTCACTAAAGAAATAGAGCGGCTGCCACCCCAACGTCTCACGAATTTTGGTAGCATCCCCACAAAGCAAATCGACTTCAGCCGGCCGCATATAAGCCGTGTCACTTTGGACGTAACGCTCCCAATCATTAATACCCACAAAATGGAAAGCTTCGCGGCAAAAATCTGCCACACTATGAGTTTTACCAGTTGCAATAACAAAATCGTCCGGGGAAGAGTGTTGGAGAATGCGCCAGATTGCCTCCACTGAATCTTTGGCGTGCCCCCAGTCGCGTTTAGCCGCCAAATTCCCTAGGGTGAGTTTATCAGCTAGACCGAGCTTAATGCGTGCTACTCCATCTGTGATTTTGCGTGTAACAAATTCCAAACCCCTACGCGGGCCTTCTGAATTAAATAATATACCATTGGCAGCAAACATTCCGTAGGACTCGCGATAATTTCGTGTAATCCAATAGCCATATAGCTTGGCCGCCGCATAAGGGCTACGGGGATAGAAAGGTGTGGACTCGCGCTGTGGTGTCTCTTGCACCTTCCCATACATTTCGCTGGAAGAAGCTTGATAAAACCGCGTCGTTGGTGATATTTGTCGGAGAGCCTCAAGACAATTTGTAACTCCAAGGCCAGTCACCATTCCGGTATGAAATGGCTCATTCCACGAAGCTTTGACAAACGACATGGCCGCTAAGTTATAGAATTCATCAGGCCGCCACTTCTCTACCAATCTATTGATTGACCCAGAATCTATGATATCGGCTTGTTCTAAATGAAACTTCTCAGAAGTGACGTGAGATAGATTGTCAAGACCGCCGACTGCACGACGGCGAGTCGTGCCAACTACCGTATAGGACTTTTCTAGTAGAAGGTCGATTAGGTGGGAGCCAAGCTGCCCATTAGCACCTGTTACTATAGCGACGGCCATGATGCACCTCTGCTATTAATTAAGCTTTTGAATTCACTATGATGATATAGTATTTGTCGTATGTATTCTACAACCTGAACAAAGCGGACCTTGTCTTTTAACCTGTCATATATTGCTTCATTATCTAGGTCGCAGTTTAAAAAATCGTCAAGTCGCTCAACGTGGTAGAGTAGCTCTCGAAAGCTACCCCATTCTTCATTGCTTAAAATATGATGCATTTGTTACCTCATTTGTTCCGCAAAAGTTGCGCAAACATTTGCGTGTAAAACCATGTGAACATCCTCTATTTTTGACACGATGATACTTTGAGTAGCACGCAACCGTTGGGACCGGCCACAATACGATGTAGGAGCGGCGGACGCACTATGATTGGTGTGAAATATAGCATGGTAAGGTCAATTAGGTTGTAGTTGTCCCACTCGTCGGGTTGCTCTAATTGGAGAGTAGCCGCCCCTTTTATGAGACTAAGATACTCCACTACAGATTGATTGTAAGTGAGCGGTAATCGTTCATTTGGTTTGATTTGTAGTTCTTCAACTATATATTTGGGCTTAGCGACCAATACCTCAGACGTGCCCCATGACATAGTGGCGACAGCTCGCGGTAATTCATTTACTTCTTCTATTGTCATCAGCATTGCTTACCCCGCATTCTACTAATATGGTCAAAGAGAGTGCGTACGTTTAAATCCTCGAAAGAGGATAATTCCCAGACATAACATCCAGCTTCGCGGGCGCTTTGAATCCCCTTGGGGCTATCCTCTACTACCAAACAATTCTTAGGCGGAACATACAAGAGATGGGCCGCCTTTTGATATGGAAAAGGAGATGGTTTAATAGCTTCGCCCACATCTTCGTTCGTAACAACAACGCTCATAAATTGCTTTAGATGAGCGCGTTCCAACATCATCTCGGTTGTATAGCGAGAACAATTTGTTACTAGACCTACGGGCGCTAAAGATTCGGCATATGCGACTGTATCTGTTACGCGTGTTATTGGGTGACAATATTTCTCTATGTATTGAACGGTCAAAAGCTGTTTCTGTTGGTTTATTGTGTCCCAGAGAGCTTTATCGTTTGATAGCCGACCTTCAGCAGCCAATATTTGCAGTTTGCGTTGTGTAGATAGACCGTTGAATCGTTGGGAGTGTTCTAGTTCGGTAACCTGAATACCAGCACACCAAGAAAGTGCGGCCAAAAACGCCTGTTCGTGCCACTGGGCCGCATTAACTAGCGTTCCATCTAAATCAAACAGGAAAGCTGCTGGGATTCTAGGTCTATCCAGACTGTCCATAGGACTTTACCTCATCTGTAACATTAGCAGCCCCAGGGGTCATTTTATTCAGGAGATTTTTGAGTTTAGACCGTTGCTCGCACAACGCTATGTCTTTAGCCATTAGAGCGGCCAACTCTTCCTTTGTATAATTCTCTGGACTACGCGCCATTAAAGTTTTGGTATTACACAAATCATACATTTTTGCGTTAACTATAGAGAGAGCATCTACCAAATCACCAAGTAGCATTACCATTTCTCCAAATCTAGCCCATAAGCAGCTAGGGCTGCTGCGTTTTTAGCTTCACGTTGCTCTCGCGGACAATGCAATTGGTTGCCGAAATGTATAAATGAACCCCAGTGAGAATGCACACCCCATTGAACCGGGCGATGCTTGCAAACTTTGTATGTGAGACGGTCCAACAAAATAGTAGTAGTATCACCCCAGCCACAATACTTGCGGTAAGTTTTCTCTACAAGATTCTCAACTAAAGTTTTCTCTGTAGAGAATTGTTCTTGTAATGAAGAGACCTTCATGTCATACAAAAATGTAGTATCCTTTGCAAATTCGTGGTCTACTGCAAAAATCTGCGGCATAATTTCATGGCCATCAAATGTTAGCTCAAAGGACTGTCCACCATGCTCCATTTGATATGGCCCCTGTGGCCCTACCGTATCACATGCGACTGGCCGCCCGCTTACCTTCCACTTTTCAAACTCAGCCCAAAACCCCTGTTCGTTCAACAGTAGTATGTCCCCGTGCATATGCAGGATGTTTTCAATTGGCCCCATCTCGCGCTCTAAGTCCTTTATTTCCAACATTCCATGTGTGATTTGGCGCATGATGGAAGTGGAGACCAATTCGTTGAATTTCTTTCCTACTATATCTTTCAGATGCACCACGCGCGTGTATGGGTCGCTTTCAAAGCGTAAGGTGTGGTCCTTGTCGCCAGTAATAACCACTACGATGGGCGCTTCGCGCGCGGAGGTCCATTTGGTGCGCAACATATTGACTGTAAAAGTCACTTCCTTCATAGTATCGTAGGAAGTTATTAGGAAAGCTAGCTTAGGCAAGTGTCACCATTCTTTGTAATTTTCCATCCCAATTAAAAGCTTCAAACGATTCAGTGTCGTTTAGAGAATAAATGGCCACCTTGTAGTCGTCTGGGGTTCCCATTGGAACCATCAACTCAACTGGATATGTTCTAATATCAAATTTTAGTATTTCATTGTAAACTGGACAGACATAAAATTCGCCATTAACCCTCTTATTTTGTTTTATCATAGAGTGCGCCGCATCAACGAAGGTCCCGCCGGTCCAAAAATAATAGATACCGACTGTAGCTCGGTCACTTATTGGCTGTTTCTCTGCAACTTCTTCAACAAAACCGCGTTGGTTCAACTTAGCATACGACCAACGAGTATCATTCTCCTTGTAAGGTTTAAAGGTCGCAATCATACCTCCGCACGAATCGTAAATTGCTTGGTTCAACATGTCTTGGATTGTACCAGTCTCCATAATCCATTGATGGCCACCCTGGAACGCACGGACATGCACTTTATTTCGCACATTCCAAACACACAATTGGTCTGAATTCGCAATGACTAACTCGTCATAATTATCGATTAGGTCTTCTGCCATCAAGACAGTACAAGCCGCACCCTCAGTTACTTTGTCAACTACACGAACGACTGTTTTAGCCCTCAACTCTTCTGGCATCTGTGATTCCCAGAGAGGAAGATGCTCTGAGCGTAATAGAACAATATAGCGATGTGGCATAAGGGGCATGACATTATACATTACGCGCGCCAACATTGGCAGACCACCAACATCCAAGAATGGTTTTGGCGTAGTATAGCCAGCTTCCAAGAAGCGCCGACCAGCCCCAGCCGCAGGTATAACAATATTAAGCATTTTTGTTCCAAACCCCAAAGATAACAGCGCCGCCATCTGTGCCAATTTGTGCCGCGCACTGTTTCACCCTATGATAATTCCTATCGCAATCGACAGTAAATCCCAGGGCGACTAAATCCTCCGTAACCCATGTACTTTTGTGTCGCTGTGCCTCTACTGCCACTTCTTTTTCACCCTTAGCTTCAATTTTAGCAGCACAGCTTGTTTCGCCAAACCCGAAAGATTCTTCACCACTCTGGTTACAAGTCCCGTGTGGCGCAAAGATAATGATGCGCCGCGCGACTTTTTGAAGACGCTTAAGTAAATCCAACCCCGCATCTTTTTCTACGTGCTCGAGAAAATCAATGAGAGTGAAAACATCGGGAGTTATACCAGATGTGGCTAACAGTCTATCGAATTCAAGAGCGTTCCCATGTATGACAACCCAATCGCCTGGCACGCGGTTCTCAATATAAGATGAAATTAACTCTATACCAACACGCTGCCGACTACGGTAGTGTGGAAAATTCTCGAAGTGTCCAGCGCCCAATTCACACACACTATACATATCCTTAGTATTGTCGGACAAGAAACTCAAGAATTTAGGCATGTTGGCCATTATGAAGTCTCCTAAAGTATTCTACTACTTCCTTGACTGTCTCTTCTAGAGAGATATCTGCCTTCCAACCTAACTCATTGGCTGCTAACTCAACAGATGGTAGACGCACTTGAACGTCATGTTCAAATGGTTTTTCGCTTTCCCACGCAAATGGGACTGCCGACCCGTGAACTTCTCGCCATACCATTTCGGCCAACTCTAATATGGAAGTTTTACGGGCAACAGAGATATTAAAAGCGCGGTTAATCTTTCCTCTGTGTTCCATGACCGCAGCGACGCCACGCGCAATATCCTTGCCATGCGTAAAACATCTTACTTGCTGACCATCTCCGTAGAGTCTCAGTGGATTTTGGCCGCGCAAACATTTTACGACTAGGTCAGGTAGCACATGAGACATGCGTAACTTGATATTGCCACTTTGAACTTCAGGCTCATTCGGTGACTCTTCCTCGCCTAACCCCACAGCATTGAATGGTCGCACTATACCATAGTCTAGTCCGTATTGAGTGTGAGCGCCCTCGGCAAAATATTCAATGGCCAACTTGCTAAATCCATAGGTACTATAGGGGGGTGGAAATTGTTTAGTTTGCCACTCGTGAGAAGGCCAAATAGATTTGTGTAACGCGCTCTGGTAAACTTTATCATCTACAGAATTATCATTAGATATATATTGAAGGTGTTCTAAATGTGCGTCCGCACCTTCGTATACCATCGAGGAAGATATAACAACTACTTTCTCTAGGGCCGATTCTTTGTATGCTTTAATAGCCGCATCGAAAGTGTTGGCCGCAATCCGCTCGTTTGTTGCCAGGAGGTCATAGGCCCTGTCATGGAAGTATTTAATGCCGCCGACCATTGCGGCCCCGGCAATCAAATATTTAACTGAATAGCGCTTTAGAACATTGAATAACTTCACCACAGCATACATGCCAGTAAGGTCCATCTCAACAAAGCGGAAATATGGATGGTTATCGTAGTCGCGTGCAACCTTCCCATATTTTGAATAGTTATCAATTCCAATAACGCGATAATCGTTCTCAAGTAGGTGGCGGCAAATATAGCCACCAAGAAAACCCTGGGAACCCGTCACACAGACAGTTTTCATTGGGCCACATCACCTTTCAATTCATTCTTGGGCGGCAAATCGTAATCATATAAGCCAAGTCGTTGGGCCTCGGCTGTTAATTCGTCGGCTGCTGCTTTTAGTTTTTCGTTATCGTCACCGAAGAACTGTTTATTCCACAAAGAGGCAAGGCCCCACACTTCCCTTTGGTCCTCTGGCGACAATTGTTCGTAGATATCATCTAAGGATGAATGTAGTGCGGCCATTCTTTCATAGAGTTTGGCACGTACCCTTAGTAGGGTTAGATACACGCCTTTGTAGTCATCTATTGTCATAGATAAATCCTAAGGAGAATAAGGATGGTGGCAAGTAAACATACTGTGCCGTAGCACACACCGTATTGAATATAGGTCAATAGACACAAAATAGCCGCACAAAACCATGCACCATATTCAACATGGGCTAATGACTTAAACTGACGATTCATTTGCGCATCCCACTTGGGACAGTAACATCATAGAGTTTGTTGTCATCGCGCACTACACGAAATATTTCGGCCGGAACATCTAAGTCACTGGCAAGTTTTGTGAACGCTGAAACTTCCTTGGGTAGACATTGGCCTGCATACCCACGCCATTGTTCATTACAATCCAAATAGGAATTTTCAATGCAAGATTGTTTGCACACCGCGTTTTTAACTGCTGTGTAATCAGCCCCAAGACGCTCGCATACCTCATAGAAACCATTGGCAAAAATAATTTTGGTGGCCCTATAGACATTATTAAAGTATTTGACCAATTCTGCCTCAGTGGAGGTGAGGCGAACGAAATTTTGTGGGTAATGACCATGAAGGTCGCAGATTATCTTGTATACCTGTGCGTCATAATCTACCCAATGCGGCATTGGCTCAGAACGATAAGGTAGGCCCACAACACATACTTCATGGTGCTCAGTGAAGTCGCTAAAAGCCGAACGCTCACGTAAAAATTCAGGGACGAAACAAAGGCGGAGTAGATGGCCATCGCGAAATTCATCTGAATACTTTTGGTAAGTCTCTTGATATTTATTGAAAAGCCGCTGTGTCGTGCCAGGTAAAACGGTAGACTTAATCGCAATGATTCCAAGATAGCGCGCAGCTATCAATTCGTCAACTACACCCTCAACAATGGATGTGTCGCAACTACCATCAGCAGCCATTGGCGTAGGCACACAGATAAAACACACTCCGGTGTTGAGTACCGCCTGGATTGTAGTGCCAAGACGTAAATCGTGCCTAAAAATGCGGTGGCCGAGGCGCTCGAGACCGAGCGCCACGGCACTACCGACACAACCTTCACTGCCAATAATGCCTATGGGGACATTAATCAATTGGAACATTAACCTCATCCAGTCTTGTTGACTGTCTCGGCACACGAATTGTAAGTACTCCATCTGCAAGAGTAGCCTTAACATCCTGTGGAGTAGCCGTTCCGATTGTCACCGACTTAGCGAAACTAAGACCTTTCTTAGAGCCCGAAACATTAAGTCTGGTAGGCGTTACAGTTACTTTTACATCCTTCTTGGAAACCCCAGGAAGTTCCAATGTATAAACCCATTCTTTATCAGTTGGCTCAACTGATAAACCAGAAGATGCTGACAAATCCATAAAAAGAGACGATGGCCAATCCAAAATTTGTCGGGTTGGCGCATTAAAAACATCATCCAAGAGAGACAACATTCCCACAATACACCTTCCTTTCTGTCTTTAATATAGGGCGAGTGACATTAAAAGTCAACAGGTGAGCATTTTTCATTTTGCATCATTTTTTGTGGCACAAAGACGACACACAGGGACTATTTAATGATACGTAAATCAAAATGCACATCCCTATTCGTATCCACCCAGATGTTGACCTTCCGAAATTTACAATGGATGTCGTAACCAGGACCGAAGTGAATGGCCGAGCCTTCTAGGAAGCCATCTAGGGTGTTCTCAGATATTGGGCGGTAGTGGTAAGGGTCTCTAAAATGATTGGCCGAAGTCCAATGCGGACATACCATATAGAATTGAGAACCATTACAACCAACACGCGCTATCTCATTCAGAATACCGATGAAGTGCTCGCCTTCCCTGATATGTTCCATGATATGCTGCGCCTGTAATCTTCCGCAGAATGTATTATCAGCAATAGGCCAGGGAGTCTGGGTTATGTCATGTTGTATAGTTTGCCCATATTGAAACATATCAATGGTAACGGAGTCTTTCAACCAGTGTTCTGGACGGTCACCACAGCCAACATCTAGATTTGGTAATGAGTATTGAAGAAAATATTGCGGGTTGCGATTTTTAAAATACTCCAATTTCTCCAAATAAGTAGGAGGCGACAAGTTTTCCATTCTGTTAGATAACATGCAACTCAAAATACCTCTATAGGTTAGCATTAATATTGCCCCCTACTCTCTCCGCGTACCATGTGATACGATATAGCATCCCCAGCTATGAAAGAAGGAAAACCCGCCCGCTCATACCTGTCGTGAATGATAACATCGCCCGTGAAGCCTCTTTCAAGGGCTGGCATTGGTCCAAAACGCTTAAACAACTCTTTGGATTGTAGCCAACTTACAGAATCACCACGATAGTGCGGGAATCCAAGTGAAGAATTAAACGCCCCCGGCTTACCTTCCCATCTTTCCATCGCTTCCTTAATGGTGAAAAGCCGCGGCTCCTTTATACTATCACAGAATGATATAAATTCGCCCTCTTTGTAAGTAGCCGCAGTTGTTCCAAAGTCTCGGACATAATGACGTGAGCCGTTGGCTAGTGGACTTTCAATACAATTGAAATTAACAATGCATTCGCGACCTACTACTTTGTAATGTTCAAGTGCACGTGCAAATGAGCCGGGATAGAATGTCTGGTCACTACCGCCGCGGATTGTGAGTGGCGCTGTGCCCATCAATTGCACACGGTTCCAAGCATTATAGAGACGCACCAAGAAAGATTGCCGCGGGTCCTCATAAACACATTCATATTCTATGCGATTTAACTTGGCTATCTCTACTAATTTGTCGGTAATAGCACGAGGAATGGTCTCGTTGTAGTAAATATAAACATTGAACCTCCAACGTTCACGGTCTATCCCGGCGTTCCTCTGTACGTTGTCGATATGAAACGCAAAAAGTTCGGGGTCGCGCCCAATGATTGTATTGTAATCAAATTCAGTCATAAGACTTCACGCGTCCTTCTTTGATTTCAGAGCGCAACTTTTCAATACGACGATTGGCGACTCCAACATTGTGTGTTGTGTGCCACACTCCGGTTAATCTTTCGTGGTCTTGATGTACTACGAAATAGTCACAAGCGCAAATAAACTTCGCATTCACGACCTGGAGTTTTTGAACAAATTCATCATCTTCCCCAGCCCCAGCTTTATAATCCAACCCGTAGATATCTAATTTATCCAAACAATTCTTTGAAAAAGCACTTACCTATGGATAATAGTTTTGATTATGGTCTATGTGCCAGGCGTCTTTTTGTACCGCAAAAACTTCGTGCAATTGTAGTAAGGCGGCCCGCTGTTGTGTTATACGACAAAGATTACTGAACACATATCTATTTATATCACAAAGGGCGGCTATCATCTCCAGATGACGTGAACTACCCCAAAGCATATCCGCACCAGACTTTATTACATAGTTATATTTCAGATACTCAAAACCTTTGTTATAAGCCCTAGAGCTATTAAGAATGTTATCAAGTGTAGCTCCAGTTGAGACTATAGAGACATCTAACCATTTGGGAACAGGCGCTATGTCAAGAAACATTCGGACATTATCTAAATTGTCATTTCCACCATCGTCAACTATAATGAGGTGAACTGGAATGTCAGCGGCGTTTTCCTGGGCGGCTATCGACCAAAGTGCGCGCAATGCGTTATCTACACGCTTGCAGACCGGCATAATGATATCAAAGCCAGTAGGGCGCAATTGACCTGGAGGACGTTCTAGACATGTGATGTGGCTAATATGCATCTAAGAATATTTGCCCCAAGCTTTCTGCGCATTACCCAATAAGATAGCAACTATTTTGGAAGCAACCTCACGATTGTATGGCGAAGTATCTCCGCTGTGCGAATAATCCGTTGATAATAAGAATTTAGCCGCAGTCACTATATCATCATTAACATCAACGAGTATAGTTGAGCGATTTTGAAGAAGTTCAACTCGTTCTGTTTTTTCACGAATTTGTAAACAAGGCACACCAAGCGTATAACATTCTTCGGGAACTGTGCCGCTATCAGAAATAACTAAGGCAGCACTATTCATTAGGTTTAGGAATGACAGATATGGTTGTGGTTCTATAATAGTTAGGCGTCCATATCCATCTTTGGCGGCTTCGCGCAACTTCGGCATTTCGATAATAACAACTGGTATTGCCAAAGATTCACGTAGCTCATTCAATTGTTTCAATATAGAATTGAGTCGCACCGTGTTTGTAACATTCTCGGCACGATGACATGTAACTAGCACATATTCTTTATGAAGTAATGAGTATGGCAAGATGCTATTTTGTATGCGCCATTTATTGCTGAATGTTACATCCACTATGGGATTGCCTACCACCCAGATAGACCGCGAGTCAATATTTTCGCGCAGGAGATTAGCACGATGCTCCTCTGTATAGCAAAAATGAATGGCCGCCAAGTGGTCCACAACGGTGCGATTTTTTTCTTCTGGCATCTTCCAATTGAAAGAGCGGCCCCCACTTTCGATATGAACGATTGGGATGTTGAGATTGGCCGCGACTAACGCTGTGGCCAAACTACTATTGTTGTCGCCCAAAATAACAACAAAGGCCGGCTGCTCGTCCTTCAGCACCCTTTCAAACTCTACCATTATCCGGCCGATTTGTTCTACTTGAGTGGCCGCCTTAGTCTCCAATCGATAGTTTGGTTCGCGCACACCCAACTGTTCATACATTACTTTGTTTAAGTTGTAGTCGTAGTGCTGTCCAGTGTCAACCGTAATATTATTGAACCATTTGTCTAACTCGGCTGTAATGAGGCTAAGTCTAATAATGTCTGGTCTGCATCCTATAACGGTGACTATTTTTATCATACTACTTCCTCGAGTGGGATTTGGTGTCTATCAGAAGCCGCTCTTAATGTTTTCCTAAACAAATATCTATAACATTGGGGTTTTTGTAGATAATCTAATAATCGGATTACCTGTTTACCACCATATTGCAAACTATACGTGCCATTTGTTGGTCGAATTGCAACTCTACCAAGTCCACAAGTTTCTTCTAAGACTGTACGTAAGTCGTGCAAAAAAGATTCAGTACTAGCAATTTCTACTCGTAAAACAACGCCAGAACTCGTTCTTTCAAATTTTAAACATCCATTACCATCGTAATAGCCACGAATAAAATGTCGTAAGTTATCCTTATCAAGGATTTTAGTAGGGAAAATACCTATTTTTGTTTTGTTCGGCAATATATTGAAATTATTAACTAAATCGCATTTAATCTGTGCATAAGAACAAGAAAAGCGACAAGTCGCCTTATCGGCGTTTATTATTGGTTTTACATCTAACTGTATATCTTCCAAAAATTGTTCGAGATGCATGATGTCTTTAACTGATATATCAAGTGTCAAACAGTTACTATCATTATCAAGACTGCCGTCTGCACTAAGATATCCAGCCCAATAACACGACAATGAATTAAAATGAGAAAAAAAGTTTTCATTAAGCGGACACTTACTAAATTTATAACGCATTAAGTTGGCTTCAGAACGAGACCTAATTGGAACTTTTTCTTCTTTCAAAATAATCTTTATCGGAACAATTGAAACGCCAAAATGTAAAGCTATTTTATCAATTGATAAACCGCTATTATACAAATCACAAACTTCCCGACGAGATTCTTCTGTAAGGAAAAGACGCTTCTGGCGAGCCACATTAAATCTCAACTTTCAGTCTTGTTACAATTTTCCGCTTCACTTCCCCATCCATCCTTTAAGGTCAACAAGCATTTCATTGAAACCCTTTGGGGCTAAAGTTGTATTTAATGGATGAATGGTCCGCAGTCGCCTATCTATAGGATGAGGCGCAACCACTTCTTTTAGTGAAGCATCAACTGTAAAAAGCTTCAAAATCTTCGATACCATGGAATACTTACTAATATCTTCGGAAAAGATATGCCGTGTGCCAACGACCCAGAGGTTATCTACCATGATATCTCTAATGCACCGTGCCAACTCTAAGGTGGTCAATCCATTCCATAGGTGATTATTAAATCCATTGATGTCCTTGCCGCCCTGACTCAATACCCACTCAAAAAATGATGATTTTCTGCCGCGGATTTCTGGCCCAATGATACTGGTGCGCAAATTCATACAGTCGGTCGGCTCACCAAGCGCCTTTGATTGTCCGTAGATGTCAGTGGCATCCGCTGGACAGAGTTCCGTATAAAACATTGAAGACCCAGAATAGGCGCAATCGCTCGTCACATGGATAAGTTTAGCCCCCAACATACCACAGAGGCGGCTTAAAATCCATGGAAAGACTGCATTGGTATAAATACACTCTGGCTCATTGCCCGCCTTGAAGACTGGCTTAATAGCCCCAATACAATTGATAACATAGTCAGTATTTCTATCTATATGTCGCGCGAGCCGCGCCTCTAAAAATGTTGCGCCCGGCCGCACGTCAATGACATCGCGCCCCAACCCTACGACTTCAAAGCGCGCGTCCTTGCGCAAGTAATCCTGGACCATATGGCCCAGCATTCCAGTATTGCCCAACACCACCACTTTCATCGCGGCACCACATTGAAGAAATGAAGGTCAGTATCAGTAAATGGCAACCTAACATCGTCTCCGAGAGCTTTCACACTACTCATTGATAGTGTAGAGAAAACCACCAGGATTGTATCGCTAGACAATGACATAGCTCCATTGTACCAACCAGGCGGCACCCAATAAATGGAAGGTTTGCAAGCTGCCAAAGTAGTTGAAACAACTTCATCTGCGCAGGCCGCCCTGTCTTTTAGGATAGGCTTACACACTATTTTGGTCGCACCACTCACAACGTGCAGACCAGTCCAAGCGTGAGTGTGACCGTGAAACGCACGAATATAGCCAACCTGCCAGTTGCGCACAACATAGCTTCGTGTTATAGTCGGTACCGCAATATATTCCTCTCCAACCTTATAAGTCAATGCATCCATCTCATCGATGATGCCGTGAACAACCCCGCGGTCATCCACAAACTGCGGAAGTTCAATTAGGAACGGTTTCATATCTATCCTTGATGTAAAGAGCATTATGATATACTTTATCCCAAAGGTCGGCCACACTTCCACTACGTGCCTTGGCAGCTAACTCCAAGATACCTTCTTTGAGTGTCTTCATTGGAATGAATCCTGCTGCGGCAGCCTTCTCTGTGCTAACCCTGTAATTTCTAAGGTCTTCGAACTTATTCTCGGTAATTTCCATGGCTGTAGAGGGGTCTAGATTTAAAGTGTCAATGATAGTCTGGGCTATTTCAAGTACCGTAAAATTGCCACAAGCTAAATTGTATGTGCCAACACGCGGCCTTATATACCAGCTACTACACCTGACCATTGCATATGCAGCATCTTGAACGTGTAAAAGTGGACGCCATTGCTGGCCGCCAAAGATTGTTAATTTCTGCCCCTCTACTGCTTTGAAGGTTAGAATATTGGTTACAAGGTCACAACGAAGTCGTCCGAATTCAGCACTGCGACCAAAAAGCGTACCGAGACGAAAAATATAATGGTTGGGGACTTGACGCACATATTCTTCAGCAGCTAATTTTGTGCCGGCATATAGACTAAGAGGATTAGTTGGACTATTTTCATCTATTAATGAGTCGGCCGCGCCATACACGCTACAGGTTGATGCAAAGATAAGCCGCGCCCCTAAACTAGCACATATTTCAGCAATGTTTTTAGTAGCTACCTCATTAACTGCAACTGTTAGGGTTGGATTAACTGCGCAAGCCCCATCTCCAACAATGGCCGCAAGATGTATGACTTCTTTAACATCATGTGAGATAAAAAGTTCCTTGAGTTGCTTTGTGTCCCTAACGTCTGCGCGCTTAAAAATCAGGTTGGGATGTTCGCGGTCATACCTCCCACCGTAAAGCAAATTGTCTATGGCTAATACCTTATAGTTACATCCTAATGCTAATTTTACTGCACAGTCGCCTAAATACCCAGCCGCGCCTAAAATCGCAATCATTTCCCTAACCTCTTTAGATGCCACAAGTGTGCCTTTTCTATGTAGGCCGCCAAAATTCCCGCCGTTATTTTCTGCTCTAATAAAATGACAGGGCCGCCGCAAAAACATACAGTAATATACTCTGGGCCAAGTTGGCCGCACCGTAGACACTTACGTATACGCACGCGCACACCATATTGCAAGTATCATAAGGATGAGGCATTGTGCTACGACTTTACACAATTCCCTCAGCCACACAATATCATCAGCAGACAACCAAGAATCATCTGGTGGAGATAACATCCCAAGGAGATTTTTGGCCGCCATCTCCTGTTCTATAGTATCCATTGGAACAAACATTGACATCGAAAATATAGGAAGACGTAATTGTAATTGACCAACCGACAGTACAAATTCATCATCTCCCTTCGGAACAATTACACGAAATTGGCCCACGGCGTTAAATGCCTCAACTCTTACTAAAACTCCATAAACTTCCTTAGTTGAAGAATCAAAAACACCGCCTCCGCTATTGCCAAAAACTGCATGACAAACTGTGCGTCCTAATCCTGGTATTGATTCACCTATTACTCCAGGAGAAACCAAAAGTGGTTTACCAAGCGGTGCTCCGGCGATATGAACTTCTGTGCCAATTTTAGGAATAACTTTAGCGCACATAATGGTGCTTTTAAAATCAATATTAATAGGTTCTATGAATGCAAAGTCGCTACGTTCTGAAACATATGCGACTCGTCCATTATACACCCTACGTATATCTCCAAAAAATTCAATTGAAACAACCCTGTCATTCTCTTCTTCTATTTCGCCAACAACATGAGCGGCAGTCAGTACGTAGCCGGAAGCTAATAAAACCCCACTCCCAGTCCTATTTTCTTTGCGCACCAAACAAGAAGCATTAACAGTCTCACGTTTGGCCGCCACCACTCTACTATATTCAGGCGGCTGGTTTAGATAGATAACAAGAAGGGCTCCAAGCACAGCAGATAATAAAACACTAATGACTTTTTTCATATGTAGCCTTCAGTTTCGTAAGTGGCGTTCCAAATATTTCATTGGGCGAAATAGCCGGAATAACGTCGTAAATCCATTCGGGTTGCGTTGCAAGGACACGTAGTGTTGATTCGTCTATGAGACGGTCTAGTGCCCATCCATGCTGGCCATGTGAACGATACAAAAAATACTTACGTAATATGGCTTCTGTTGAAGCAAAACCCCAATGGATGATTTTAATATCAGACATACGCTCATTATCCGTGGCGCCAATTGGATAGTTAGTACGATGTAGACCACGACCAGGAGCGAATCTCAAACCGCCCGGAGGTACCACCCATAGCTTGTTAAAAATTCCGCGCCCCCAATCGCCATCAACTCTGTAGAAGGCAGAATGGCGCCAAAGATTGATAAAATGAAAGGCATAGTTATAAGGACGTTGCGCAAGGTCTCGTAGAAATAAATGTTGACCACTCTCTATTGTTTCATCCGCATCTTGAAACCAAATGCGTGTTGCACCTTCTTCAATGGCTCTATCTACCAATAGTTGCTTGTGTGCTGTTTCGTTGGCGAAATCATTCTTAATGCCCCACGTTACCTTGCACCCACATTTCTTATATAGGTCATCTGGAACATCCGTACTACCATCATCATAGATATATATATCATCCACGAAGGTACGCATTGAAGCGAGGGCGCGAACTAAATTACCATTGCCAACTTCATTGTAAACCTGCATGATGGCGGCTAACTTCATACTTTTTTCACCAGCGGAGTATTAAAAACTTCGCGACCTGGCCCATAAACATAACGCAAACAGCTTGGAGAGACTTTTAATGTGCTTTCATCTATCAATCGAGTCAATGCCGCGCCGCTTTGACCATGAGCCTTATACATACGATACTTACGTAAAATAGAATCATCAGAAGCGAACCCGTAGTGAGTCACACGAACGCTACTATCTAGTACGCGGTCAATCCCGAATGGATAAAGGCGCTGATGTAATCCACGGCCGACTTGAAAATTCTTACATGAACTTGCTTTCCAAACTCGACAAAATTGTCCTTGTGCCCACAAACCATCAACCCGTTTAAACCTATCAGTTCTCCACAAATTATCTTCATACATAACTAGACCGTCTAAATTCTCATCCCACATACGACGAATTTCGCTATAAAGCGGTCCCAAGTCATTAATGCACTCGTCAATATCCAGCCACAAAATAACATCAGGATTGATTGATAAACACTTCTCTAAAGCGCGCTGTTTGTGAGCTAGTTCGTTCTTAAAATCGTTATGCTCCCCACGAATAATAAGAATATCACGCAATTGACCCTCGTCACGAACCACCCAAGGAATCCATTTGTCTTCAACGTATTGGACAGAACTATCCGTGCTAGCATCGTCATAGAGAACAAGAGCGTCGCAATAAGTAGATATATTGCGCATGAAACGCTCTAGGTTGGTTAAACCGTCATGCCCCCTGTAAGTATTTTCGTTAAAACATTGCGCCATACACACTATACGCATTGTCATAGACGAGTAGCAACCTCCACTATCTGGCGCGCACATTGCTCATACGAAAGAGCATTAACAATCTCACGGCCGATTTTCTTCGAACTAACCATACCTTCGAGAAGTGTCGCCAAATCCTCCACTGACCCTGTCTTGAAAAAATCCACAAGGTCCCTACCATATGTTAATTCATATACCCAACCCACGTCTGGGGCAATAACCCTGATACCTTTGGCAAGGGCCTCAAGGAAACTAATAGGGCCGCCCTCCCATTTTGAGGGGATTAAGACGTAGTCAACTAGGTCATACACGATGTTATATTCTGTCGGATATGAGATTTCACTGTCCTTATAGTATAAGCATTCGATGTCGTTAGCGTGGGCTTTATCTATCACCCCCTCCCAGTCATTCCCAATAAAATGCCAACGAAAATCCCGCGCAACTTCAAAATCAAAAAGTCGCAGCATGAAATCATAGCCCTTACCTTCATACTTGCCGCGCTGAAAAATTCCAATGCGAGGCTTACGAAACACAAGTGCATCAGGTGTTTCCCATGGACGCATTATGGACATTTTGGAAAGAGGATAAAACTTCGATTCCGCAAATAAAAATTGATAGCGCTCGGCCATGTGGAAAATGTGGTCAAGGGAAGCTACAACGGGCCGCACCGTTTGTATGTCATCAGCATGCACGTGCGTAAAGAGTCCTATATCTTTAGTAGACGTTTTGCCCCAGTAACAATTTGAAATATCGCAATAGAAATTTACATCTTCGCGACCAGGTCCATGGGTAAGAGTAAACTGACCTAATCCAGCCGCATTGCCGGCATCTACAATGCGACGTGCGATTTGCTGGAGAATCCAGCCACTCTGAACTGTTACAACATTAACTTTCACTTGTCACCATAGAGTTTGCGAGCTAACTCCTTACACTCATAAGCCGCAGCTTTTTCTTCTGCTTGACGATGGCCACTTATTTGTTTTGGATGAACACGGAAGGCGGCGAGCACGGCGTTAATCAATCCGAAAGAAGTATACTGGGCGGCCCTAACAACCCATTCGTAATCTTCGCAAATCCTATGCCAGTAGGGGCCAGCTTGCAACCACAGCACACGCGTATACATAAAGGACATGCCAATGTCGTAACCCTCAACAAGGTCCTTACCCCTCTGTGGTTGTTGGTGGATAACATCGCGAATTTTCTTGCCATCCTCAGTCATGAAAGCAAAGTCGCTATAGACTAATTGTATGTTGGCGCCGGCTGCTTTAGCTTGCTCCAACCCGCAATAAAGAACCTCAAGGAACTGAGGGAAATAGACGTTATCAGCACTACACCACGTAATGTATTCGCCACGAGCATTTTCGTGTCCGAGATTGAGGGCTGAGCCCGTTCCTCCATTAAGCTTTTTAAACGTCCTAATGCGTCTATCGAACAAAAACTGATTAATAATCCCTTGTGTGTTGTCGGTCGAGCCATCGTCTACAATTAGAATTTCAAAAGCCCCAAAGGTTTGTTTGAGTAAACAATCGAGAGTCTGTGCGAGATACTTCTCGCCATTATAGACTGGCACAACAATAGAAACACGAGGATTGTCCTCTAAAATAATTTCGCGCATAACGTCTTAAAAACTCTTTTCTGTGCTATTCTCAAGAGCACCGAGAGAAGTTTGAGGATTAAGTGTCTGACGCACTGCGTCAAAATACCCAGTGCCGACAAACCCCTGATGTTTGTAAGCTCTATAGCCCATAGAGGTTAACATCTTCTCGTTTTGTTGTAGTCGCGAATAACCCAACATGCCATCGTTTGCAAAATCGTGGGCTAGTGCAAACATATCTTTATTGAGTGAATGGAAACCAGCAAGAGTAACGAAACGAAATTTATAGCCCAGGGTGTTTAGACGCTTATCATACTCGACAAGGTCGGCCGGAGTCATTTCTGTCCATTCTTTGAATGACGGGCTCATGTTATAGGCTAGCCACTTCCCAGGAAATCTCTCGTGGATAGCATTGGCAAATTTCTCTGCGTCTTCCAAGGATGGATTAGAAGTCTCGCACCAAACAACATCGACATATTGGGCAAAAGCTAAAGCTCGCTCAATAGCCCACTGGAAACCACCGCGTATTTTGATGAATCCATCGTCGGTTTGTTTTGCGACAGAAAAATGCGTATCGACTTCCTGATACTCAATAAACCTTACATCTGTTCCGTCTGGAATACAACGAGTAAGAAGACCAGCAGCTTCTGCATCAGTGCGCCCAATAATCACAAGAGGCACATCGCAAATGTCGGCCATTAACCGGGCCGCTTTTAATTTTTCAATGAATTCCTCAACTGGCACCAACACCTTGCCACCCAAATGTCCACATTTCTTTTCACTACTCAGTTGGTCCTCAAAATGGACACCAGCCGCCCCAGCCTTTATCATCCACTTGGTAAGCTCAAAGGCATTCAAAGCGCCGCCAAAACCGGCCTCACAATCAGCAACAAGCGGAATGACGTAAGGACGCAATTCGCCATTAATAGAAGTGATTTGTTCTTGACGAACAAGTGCATTGATAATTCCTTCGACCAAACGTGGACAACGGTCGGCAGGATATAAGCTTTGGTCTGGGTACATATCACCATTAACATCCGCGGCAACTTGCCATCCAGACACATAGCCGGCCTTGAGGCCGCCATCTACCATTTGGACGGCCTGGGCCGGCGTAGATATTCCAAGGGCACTCACGCCATCTTTTGATGCTAACAGTGAACGTAAAGTCCTAGCGTTGTGACTAGTAAAGGAATAATCATGGCGCATAAAACCCCTAAGGCGGTCAACGTCCTTTGAAGACCACGAGCGCTCAGCGTTGCATGTCCACCAATCGTTATCTGACATAGTTCACCTAGGATTGAATGTCCCATTTGTAATAGACTCAAGGGTTATTTTGGCCGCTTCTTTTGCCAACGGAGCATTATCACAGGAATCTAATATTTCTTCTACAGCAGACCCAACGTCGTATTCACTGTGAACCTTTTGCGCCAAGCGTTGGCCAACCATCAGACGATTGATACGGTCAGTAGCCAAATCTTCCATGTATCCGTCAATCAAAGAAGCTCCGCGTCCTTCCAATACACCTTGGCGATATAAAATAGAAGTACGCAAAGCCGCCTTTGTTCCTTCAATAGTTACTGGCAAGTGTTCGCGCTCAGGAAAAGCTTTAAGGTCAGGTCGCAGCCACTCTTCACCTGGTCGCACTTTTAGTTGATTTTTCCTTCTGAAGCATTTAACCGCAATAGCATTTTGGTCAGGATGTCCAGTCCACGCCCCGTCCATACCGCAATCAAATTCGTTTTGCTTGTCCGCTTTCAGTCTATCTAGAGCTAGAGTATTAAGCGCTGAATCCTTCCGGGACGGAAATAAGGCGGTCATGCCGCCAATAGCCAATAGACCATGTGAATGACAGAACTGAACAAGTTGCTTCCGATGATGCTGAAAGAACGTTACGTTGTGCGGAATGGCATTACGGTCGGGAAAAATCCAATCGGGCCGCTTGAATGTAAAATGTATGATGGACGCCATGAGGTCCCAGCGCCCAAGGGCAAGTCCAACCAAATAATTCTTGAGAACCTCACCAAATTTTTCTAGGTGATACGGAAGCGGCATTGATTCTACTAGAGCCATACACTTAATGGTCCCAAGCGGCCATTTCTTTGCTCTCTCGATGGCTACAAAAGCATCTCGCCACCATTGGCCGTCAAATGTACTCTCGCATTTAGGAATCATTATACATGGGGCGTGAGGTAGTGATTCAAGTGTCATGTCTCCGAAAATCTCACAGAGGTCATAGAGAGACGCGGGTATTTGTATGTCAACCTTGGCCGCCGTATTGATATATTGGGAGAGGTGTAGACCGCGCGGCCGAAACCAGACTACGGTACCATTTCCAATTTTAAGTTCACTACTTAAAACCTTCTTTATGTTCTCATGGCCGGCAGTAATCGCACCCCATGTGTTAGCCACAGAATCCTCTAGGTCTAACATAACACCAGGGGAACCAGACATAAGAAGTTTGGCGGCCAAATCTAGATTATCGGCCGGCCCAGTCATTTGGTTGCGTTGGTCTAAAAGCCAGGAGGGCAACGATACCTTCCATTGAGACGGTTCTTCTGCCACTGGATAATCAGGGAGAACATTACGCCAACCTAACAAAAGTTGTTTTGTGCGAAGGTCATTCAGATGACGCCAACGCCGCCACAGCGCTGTTTTGTCGCGGAGATAAACCCAAAGTCTGGCCGCCCCGCCTTTTATTTGTTCGCTGCGTGGCATATAATTTGGTTGCACATTACACCCTTAGAACATTATAGAATGGATGGACAGTTTTCCATGGCCCCAACATCATGAGTGGGATGACTGGAAGGTCATGGCCGCCATATACATAGTTACTCGTCCATTGCGCAAAAGTTTTATTAATGTAAGTCTCTTCGTGTTGTTCATACAATGGATGTGTAGTCATTACAGTAGGATGTTGCCAATTAAACTCCAATATAGTATTTGGGTGCTCCTTATGTTCCACAAACTCAATATATTTTTCGTCAAACTTCTGCGAAGCATTCATCCCATCGGATAGAGCAAATTTACGCAACTCGCTCTGATAAAATTCCCTCTTCATCGTATGAAATGCCTTACCCTTGGCATGTCCATAATGGTATACATATAGAGATGGGATGAAAAATCGTTTGGTTTGATAATGATTGCTGAAATACGTACAGTGCCCATCTGAGTCGGTTGCGACTGGATGTGTATGGTAACGTAATCCTGGCCGCCAGCGTAATATTCTTTGATGCCACAAATTCCATTCTGGATGTGGCGCTTTAATATGCCAGAAATCTCTGTAGAAATGTAGGAAGGTGGGAATAAATTCACTCGCGAGTGGCTGTATTTCTATAGCGCGCCGCAATCTTTCAATAGAACCTTCCATGTAGAATTCATCTACATCACAGATTATATTCCAATCGCCAGGCCGCCCAACATCCAAGAAAATTTGCTTGCCCTCCTCTAGGGATTTAAAGTGCCGCCGCAGTGTATAGAGTTCAATTTTATTGTGTGGGTCAGGAAAATTCCGAATGATGTCTAAGGTCCCATCGGTCGAATGACCGTCAGGTGTAGAATGTGGGCGACCCTCAACAGCACCCTCAACTACACGGATGATATCAAATTCATCATAGCAATTCCTTAGGTTATATTCTATCCAGTCAGCCTCGTTGTGCGCGGCCACACATTTGACCAACCGTGGGCGCGGCCCATTATAGTTGACACTATCTATTATATCAGCGACTTGCTTCCTAGGCTGCATGTAGAGCCTCTGTTATTTTAGCAGCTGTGTTAGCCCAAGTAAACTGGCTGGCTGTCTCTCTAGCATTATTTACAAGAGTCTCACGTTCTACTACCTTCATCCCATGTGCGCGTTTCATAGCTTCTGCTAATTCCAAAGTTGAGAATGAACACCAAGCACCTTGACCATGAAACCATATACCATCATGGGCCGCAACCATTCCAGTAGGTTTAACAAGAATGGTATTAGACTCGCCCATATATTGTGTATGCCCCGAATAGTCCGTCGCGATACAAGGTTTGCCACACGCCATCATTTCAAGAGGTTCTAGATTCCAGCCCTCGGCATGAGAGGGGAAAATACCCCAGTCAACCTGATTGAACAACACGCGTAATTCGCCATGAGTATTAACTCGCGGCAAAATCTTTATATTCTGACCATTCTTACTCGAGATGTATTTAATAGCCCACTGTTCATTGCCAAGGTTGGCCTTTAGGAATGGATTATCATTGACCATCCACAATTCTACTGGGTCGTTAGGTTCAAATGCGATATTAAATGCATCTAAAAGCTCTTGGTGTCCCTTACGCACTTCCCACTTACCAACATTAAGGAAGATAGTTTTATTGCGAGTATGATATGGTCGCGCTTTGGCCGCGACTTCATCTTTATAGAATGTTGTTGTGTCGACTCCTAGTGGAATAACACTAGTGGGCACATTAATATGGTTAGCGCGCACCACATCTTTTGCCCAATCACTACAGACAAATAGACCATCTACACTTCCAAGATGATGAAGTTCACGCTCGTCGAACTTGTCCAATTCAAAGATGGGCCAACCAATACGCTTGCCCTTCCCCGGAAACATAGCTAGTTCATTTTGATGCCAAATACGGATAGACGGGGCGTCTGGAGTATAAAACGCTGCATTTTGTATGCATTTTTGAACAAGCTCAATAGTAGAGCGATTTTTCTCAACTTCAACATTCCCAATCGGGAAAAGGCTTACTGTATGTCCTTGCTCTACTAGAGCCTTTAGAACGTTTAGTCCAACTACTCCATAGCCCAATTGATTTATTGGCGCAACTAGGTTTAAGAACATTTCCAAAGCTCCCAGTGTTTCTCGATAACATTTAAAAGTTGTAGTCCAACGTGTTGTGGGCTAAATTTAGCTGCACGTCCCTTGCAAATCGCTTCAAATCTGTTCCAGTCCGATACTTCGCGTGTTTCCCACATAGTATATGCATCGCGCATGCAGGCACGCAAACTATTACAATCTGGCTCAATCCAGTTTTCATCACCAGTATAAAGATAATCTAGTGGGTGTGGCATATCAAAGACTGGAGATGCCGAACCATCACAAACCCAACCAGCAAATGGTCTAATAAATTCACTAGGTCCAGTGCCGTCTACAGCAATAGCTGGGCGACCAAATCCCAGAGCATCAAAATGCGGAACACCCCAACCCTCTCCCCTAGATGGGAGCACATAACAATCGGTACTCTTATATAGAGAGTCTATTTCTTGTGAAGTTGAAACTCCATGGATGATATGAATGGGGGCATATGACTTACGTCGCATAGCAGTCTTCATCGTCTGAACTAATTGGATGACCTTCTGTTGATGTTCAGGTGTATCGTGTGGGGTAAGGTAGGTTTTAACAACGAGTAGAACATTATCATCCGCAGAAAATTCAGACAGATAGGCTTTTAGGAGTGCGTCAAATCCCTTCTTTTTGCTAAATTGAAAGATACTAAGAAATTTGAATGCATCATTATGCGAAGGAAAGAAAATCTTTGGGGCCTGACTGTCAAACCGACCAACTACGTAAGTGTATGGAACAATTTCTACTGGAACTGTTACCCCACTTATTTTGCAAGCTTGCCAATTTGCCTTGGTGGGCACAATAACAAGCTGCATGCGATTTAATTCATTGACCCATTGGAGCGGCAACCTATCTGTTTCCCAACAAAACAATCCTACATTAAAAGCGCCTTCTTTGGCTTCCATCTCATTGGGCGTAGTGTGCTGCAAAATCACATCCACGTCATCTGACGGATAAGCACTAAAACGGTCTAACTGCGCACTTTGATGGTTACCACCATCATAAAGTAAACACCGAGCCGCCAAAGCACCATCTTCAATGTAGAGGCTCAAAGCATTCAAATAACCGCGCGCAACACTAGCATACCCGCTAAAATCCCTGAATGGCGCTATATAGAGAATTTTCATAGTGTCACTGCCCCAATGTTACTGGTCGCCATAGGGGCAAAATCTGCGACTTCAACTTCTCCACGTAACCTACAAGAATGACGCCAGCGCACTTCCTCGAAGGTATTTTGTGTGATGATTTGCTCGCGGAAATATTGCTCAACACCGTCACGAGCGCCACCATTTTGAAGGGTTTTTAACCAATCCTGTAGCCCTTTATTATCAGGGGTGCGGCCTAGTATATTAAAGTAGCACCAAGCCACGAAATCAATATCACTGAGTCCTTCTGGGGGATGGCGGGTAGTTAGATGTGACAACGTCGGCGGCTTATCCCAAGTTGTGGTACGGTCATAACATTTCAAATTATCTACAATATACATTAATTTGTCAGCAGTTTCTTGCCATGTGTGTTTAGATATAGCAACCGTACGTGCTTCTTTGCCTAGCGTAGCACGTAGTGAATCGTTAAGCGCCAACTTTGCCATTTTTGCGGTTAAATCATCAATATCTGGCAGAGAGCGAATAGAAGCTGTCTCCGCTTCGTGGTAGAGACGCTGCACGCGAATTGGTAGCCCACCGCCATTCGCTATATGGTCCTCCATAGCAGAATAAGCTTGATACAAGCCTGGGACACCACAAGCCTTAGACTCTGTAATAGGAACCCCCCAACCTTCACAGATGGCCGGCTGGATATAAACATCAAAAAGATTATAGACCTTACCCATCATCTCAGTAGAGATACCTGCGTGTGTAGATGGCATGTGGGCTGCTATTTCACCGCATTCGCGACACTGACGTATTCCCCTCGAATCGCAAGGAGCAAACCAGTCTGCAAATACTTTCTTGCACGCATCACAAGTGTAGGTAAAGATAACATGACGTTGGAGTTGAAAGCGCCGCAAATAATCTGGAAGGTCCCAGCCCAAATCAGGCCAACTAGTATGACAATAGAGAACACTATGGTCAATACGCAGCGCTTCTTTCTCAGAAGCAGAAAGACTCTGGCCGGCCTTAGCCTTCCCTTTAGCTCTCTCTACTACTTGACGAACTGCATACTTGTCACGCAAACGACGGTAAGCATCAAAAAGGTCAGGGAAGAGTTTGCGCCGCTGATTTCTCATCACTGTACCAAAAACAAATAGAGTTTGTGTGATGTGGAATTCGTCGCGAACGGCAACTTTATCCATTGGGCGGAAAACTTCTAAGTCCACCCCCGGAGAGAGAACAGCTTCAACTGGAATACCATCTGCTTCCAAGGTACGTTTGCCGAATAGGCTGTATGTACACACTACATCAGTTTTCTTATAGATATTTTCTATCCAGTCGCGACGCTGCGGGGCCGAATCTACAGTGGAGCACCAAATGTATTTGAAATTGTTCCTAAACCTTGAATTGACAACATGTTGTTCCATCCAAGGGTCTCTAAATCCTATCACATGGTCTGGTTGCCAATCTGCAAGTACCGCATCTATTTTATACGCACCGAAATGGTTAGCCTCATTTCCCTTATAAATTTTAGCTTCCTGCTCATTTACTGGGAGATTACCATAGAATTTCCATGGGAGTGCCTTAGACTCCTTGCAGACTGAAGCCCATGAACCAAATTCGGCCACCTCATACTTTCCAGTAGCATGAAGCGCGCGGAGCATTTCGCGCTGAAAAACACTGAAGCCTGTTGCTAAAAATGAAGCCTCGCCGCTAAATAGTAATCTTTTCTTTTTCATTCCGCCATGCTTCTAATAATTGTTGCTTGGTCAACCGCATTGGAAATGCGAGTTGAGCCAGTAGCTCTAACACTTCGTGGCGCGCACATTTATACAAGTAGCCAGGGGCGTTGTTTGTCGCGCGCCCCTGGCCCTTCAGGATGCCGATGTAAGATGCCTGCACAGCGTCTGCTTTAAGCCGTGCAGGCACATTACGTGTGGCCGCCCTAATAATAGGGTCAAAATCCATTGGGCCCTTTAAAAGGGAGCTTCTTCCTCTTCTTCCTCCGAAGGAGGCACTGTTTGTTTGGCCGCCTTCCCGCCCTTTGCGTCTTTGGATGACTTTGCCGCCTTATCCACAGGGTCTAGAAGTTGCCATTCATTTAGGATGATTTGGATACGTTCAACCCTAGTGCCATCGTCTTTTTCGTAATTGTCGGGGGCAAGACGCCCAGTAACAAGCACCTTAGCACCTTTAGTTACCTTCTCCAAAACAGAACTAGCACGGTCTCCAAACATAACACAGTCAAAGAAAAGCGACTCCTCAATCCAGTCGTCACCTTGTTTTCTAGCACGATTATTCACAAAGCGGAACTTTGCGCCCTTTGCACCAGCCGAACGGGGTTCAGCTACAACACGACCAGCCAACGTCACCACATTCAAATCTTGAGCCATAAATCCTCCTGACAATAATATAGGGAATTAAAATCCCTGCCGATTAAAGATGTGTGATATCATATGCAACAAAGCTGCCTTTGTTTTTTTTGCCAGTAATCAAAACTGGCCGACCTTCCTCAATAATCCATCCAATGGTGAGATAGCGTGATGCAAACACAACCACGTTATCACACATATAGGTATCATCGGATACGCTCAAGAAGGCCATCCATTGGCCGCGCTTATCCTTAATAGTCCGCACTTTTTCTATCACTACGCCCATCGCGCCGCTCGTACCTTCTTTCAATTTAGGTAGGTTGGCACACTTTATATTCACACGGTCATTATGATAAAGGTCTACTAGACTTCCAGATAGTGGAACGCCCAAATAGTGCTTTTCCCACGCTATAGCAGTACGCTTAGGCGAGCCGCCGGTTAGTTTCTCGATGGTGGCACGCGCCTCAATCAAGCGAGGCTTGCGCGCCTTATTCGGTATCTTAGAATTTATTAATGTATTAAACGCACCATCAACAGTCGCTTGTTGCCCTAAGAGTGGCCGCACAAAGTCCAACTCACGTGGTGTTAATTCGCTCAGTGTGGCATAATCCCTATAGAGCTGAAGACGTTGGCGGCCAAGATAATCAACAGTGCCAGATTTAATCAACCCAACCACCACGTCCTTGCGCACCTTATTTTCAAAACACTTTAACAAAAACTCGTTCGGGTCTTTGACTGTCCGTAGTGTATCAATTTGTTTATGTGCACTTTCTCCGACACCCTTGATGTGTCCAAGTCCAAAAACAATAGTTTTTGAGTCGAGTTTAGCAAAATCCATGTTGCCCAAAGAGAGATGGGGCGGCTTAATATTCAGACCAAAAAACCGCGCCTCGAAGACTAGCTCTTGGATTTCTTCTAAAGAATCCTGCTTAGACTCCGAAAAAGTCAACATACTTTTGAAAAACTCTAATGGGTAGTTAGCTTTGGCGTAAGCTGTCCTATATGATATTAGAGCGTAACTAACGCCATGTGAGTTAGACACAACAAAGTCGTTAGCAACCCAATTGTGTTCTGGCGTATCCATCTCAACATCATATGTGTCTTCAACTCCAGCACTCTCTATAGAGATGATAGTAGACGTAGAAGATTTATGTCCTTTATCCCATTGTTTGGCCCGACCCATTTTGTAATCTTCTTTTTTGTGACACGACACGCAAAGTTTTAGTAGATTTTCTCGAGTATTAACAGTCCTGTCACCATTAACATGATGCCACTCAAGACACTTCGGTTTAACTCCACAAATTTCACAAGTGTTGATACCTTTATATTCCTCTTGTATTGAAGACAAAGCAGCAAAATTCTCGTGGATAAACCCGCCATTACGTCTACCAATAGTATCTACTAGCCCGAGTGGATTACCTCGCTCTGTTGTATCGTGGACGTTGTAAGATTGCTTAACCTCTTCGTCATACTCATCAATATGTGTTATGACAACGCCACCTACGCCAATCTGTCCAATCTGAACCATACCATTTGGCGTTAGAAATTTATGGTCAAGAGTACACTTTATTGCACGTCCACAGTCATCTCTAATCCAAAAAACTTCTTTCTGGCCATTATAATGAATGGTTTTTATAGGAGCAGGCCGCACTCGTCCATCTGAATGTAAAGCTAGACACTTACCATACCCTTCTCGAAGAAGTTTTTTACGCATAGGTTGTTGTTTATGTTTTAATGCATACTTAGAGTCATTCATAAGTCGATACAAGTGACCAACTCTTTGTATGTTTCCATGTTCGTTACCAGATGGCCTAATTAGGACGGTTTCACCAGAAACACACCTATTAAACGAATAGCCTGAAAACTTCTCCATCCAATCCCAAATAGATTCAGCCAACTTTCTATCATTACCTTTCTTGACGGCTCCTTCTATAAATTTACCTTTGATTTCTGCCATCAAAGCAGGTAACTTTTTACCAGTCGCTTTTCTGTATGAGTCTGCCTCTTTTAATGAGAAACCAGCAAAGTCCGCACAAATTCTCATCAGTTGTTCTTGATAAACAGGCACGGAAAACGTTTCGCCTAAAATGGGTTCCAGACACTCATGAACATATTCTGGCTCCCACTCGCCATTTTTTACTTTAATGTAAGTATTGGTGATGGAGCTAAACTCTCCCGGCTTATCAGGTTTTTCTCTAAACTCTGCCTCAATACAACCTGGCCTAATTAATGATAGAACATCACTTAGCTCCGCAATACTACGCGGCTTAATCTCCTGACAATAACGCTTACCTAGCTGCTTTTCAAGCTGAAAGACGCCTTTGGTAAACCCAGACGAGAGAAGGTCCCAAGTTTTTTTATCATCCAATGGAATGACATTGAAATTAAGCTTCCGCTTGCGCTTCTCGATAGCATCGATAGCGTTAGCACGAACGGTTGCGGTGGTAGACAAATCAGTCATTGGCCGCCTTTGTCAAACTTTACACCGTGCTGTTTCTCTAATTCTTTTTTCATAACTTCCGTGTTACGTTGCTGCTCAGCTTTTTCTTCGTCCTTCTCACCAATCTCGTGTCCGTAGGTTTTCTTGAACCAATCGCCCGCTCGAACCTTCGGAATGCCGAAGGAAAATGTTGTTAAACATGGACGCCGCATCATAGTGCCTAAACAATGTTGACATAGATAAGTTTTATCTAACTCCTCCGTGGAAAATCCTTGTACCCAGCGACTTTCTTGATAATTGCACGTGTCGCATCTATAGATGTGATTAGGCATTGTTGGCACTCAAAAAGAAAGATTTGTGTGGCGCTGAAGCTATGATGTCCTTGATAGACACGATAGCAAGAGTGAAACGTTTGCCGTCCCCGCCATTTTTGATTTTAACACACTTTGATGTGTCAAGGAATGAACGAAGGGCCGCGGTTTCAAATGCAAAAATAAGACGTTGTGTCCCTTCACACGGCACCACGTAATAGACCCAGGTGGCCCCAGTAGTTGTGATACCAGTGGCGCCCTTATTATTAGCCAATTCAAAACACAGATTGCCGGTGCGCTTAGCCATTATGTCATATTTAACTTCAACGTAAACATCCCCATCGGGGCGCTCTAATTTAATGTCGCCCAACTGCTGAGTGGCCTTATCACACTCCACCACTACCTCGCCTTGGTCGGCAAAGAAATCCATTAGGAGTCCTACGGCCTCTTTAGAGGCGGCCATGTCTTTTACAAAGCCCACTTAGGAAACCTTAGCTTTCTTGGTCCCACGCCTTGTACGCATAACTGCTCTACTAGGAACTAAAACTGTGGCGGCAGACTTCTTAGTCTCTAGTATAATATCGTTGATGGGCTTCACTGCTTTCCTAATAGACATATGAGCAATAGGTTCACCAGGCGAAACAATCACTGGCACGTCATTGTTGTTTGTTAATACGACTGTAACTGGACCATTTAAACCTTGTTTTATAACTGGAATCATCATAATGCCGAGAGTTGCCAAATCATCCAACCCTTGGATGAGAACCTCATAAGGTGATGATAAAGTAATACTGAAACCCAAGTTTATTTCTTTAGAACTACGCGGCCCTATTACCCAATCAGCCGGCTGAGCTTCTGTCCATTTTGCTGTAAACACCGGCCTGTCTTTTAAATGACGAACGAGAACGCCCATTGTGACATCAGAAGGTTTAGGGCAAAATCCACTATAAACCCAAAAGCCAGATTTGGTTTTTGTCGGTTGACTAGCATCTTCATGTAATAATTCTATTGAAACTTTCATTATCTGCCTTCCTATCTTGTTCCTGTTGAGCCAAAGCCGCCTTGGCCGCGCTCTGTCTTAGGAAGCTCGTCCACAAGTTCCAAGACGATTTTAGGTGCACGCTTAATACAAATCTGTGCTATTTTGTCTCCTGGACGTATAATGATGTTTCTATCATTTAAATTAGTTAGAAGTGCGCACATTTCCCCAGTAAAACCGCTGTCAATTGTTCCAAGACCATTTGCAACCATTATATTTTTGGCGGCCAACCCACTCCTACAGCGCAATTGTACTTCCCAACCTGGAGGTGTAGCAATACTGAACCCTAATGAAACTTTGGCAGGAGTCATTGGTTGAAGTAGCCATCCACCTACTGGAATAGGTTCTAAATGCCATAGGACAGAGACTTTGTTGACATTAACTTCCGGCAAAAAGGCACCTATCATTAACTCCCGTTCTTTATTTGGATTCACTGATGCATAAACGTCCATACATGAATCATCATCGTGCGCATAAGTTGGCAACTGCGCATCTGGATGTAAAAGTTTAATAGGTAAGCCCACTAATTCCCGCTCTGACATTTAATCCTCACAATCTTCTTCGGTATCTTCTTCAATATAAGCTATACTAGGATATCTCTCTACGATAAGAGAAGCAATGCTATCTGGCACATTGTGAAGAACACTCCAATGTGTATCACCATCTGCTGTGATGTCATGTCCAGCTACAATAGAAGCAATTTGCTGTAGTTGTTTAGCAGCCTCAGCCAACTCCGACCCCCAATTTTCTAGAGCAACAAAAACTTGTGCATTTGGCGCTTTTGCTAAATGATGCGCAAAATCGTCACCATTTTTCCAATAAGGAAAGATTCTAATAGATTTCATTATTCCACTCCATTAACCTGCTTCTCAATGTCGTCCAACACATCCAGGGTTTTAAGCCCCAGTACGTCCACTTTAAGGTAGCCCAAAGAATCCAGGGTGTCCATGTCCCACTCGGTCATCATGGTCTCCTCGCGTGTATTCCACGAGAGAGGGAAGCCATTTTCAAAGGGCTCATCAGAAATAACCACGCCGGCCGCGTGTGTCCCGCGATTTTTGGGGCACCCTTCCAATTTCTGTGCGATGCGGAAGAGGCGCGGATATTTTTCGGCATATTCCTTGATTTTATCCGACTCCTCAAGAGCCTCTTTTAATGAGACGGCTTGGCCGTGCTTGAGTGGCACATAGCGGGTCATTACATTGGCATCGTCATAATCCATGCCGCCCTGACTACCTAGTATCTTAGCCGTATCCTTTAAGACAGCCTTGGAGCCTAGAGTGTTGAATGTAACAATCTGGGCAACCCTGTTGGTGCCAAAACGCTCCTTGATATAGTCCACGACGCGCTTACGGTCCTTCTGTGAAAAGTCAAGGTCGATATCAGCAAGGGAGCCTTTACGGCCTGCGTTGTAAAAACGTTCCCACAATAGCCCGTATTGTAGAGGCTCCACGCCGGTAATACCAATGCAGTAGGAGACCATGGACCCCGCACTCGAGCCGCGCCCGGTACCTGTCGCAATTCCTTGCGCACGCGCCCACGTAACTATATCCCAGATGATTAGAAAATAGTCGGCAAGGCCGGCATCTTTGATGTCTCTAAGCTCCCTAGAGAGACGCTCGCGATGTTCATCTGTGCGGTCAAACCAACTGCACTGATATCTTTGTTCATATCCTTTCATTACTAACTCACAGAGATAATTGAAAGCACCCATGTCCTTAGGCTCACTCTGAATATCAATGCACTCTTTGGCCGCCGAACATCCAGTTTGGTCGTGGTCAGGTAGGAATTCATAGCGCGGCAGATGTAATTTTTTTTCAATAACAACATCTCCGATGCGGTCAGCAATAGCCGCACTCTCTTCAATTTCACTTTGAAAGAGCGAGGTAGCTCTCTGCACGCCATCTTCGGTTGTAAGTGGTTCATACAACATGTGATGGGCATCTTTCAACCAATACTCGCGAGTAGAGTAGTATGGACGATATTTTTGTCCTTCTACGTTATCCTGCGGGCCGCCTTTAATCGGGTCATCAAATGTGTTGTAGGTACGAATAGCCCAGATACCCTCATGTGCCTCAACATCATCCCTATCGACATAATGGGCGTCCTGACACCCAACTACTTTAACCCCCAATTGGGAGGCAAAGCGCCGCATTACTTCGTTAACCTTCGGTTGAATGTTCAGGCCGCCATCTTGGACCTCAAGATAAAAACGGTCTCCAAAAATTCCATGGAGTGTTTTAGCGTGCTCAAAGGCATCATCATATTTCTCTTCGGCAATGTTATATGGCACAATACCCTTCAGGCATGCTGTCAGACAAATCAATCCATTCGAATGTTCGCGCAAGTCCTTATAGTCAATACGTGGGGCATAATAGAATTTTTCATTAGCCTTAGTGGTCAGCTTTTTGATGTTAGTCCAACCTTCTTGGTCCATCGCCATAAGGATTAGATGATGGTTCTTACGATTCTTCTCTTCCTTAGCCTTAGCGGCATCTGCTTGGAAATAAAACTCTTGCGCCAAAATTGGCTTTATCTTCGCCTTTCGACATTCGTTGTAGAACTCTGGTGTTCCAGCACAAGTCCCATGGTCTGTGAGAGCAATGGCAGGGTGGGAGTATTCTACTGCACGTTTAACGATATCCGGTATTTTACTAACCGCGTCCAATGCGGAATACGTGCTGTGGAGATGGAGATGAACCATATTAACTTTTGCCATACAAACCGCCCCTGTGACAAACAAAATACACTTCTATGGCATCCTTATGAATGAATGCAGAAGACTCCAATAAACCAATCAACCTATCGTCCTGCCTAAGCCACTTAGGTTCCTTCAGCACAAAATTCTCGCCCCTCATCCTAAAATCATTCGCGTAAATCTTCGTCTTGTCCGCTAATTGGAGTATTATTGGCCGCTTCTTCGACATAACCCCCACCTTTAAAAATCTCAGCATGGCCGCCACAGGCATATAGGATGGATTTAATATTTTTTGGATTTATTGATTGGCCGACAACTGCATATATAGAGCCCCAACATGGGCCGCCCTGACCACTATACGAGCACGTAATGGTCGGCAGAACGAACTTTCCGCGCTTCTTGAATTCCTTGTGAATTTCGGTACAATCGTCCCACCCTATACAATAGCGGCACAACCAAATTGGTTTGCGCTCTGGATTATCATTATTATCTATTCGATTAAATGCTCCATGTAATGCACGTAACGTTACACCATCATCTTTCTCGTCAAACGCACATGTGACTGGTTTGGTTTTTAAGTAGTGGAGTGTAACCATGATGTATTTATACTGTGGCCACATTTGGCGGGCCACCGCTGCATAAATACGCACCTGTGGGTCTTTGCAAGCCGCGTCATAACTCATAGCCTTGCCGGTCTTATAGTCTATTACTTCTAAGGTATTAGGATTATTCTCTATAACCAAATCCATGTAACCTTTAACCGGCACACCGCCTAGAGACGTTATGAATTCCTGCTCGACACCTAAAACCTTGGCCACCAAAGCACCGTTGGCGTCTAACTTAAATGGATTATAGTCAGTGCGCTGCAAAGTTTTTTCTACTAACGCCAAATCCTCTAGAAAGTTAGGCCGCGGGCATCCTTCAACATTTGAGATAAGCACATTTGCAGGCTCACACCGTCCGTCTTTTGTTGCTAATGGACAACTCTCGCACGACTTAGCCACCGGATGAGTGTGACCCTTATCTGGTGCACGATTATCCAAAGTCCACAAGGAGGTTTGCGCGTAGTAATCTAGAAGAACCTGCCGGTAATCTGCCGAAGCATTCTCGGTGCGCCCTAGTTTTGCATTAGTCCATTTTTCTAGTGCAACGTGGACAGCATTGCCTTTCTCGGCCCAAATATTACCAACCTTGAGTGGTGGGTATTGGAGATGATAGTTCAAAAAGTACTTAAATTGACATTGTTCGTATTCTTTGATGCGCGAAGCTGTAGCATAAGGTATATGCATCTATAAAATCCATTCCCAGTCTATTGAAAGTCCAAGGGCGGCCAATTTAGCCTCGCACTCTTGTCGTTCACGGTTAGTTTTGAGCACCCCTTTAGAATTACGTTCCAGCCAACCCCAACCCTGAGCAGCTTGCTTCGCCTCTACTTGTTTACCACCAACAATCGCCTTGAGAACGACTTTCTCGCGCGCTGAAAACACCACTGCATTACGCATCGGATGATAATCGTTAAAGGCGGCCCAAGTAATGGGCGTCCAACGCGCCACGATTTCATTTCCTATTACATTGGCATAGGAGCGGATTTCCTCTTGGGCATGAGCATCCATCCGGAGTGCTAGAAAATGAAGGAGATTGTGAAGGTCTATTTTCCAGTATGCTTCAGTATAGGTACTAAGTGGAAGGTCTTTGCGAGCCTGTTCGCGAGCGACTCCAAATTTTAATCTCTCTTCATATACATTTCTAGATATTTTTTGCAAATTAGATTCACACTCTGACAAATGCTCCCCAACTAATAAAGCGTGGTTCTCTTCTGAACCAACTAGAAAATCTGAGCCGATAATACTAGGTTCTTCTTGAGGCATCCAACCAGTAATATATCCTGCACTGCCCTGTTTATTGTTTGTTGCTTGCAACCGCCACTTGTCTTGTGGAGTTTTTTGACACGAGTCAATAGCTTCCGAATAGCGGGTGCTATATTCATTCGTTGAGCTTTGCCTGTGGCGTATCCATTGACGCCACGTATCCATAGGTACACGGACATGTAATTTTATCTCGCACATTTCAAATGGAGTGGTGTGTTTATGGCGCATTAAATAACGAATCAATCCTTCGTCGTCCGAAACTTTTTTAGTACCGCGACCATAGCTACAACGCGCCGCTTGTACTATCGACTCGTCCCCGCCCATGTAATCCACGACATAAACAAATCCATCGTCCAACACCTGGAACTTGCGCCCCAAGATTTCATCTAGTGCCGGTACGACCACACGACCAAACTCACTCACGTGTCACCTCAAACGCCAATCTATCGCTAGTAGAGTCATACTAAATTCTCTTACCACCATGTCGCCACGGCCGCGTTTTGTTGTAGGCATTCTTCTGCGCCACAGCATCTTCTAAGTCAATACCAAAGGACTCTGCTGTGTCCAATACTCTGATAAAAATATCAGCTAATTCAGTCGGAAAACCCTGCAACTTACCATTCTCGTCCTTCCAGACCTTGGTAGGCGAAAAGTCACTCTTGCGGGCCAACTCCCATGCCTCGCTAACCTCTCCATGAATATTACCGAGATACTTGTAGATATCATCCTCACGGGGAAGGTTTTCATGCCAGCCACGACTTTTTGCGGTAGCCCAGACTTCCTTCTGCCATTCCTTGATAGTCATACTGTTCCGCCCATCCTTACCGGATAAATGTCAATAATATTACCATATCCATCAAAATAAAACTTGGCGGCCTGACCTACAACAACTTTATGTTCATTAGCGCCAAACCGCTCACACCAATGGTTGTCATTCAAGAAAAGCTCATTCGAGTGCTTGGAGAAATTTGCATTAGTAAGTATTTGTTGGAGACATTCTAAGTCAGTCATCTATTGCCTTTCAAAAAGTCAATTTACAGCTTTTGATAAATAAATGCACACCGTGCTCTGTGGTTTGTCGAACTTGTAATCATTATGTCAGCTATCCTTTTAAAGGATAATTTACTATACATCGGCAACACTTGGTCGAGCCAAATCAAAAATCCGCCACGCTTCAAAAGCTGCGCACATTGTTTTACAACAGCTTCGCGTTTTATCATAGGATAACCGTATTTAAGAGCATCGGATTCAGCATAAGGCGCATCTGCAATTATAATTCCAAATTGTTTATTAGGAAAATATGTCAAAAGTTGTGTCGCATCTCCAACAACATCTGGATTAAGTTCCTTATTGATGTCAAACGTTATACCTGGAAATTCTCCAATATATGCAGCATTCCTTGGTATAGAAAGAGAACCACTAAACAAATGTAACACATCGTCCTTTTTGTATTCAGGAAAAAGTGTTCTTATTCTAGAGAGATATTTATAAGGATACGCTCCATGATAACCAGAGCCCTTATAACAGGCTCCGATACACCAATTACCTACAATCCAGCCATTGCTATAAGTCATAGATGGGTATTCTGGAAAAGTATTGTTATACAACGCAACTCTATCAGCCAACGACAGAGTATCATGTGCAACAAATGTTTTTGCGAACGTAACTATATTCTTAGCATGCTCAAGAAATTCAGTCTCAGATAGCTTACCTTTCATTCTATTACAAGTCCAACAACACGGAACACAATTCTCGTATACATAATGTTCATTACAATCTAATCTATCAATACCATTTTTGGTATGTAATGCTGACATTTTTTGTGCGGGTGTAGCATTACAATAATAACAATTGGAAGTTATTAAACAAGCAAATTCTTCTAAAGAAAGAAGATTCTCAACGGAGCCTTCGTGATGCCTTTGAATGTTAAGTTCAAAATTCTTAAACGCAGATTGTATTGCTTCTTCTTGAGAAGAACAAACCGCTTCTTTCCACGCGTCACTTTTGACGTTTAAATCTCTCTCATCTCTTTTTCTTTTTTCTTCACTACATTTATATCTACAACTTTTAGAGCAATGCCTCTTATTAGCAATTTTACGTAAAAAAAACTTTGCCGCAAGTATCACAAGCAACCTCAACAACCTTGAAAAACTTCGGACAATCTGTTTTGTGGACACTAGCACTTTTACATATCTTACATCTATTAGCCACGCTTGACTTCTCCTATCTCAACCTTTTTTGGCCCTCTAACTCAGCCTTTTGTGCTTTAAGTCGCGCTATTTTCATATCTAACTTTTTAACTGCCTCGGCGTCCCAGGCTGCTTTAAGTGCCGGCCACTCTTTGCTATGGCGCTCCCACAGCACCATATTTTCAGTCCATTTTTTTAAGTCTTCTTTATAGTATGACAAGGCGTTTTTGTGAAATGGATTTTCAACCGTAACATGATAAATAGCACCAATAGTGCGAAGTCCACCACAATCACACTCGTCACTCATATCTAATTTAACGTCGTCAGCGTGAACAGACAAAGCTGCTTTTAGTTCACCGACAGTAGTACATTTAAATATATCTATAGGTTGTGATTGTTCTTGTTGAATCAAGAGTTGCGGTTCAACTGGCTTCTCAGGTTTTAGAGGTGGAGCGCCCGGCCGAAACCATTTAGGAAATTTGGCCACCGTCCACTCCATTAGCTTTCTTGGCCTGACGTATCGCCGCACGTTCTTTTTTCTTTGCCGCTTTTTCTACATCAAAGATGGCTTTAAGCGCCGGCCATTCTTTTGATTGGCGCTCATACTCTTTCAACTTCTCTTCATACTTAAGTAGTGCTTTTTCGTATTTTCTCATCAAGTACCCATATTCTTTCTCAGAAAGTTCTTCTAGTCCATATACGACCAACGATACATCAACACTAGAACAACAACTACAGCCACCATCGGATTCGACTTCAACGGTAGAATCTTTGTGAAACTTACTTAATTCTTCCATTAAGTTGCCAACGCTGCAACATGTCGGTAAAAAATCTTTTTTTTGACTTTGTTTAAACTTAGACGGAGGTAAAGGTTTACCTGGTGGATACGGTTTGCTAGAAGCGCGAAACCACTTTGGATATTTACTCACTTCAACTTCTCCTCTAAAGCACGTATTGCGTCTTGATGCCACTCGATGACAGAGATGATTTTGTCACGGTAGACAGCACCTCGCGCTGCCCTTTCTTCATCGCTCTCCGGTACGCTCTCGTCGAAGTATAGTGTACCTTCATCTAATTCAACTGTAATGGGATGAGTAGACAGTGTCTCCACGTGTCCAATTACTTGCTTGAACTTCTCAAGCGGAATTAACTTACAACCAACTTTATAACTAAAAAGTGTTTTTTTCATCTCGTATAACCTATCACCAATCGTAGGTCCCAATCAAACACAACAGGCATTCGTTGGAATCTGGTAAAACCAGCCCGTGCGTAGCGCATCTAGTATTGAGAATTAGTTCAATGTCGCCAATAATGTCTTCTGGAGAAATGGTAAAACCAACCCCGAGGTCTTCCCTACATTCATACAAGAGTCGACGAATTTCATCCAACTTTGTCATTGGCCGCCAATCTCTCTTTTACATATTCGGCCGCAGAAATATTAAATATCACCGCGGCGGCGTGGTCTTCATCTTCTTCGCCTTCCAACCATTGTACAAAATGTCTGAACGCACTTTCTTGAAAACGCTCCAACTCCTCTTGCGAATTGGCCTTCATCCAATTGTTTTTACCATACTTGACTTTCCCACGCGTCATCAAGCCGGCCCAACGCTTTAGCATCGGGAGATGACAGAGAGTAAAGTCCAACTTTCCATCTGCGGTATCTCGACGCATACCAGAGGCAAATTCGGCGCGTTTACCACTATCTTTGGTAACCCAACCATCTGGAGTTGAGATTTCTATTTGTTTAGGTTCGCTTGTGGGTTGTGTTTGTGCCACAAAATTTGTAACATCTAAAGATGACACAGCGGCCTCCCTATTAATTGTGCTTCTTTGTCCAGAAATTCAGCCCAAGACTTCACGCGTATGAGCCAAGTGTCGTCTAAAAAACGGTTTACTTTTGAATCCATACAATATATCGTGGCGCGAGTATTAATAGCTAGGTCAGTCAATACGGATGGTGAATCATCAATGATAGCATCGCAACTCAATTCATTTACAATTGGAGACTTAGAGTCCTCTACTACCCTTAGTTGTTTATGGAATGGCAGATTTAGATTTTCTAAAGCGAACTTTGTGTCTTCCTTTGTGTATGAGGGACGTTTTGTTACGTACCAAAGGTCGTAACCATTCGCTGCCAATGTCCAAAGAGCCTTAACTGAACCGTCAAAAGGTTTCAGATTACGATACCCGCCGGCACGGCCAAAATTCTCAAAGGTACGCCAAAACATCTCCTCAGATAACCCCGGCACACTTTTAAACCACAAATAATCTGTTATGTCTTCTTCTTTAATAGACAAATTCAAGGAACTATTCATATAGTCTAAAAACGCACTAAACCAATCTAGAACAGTTCCGTCCAAGTCAACCATAAGTCTACGTCCGCCCATAGACCAACTCTCTCAATGCTTCTGCTGGCATTTCGCCTAAATCCTTATATTCTTTTGGAATTTGAAGTTCAGACACGGTAAACAAACATCGCGCCATTTTAATTGCCGCACTTTGTCCCATCCTACCGGCAGTATCATTATCTAGTGCGAAAATTAATTTTGTAGCGCCCATGGACATTAAAACTGTCATCTGTTCATTATAAAGCTGGCGACCCATTACGGCCACTCCATTGTGGACCCCAGCTTGCTCCAATCTCAATACGTCAAAAGCTCCCTCGCAAATAATGGCCGTTTCAGTTTTCTGAATATGTTCTGCGGCAAAATTAGCATTAAATACATTCCGACACATCCAAGTGCCATTACGAGAATGAAGCCATTTCGGAATACCTTTAGTTTTCCAATCAGGGTCTAACGTCCGCCCTGAAAAGCCGACAATTTCTCCGGCGGCATTTACTACTGGAACAACAAGACGGCCCCACATAAATTTCCCAGGCGTGAAACACGCACCGATTTGATAGCGTTGTACCAATTCAACCGGATATCCGCGTTCCTTCACCATATAATCATGCCACGACAAACGCTTCAAGCATTCCTGCGGATATGTTATTTGTGCAGCGTTTCGTCGTTTAAAATCAAAAATGAATTCGCGGTTAGCTTTTCTGTCTTTTAGTAATTTAATTTTTTCAGGAGTGATTTCCTCACCAATGAATTCACGAACCCACTTAACTGCCTCTTTGAACTCTATTTGTCTAATGCCGGCAACCAAACCAAATATACTACTCCCGTATGTTTTATCACAACCCCGACTCCAACATTTCCAAAAGCCACGGTCAATATGCCACGAGAAGGCATTAGCGTTATCACCCATGTGAACAGGACAACTGCCTACCAACGAATGATATCGCTCCTTATACGGAATATCCAGAATTTCGAATATATCACGGATGCGTTCGTTTGCCATCTCACGCAGCCCGATATACTGGTCGCCCATCAATCCTCCCGAACTGTACCAAATTGTGCTATGTCGTCATCACTTAGATTGTGTTGTTGTTGAAGCGTACTTATTATTTCAGATTGCCGATGACCCTCCCTAAATTGTCCTGAGGACTTATTAAAGTGCACATTTAGACATTCATTATAACCATGCCCAGGCCCCTTGCGAGCCAACACCGTCTTAAAAATATGCGTGCCCATAGCTTCGCCGTCTAAACCAATCTCCTCTGCGTTTTTTGGTCTAAAAAGAGTCAAAGAGTCCAAATTGTGTGTGATACGGTCGGAGCCACTAACTGTGGCCTCGTTATCTAATTTAAGTCCATCTCTATTAAGTTGTCCAAGGGCCAATATTGGAATATTAAGTTGTGCCGCTATGTCGTGTATAGCCGACATTAAAAACCCAAGCACTTGATATTCTTGGGCGTGCTTAAGGTCGTTCATATCCATCAACTTAATATAATCATACACCACTAAACACTTAGGTTTCTCACCAACAGATTCGCCAACATACTGGTGGACAAATTTACGAATAATTGGTATGACATATTTGTATGACTTACCGGCGATATTCTTATAGTAAAGAGGTGCTCCCTTTACTTTTTTAAAGGCCGCTTTAACTTTATGCATCTCTTCGTCATTGTTTTTCCACGCGCCAGTTTCAATGCGCGAAAATGATACACCTGACAAAATCCCACAAAGACGCATTTGCTGGTCCCTTGCTTGCAGTTCAGTATCTAGATATAAGCTAGGTAGTCGTTGTTCAATAGCTGCTTGTGCTACAGCATACGCACTAAATTGTGACTTACCAACTTTAGCTCGAGCAAAAACACCAGTAACTGTTCCATTACGTAATCCGCCACAATCACGCTGCCATCTTGGGAACCCCAAATCTATACCTAACTCTGCATTATAGTTTGCATACTGTTCAATCGTTTCCTCAAAATCATTTGATAAACAAACGATATCTTCATCAACCTTATCCACCATCCGCATAGTGTTAAGGATTTTTTCTTCGACTAGATTCCTAAGGTCAATAGCATGACCATTAAATTCTTCTACTTCGTCCTTTAAAGAATCCAGAGTTTCGATAGTCACACGTTTTATAGCGGCCTTTTTAACAGCCGCGACATGTTTCCCTAAGGTGTCAGGATTAACACTAGTTTGTTCTAAAACATGAAGAAGCTCGCCGCCCTGGGTTAACTCAAGAAATTCCTTTACACCTTTTTCTTCTGCATGAGAAATAAGCGTTGTGTAATCTACACACGCATGACGGTCAGTTATGAGTAGGTCATGTAGAATGGAAAATATGATACGCGTGCCTGTGTTTGTAAAATCATTCTCTACTATGACATCATCAATCTCAAACAATTTCCCTGGATGCTTTAACAAAATAGAAAGAAGTGCGCGCTCAGCCCCGATTGCTTCCAACATGGAGTCCTCTCGATTTACAGTAATAGATTGTCTTAAAAGCATCTAATTTGTGACGAACAGCGTCATGAACCGGCTTGATAATACTCAACTTAATCCTCTCTAACCGCGCACGCTCATCGTCAGCTTGTTCAAAATACTTTACGCGAGCATACAATGTGCCCATTTCTTTGGCCAAATAAACCAAATAATTTGCCAGCGTCACAACTACTTCATCCAATGAAGTTAATTCCATCGAGCGGATTTCTCCTCCGCTTAAATTCATAGCACGCTCGATATCTTGATTAACTGGGAGACGAATATAACCCAAGCACGTATCATCAAGCCATTTGGAGATAGATTCTTTTATCTCACTCATCCTGCCGCCAAACACCGTTTTATCGTTGTTACATCTAAAGTATACTGGATAGTGACTAGGTGTAATTTGTTAGTCGCACACCACTCCGCCTTGCGCTCATCTCTAGCGCGTTGAGCAAGAAAAGTCGCCTTGTCAGTATGATAGAATGGATTAAAAGTATCGTGTTGTTGACCCTGAGCCTCGACCACTAATTTCTTGCGTGGCAAGAAGAAATCTACATAGAGATGTTCTCCTAAACAAGGAAACTCTTCTAGAATGATTTCTGTTGGATAGAGTTCACTCAAAACTTCACCAACTAACCATTGAAAGTGACTCCGGGCACTTTCTTTATCCTTGCGCGGCCAGGCTGAAGGACGTATATCAATAGAATGCGCGCGCCCTTTTAGGTCCAAAAAGTGCATTAGATTACAGTCGCAAGTTTCTGAGCAACTCTAGTGCGTAGCCCAACATCGTTTGTGAGAGCTTCAAGCATATCACTTTCTTGACGTTTAACGTCCTCAAATGTATACCAGCCGCCGCCTTTCGTATACTCAATAACACCAAGTTCCTTAGCAAATTGTAGGAGGTCCAAGATACGGTCAATGCCGCGACCGAAAATAATTGGAAATTCTACTTCTCGACACGGTGGCCCTTGATTATTCTTGATGACCTTACAAGATGTCATCTGGCCATATACATTACCTTTTTTATCTTTTAGATACGAAGATTCTGTTTTTTTCAGGCGAACACGCTGGGCGGCAATATCCTTTACTGCCTTCCCACCCTTAGTCAGGTCCCCTGACTGGTATGGATTCATCTTGGCAGTTATGTGGGAGATAAACAACACCATACATTTATTACGTTCAGTAGGCCCATTTATTTTACGAATCATCTTGGCAGCTAATTTTGCCACAGCACCCATTTGTTGTTTCTCGGCATCTTCTGAATCCTCGACCTCAGGAAGCATTGCAGTAAGAGAGTCGAAAATAATTACACAGCCCGGTGAATTATTCAGACATTCAAGTACTTTGTTAACTGCTTCCTCACCATTATCAGGCCGAATACGGATGAAGAGAGAGAGATTAAGCCCTTTGACCATCTGGACTTGCGAACGAACCAACTTGCGCTCAAGGTCAAAGTAATAAACTTGCTTACCCATCTGGGTAGCGTTGGCGCAAACTTCGAGCGCCAGCGTGGTTTTACCACACCCCTCCTCACTGTAAATCTCATTAATTGAGCCTTCCACAAAGGGATTAACAAGAGCCCAGTCAAGCCTTACGCTTCCCGTTGAAATAGGCTTTGGGTCTTCCAAGAGAATATCTTGGCCGGCAACAGCCTGCTTGCCCCATTCCTTTAAAAGGCTTTCGGAAAATCCAGCTAATTCTGCCATATATCCTCCAGTACTAATATAGGAGGAGAAAACACCAGTATATTTTCCTTAACCCTTCAAACGTCCTTGAGCACGACCAAAGCCGCCAACGGAATGTTGAGAAGTCCTGTAACCCCAATAGTTTATCAGTCTAGATGTCGAGGATGTGACTAATCCTGAACTGCTTACTTCGACAGGAGTACCTTGTGATACATCTTGGATAAGTAGAGCGGTAGAAACAACGACTGGTGTTCCTTGTGGGATACTAGGCTGCAAAAGTGTAGTTCTGATTAAAACAGGGGCGCCAAAGTAAGATGTGTAGACAGCCTCATATGAGGCGCTATCCCAAACTGGGAACCCTAATTTAAAATCAGTTTCGGCCATAGACTAACTCGTATAAAAAACTTCACCGACTGCTAGTGGCATTGAATCGCTAACCAATCCATCTTGCGCTGCTTCCCACGTCATAGTATAGAGCACATCCGCATTTTTCACTGTTAAACCCACCACATAATTACCAGACAACGAGCCGTGTGACGTAGCGGATAGCGTAGCCAATCTCTCTAATGGGTCGCCATCTAGCGCATAACGCAATCCAACAGCAACACCTGTAGTGTCTTGCGGCCCATTTAAGTGATAATTTACATTTATCATGTCGCCAACAACGGCTGACGACACATAAGTCCAACTAAGTTCGCCCGTTACTAACATTGTGCGATGGCCGCCACCGTATTGGTCTTGTGGTAATGAAAACAAGAATGGGTCAGCCGCAGCGCCTAAGAATGTAACACGCGTATCTGGGCCATTCCATCTGTAGAAAGAAACTTCTACACCCGAACTTGTTGCATTTGCGGCATAAGCCAATATTCTAGTTGTATCGCCAGGTATACTTTCTGTGTCAGTTACAACCCACCATTTGTCGGCGGTAGAAGCGGCTGAAGTAGTAAATGGTAGAACAGTAGAAGCGATGTTGGTTCCACCTGCAATTGTACCGTCTGTATTGAATGTAACACGCCATACACCAACCGCAGTAGAAGTGGCACCAACGCCAAAATAATAGATGTGTCCATCTTCAGTAAAAGCAATGGGTTTATGATTCAAGCCGGGGTTAGCTGTCGCACCAAATGTACCTAATGAATTAACCATCGGACCTTCGACTGCACTAACCCTAAAAGCAGTGCCAGCCGTATTATGACCAATCAAATACAAATTGCCACTTTGAGTGACTAGTGAACCGCAAGCCTGTCTATGATGATTCGCACTTATATCATTTGATAGCGTAATAGCATCCGTTTCAGGATTAAGATTCAAAATATGAACAACGCCGCCATTAGTAATACTTTGCCAATAGAGTCTATTATTAAACACCAATGGGGTTTTAAATCCTAACAAGCTGTGGTCTATATTTGTATCTATTGTAGATAGAAACACATTAGTATCATCAGGTTTAATAATAAGTGGACGAATAATATCATTCGTAGTAGTTGCATAAACTGTCGCAAGAACATGTTGACCACCCCGTACAAGCGGATAAAGTCCAAGAGCACCAGCATTAGCCCCAAGGCCAGGGGATAACAAAGAAACTATTTTACCCCAACTATTACCACTAGCCGCTGACAATTTGTAAATACCATCTTCGGATGCCATCGCATAAACGCCACTCTGCCATTGTACAACACAATTCTCATAAGTCATTTCATCGTCCGGATTGTTATGCGAAAATCCAAACGTATTACCGATTTTGGTTAGAAAACCATCGACTAAACTATAAACAGAATTAGTCCCGACAACCCTATTTCGCATTACAAGTAATGGACGCATATTAGCCTCCCGAAATGGCTACAAAGCCACAAAGCGTAGTCACTTGGTCTTGGCGCACACCATTAACTTGGGCACGCCAATCAACTGAATAGAGAGTACCGCTTAACATTGGAACATCAACCATAGTGTTATTTTGTATTGTCCCATGTGATGGGTTTGCCAACGCACAGAGTTTTGTTGGCATCTGTTGGTCGGTATCAAAAAACCACTGAATGTTAACTAACGACCCAGCATCGTAATTAATCCCACTAGCTGGAATGAGTTCAAAGAAAATCTTAACATTCCCACGAGTTTCGCTTCGCGTTCTACCCCTGTAAACAATATCCATTATTGGGATAGATGAAGTAAAAAGAGGCGCATGTGGTGTAACTTGTGGAGTGAACCTGGTGCCGCCGCCAAGTTTATCCTGCGGGTATGCCATATGCCACTGCCAATTAAAACTCTCTCCAGCAGCAAATATATATTGTGGGCCGCGCCAACGGTACCCTTTATAGTCCCCATGGTCACCAGCCCCAGTTTCACGGAAAATCATAGTAAATTCAGGTGCTACATCCTGGTGAAATAAGCTACCATGGTCACAGATAAATCTCCACAAAGAGTCAGCTTCAACGTTAGCTGTCGCATTACCTGCGCGATGTGCAGCAGTCATAAATCCATCTTCTACACGCGCAACAGCAGCAATTCTATCGCCACTACCCTCAATTTGCCATACACCCCAGCCATCAAATCCCATTGTTGGATTACAGAAATACCACGCATACATTTTTGGCACGCCAGTAACGCCATGAGTGGTAGAAGTAAAGACGTTATCTGTGAATAAACATGGGCGCCCTTCAGTTGAAGATGGGCCGGCTGTCTCTTGTGTACCAGAAGTAGAAGGTAGTGTTATTATAGGATAGACGCCATTAGTAGTAACCTGCGATACCATCACAGCAGTACGAGTACTATTACTATGGAGTGCATACAAACTGCCACTATAGATAGCAAAATCAAGCGGGAGTCCTAGCGTCGTTCCATGTGTTATAGCGCCAAACGTTTGAAAATGTGGGTTATAAACGCCCATAGAGGTTGTAGAATCGCCTTGAAAATAAACCTTCCCGCCGTATAAGATTTCTGCATGCACACCATTGGCGCCTATTGCGTGAGAAACGCCCAGAACACCACTTTCTACCGCTCCAGTTATAGTATTGATTCTAATTGATTCCCAAGTTGATGTAGCTCCGCGCTGATAGGCCGTAACTACATATGGGACACCAGTAATAGAAACAGGATATAGACCTAAACACCTGTTCCAGGAGCGTGGCGCAACAGTAAACCGCGCAGCCTCAACCCATTGGTTACCTCCATGGTCAAAACGAAAAATACTACTGGAGACCAATGCGTATATTTCATTGCGCACTATCAATACACGATTACTTGCAGTATTGTTTAGGGTATTAGGTTCAGCGTCTGAAAATGCCGGCAGTCCAGTAGTAGGGTATGTAACTCCTGTTGTAATATTTCCAGTAACATCCTGACGACTTACAATAAGTCCAGTCGGGCCTGGTGCGCGTCCTGGATTGCCCGGAGGCTGCTGAACATTCTCTGCTTTGTGTCTTACAACTAAACGATGATTGGTTGCCATTAGATAACTGCACTACGTATCTCATCCACTTTGAGTTTGCGGAAAGCAGGAGTTGCACCGTGAAGTTGGAAATTGTAGGCTTCACCTAGTGACATAGAGTGAGTAAATGTGTATGGTGCACCACTAACCAGCACAACGCCTTCATTTGGGAATGCCTGATAAGTCGTAGTCCCATCGTAGATGGAAATAACAAATGTAGCCGCTCCGCTCGACGTAACGGTCATTCGCATAGCTGACCAACCAACAGTCGGAACTATACCACTACTTGCTAGAACATTAACACCAGAACCTACGTATTGATTACGTATATCTACGAGAGTAGAGATATCTGGCTGCGTTGTAGTTGGAAGCGCAACGGCAGCAGAAATACCCGGACTGTAAAGTGCGCTCATATAACCTCCCGCTCTCTATTATATACACAGAAGGTTTATGACAGAAAATATTTATTCTATGGCAGCTAATGTAGTCCAGATATCTTTTTGAGCACTCCAATTACCAATCCCATTTTTTATTTTTTCTTTGTTTTCAATATGAGTGACTTTGGGTGCGGCCCTAAATCTTCCGCGCTCAATCTCTTTTTGTAATAGAGCTTCTACTTCTGCATAATTAGCCCAGGAAGTTAAGGTGCGAGTTTGCGCAACATGACATACTAATTTAATACCATGCGCTTTAATAAACTTCTTTACGGCTCTAAGTTCGTTTGTAAAAATCCACTTATATTGTGTGAGCCGCCAAAAATACTTAGGAAGACGCTTGCCATGTTTACGTTGCATGATAAGCTCAACCAGAAAAGCATCAATAGCATGCGTTGCTTCTGGTGTTGAAAATGACTTATAGCGTGGTTTTCGTGTAGACATAGTTACCCTTCGCTGACCGCTTTTCACTTCCCGTTTCGTTCTCTTACCGAGCGGTCAGAAGAAATCCAGAACCCCTATAGCGCCCCAACTCCGTTGGGTCGCTTAAATCCCCTTCTATGATAGTTGCGGTAAAATATCTTGTCAACCAACAAAATTTATTTTTTACCAAGATTTTACATTTCACATTTTCCGTGCAAAGACAACCGTTTAAAATTCTATAAAAGCCAGCTAAAATCACACGTTTTGTACCTCTATACTTACGAATTTTAAGAACGCAACCAACTTGGCCGGTTATCCCAATAAATATATCACCTTACTCATTATGAATGCCCTAGTGGCGGGCTCGGAGCCGTTGGGTCAAAGAATGTGGTGTCGCCCAGAACGCCTTCACCTTCGCTCGTTCCGGCGTGTGTGAAGGCACAACTAGCGACCAAAGTATCGTCAGGACCGCATGGATTTTCGATATGTATGTTAAGCTCGGCACCTGTATCAATCTGATATTGTGCGAATGAATCAATAGTACACTCTGGTGGCGTTTCACCCGGACAACCCATCTGGTCTGGATTAATAGGGATAGTTGAAAGTGTAGGTGGTGCGATTTGAGGAATTATTATTTCGCATTCTGTGCAGGCTTCTATCTGTCCAACTAAATTGATTATAAGTGCATTAACACTTGATGTTAGTGCGGCCAAAGCAGCATTTGTACTTGTCATTATAGAATTCACGACTGGTTGAAGTTCGCGTTTGAGCCAAGGCGCAGAAGAATAGTTTAATCTCCAAACTGCATTGTATGCATTTTTCGCCGCCCACTCTATGTGGTTTGCGATACAAGCAGTATATTCTTCATTCCATGAGCAAATCAAATCTTGAAGTTCGAACACTCCATCATTTATAATGTTTTCTGAGTTCTCAAATAATGTTGCCATATGAAGAGTATATCCAGCATCGTCACATAAAAATAGTGGCGTTTGACGCGGTGGGACGTGCATAACTGGATGCCATTTACCATCTGAACCCATAAGCATGTCGCCAACATAGATATCGTCTATATCGAGAGTGGTAGCATTAACTGGAGAAGATGAAATATCGAACGGCCCCATAGAGTTAAATGCTATTGGGCCAACTAATGCTAAGCTAAATTGAAAATTAGCACTTGTACGAATATCTAAAGTTGGACTAGTAGAAACTTTGGTAAATTCCGCCCCACATATTACGGTATCATTACCCCTGTTGATTATGAAAACATCGCTAAGTGGAGCCGCTCCGCCACCACCTTGGTCAAATAATTTGTGTTGTAGGTGCGTGCAAATCTCGCCGGTTTGGTCATCATCGTTGTCGCGACCTGTCGCGGCATTATGATTGGTTTTCCGTACCCACCAGACATCTCCGAGACGGCCCCGCAAAAATGGATAGCCAAGTGTAGCATCTGGATTAGTGGCAAAAACCCACGTGCCAACGCCATTAGAATAGGTGTCGGCTATAAGGTCATTCCAGGCGCGCCACACACCCCGTTTAGTATCCCAACGAATATCGAGTGGCCCCGTCTTCCATGTTTCGCGCGCCAATTTATGCTCAGCATCATTAGCTCGCTGGTCTGAAGGATTGGGGTCTGTTGGGCGCATTGTAATGGTATGACCCCATCCCACCATATGCGCAGGCGCGCGCAAGCCTATTGAGCGAACTTCTGCTGTGTCTCCAAATTGAGCCCCTGCACGCGCTGCCGTTACTGTATTCCTTGAAATAACGTAGTGGATTTGTTGTTGTGAGGCCGCCCTGTCATACAAATTGAGATTGGCCGCGGTTGGAGTTGCCTGGAAAATACCAGCGAAGTTGTTATTTGCAGCATCAATTGATATTTGAAGGTCACTACCCCTCAGGAGATTTAGAAAAGCATCGTATGATGCTCCGTAGGTTTGAACCCAAGACTCGTCATCTAGGGCAAAAGACCCTGGTGGCTGAGCACTAATAATAATGGGGGCGCTGTCGGTCGGCCGCTTACCCCTCACTGCTGGCTTGGAACTGCCACACTGACCGCCAGACACACCATAGGATTGCTTGGGATAATTGACCTGGTGGATACGGTCACGATTATCAGGGTCTTTTCTAGTCAATTGATGTTGCCCCTCCGGCTGTCCCGTAGGTACTTGCCGCACCACGCCCTGCAAATTGTCTTGAGATAACCGGGCGATATTGTTGTATAAAGGCCACTATATCTTGTGGTAGCGTACGCGCGCCACTTCTACGTGCGAATAAACTCAATGTGGCCAATTCTTGCTTGGACAACTCTCCGAACTTGCGCAAGAAACTCCTTAGTTCGTATGTAGTTGTTACTCCACCAATACCAAAGTTAACACCGATTGAGTTGATATTAGAATTGAAGCCAAGAGCAGCACCAATAGAAAAGGCTGGGTAGCCCTCTACCGTAATATTAGCTGTCTCTACTTGTTTGACATTTGAAGCTTCGTTGTCCACTTTAAATTGCATGGCGTCCAACATTAGCGAGGCACTACCAAACTCCCAAGGGGCAAAGCCGTCATCTTGTTCTATATTAAGCCGCCCTTGGGCATCTGCCAGGGTGGTTGAAAAAACTGGGCCATACCGAGTATACTTTGAGCGAACTGGCAGATAACAGTAGCGCGGCTGATAGCATTTCGCATGCACCTTGCCAAACGCTGGATATTCTCCATGAATGTGCATTAGGATAAGTTGGGCACGTTTTGCCTTTGACGATGTCGTGCCATCCGCATTTACGTCCTCTACTACTGGTCTCAATTGCTTAACAGCCTCTAAAACTTCATCGGTTGAAGGATTAGCAAATATCACCGGGGTGTCGATACGAACGATACCGCCTTCTTCTATTGTGGCTGCTATAAAAAGACTGTCTTCGCGGATAATCCAGTCAGCCTTATCACTCTCGACCAATGCATCTACTTTGTTGAATGAATTACGTAATTCCATAGAGAGGGCTTGCGCGGCATTCGCACCCTTGCCTAGTGCAAACTGCCCGGCAAAGCCCAATACGCCTTGTTGAGGGTTAGCTACCAATGAGTCTGTTGGAGTAAACTCAACATAACAACGGGTGCGCCCTTGTTCATTCCTAAAATATTCATTAGGGTCGTTATTACCAGCAATGACATCGGCTGTCCAAGCCGCATCTGCTATATCTACATCAAATGGGCGCGCATACAGGAAGCGCTTGCCGTATGAAGCTTCGGCATGTCCCCTCAGGCGCTCATAAATGATTCCGAAGGCCACGTCCTCAGATTCAGTTGAAACTAATGTCCTATTTGGATTTATGGCCGTTTGACGTAGAATATCTGAGAAGTCAGTTGGGGTGATAATCGGCGCGGCTGTAGCCTGTTGTATACCACCAACACTATAGCGGTCCAAACCTCCATTAAGTGATATCCAAAGTCGCCATGATTCCTTGGACCCCATTATCCATCTCATCTCTTCTTCTGTCATAAAATAGGCACTAGAGCCGCCAGCGTCACTAAGGTCGATTGGATTGTTGGCTAACCCTAGTATGTTGACGCGCGAAATCTGTTCAACTTGAGCACCTAATAGCACACTACAAGCCACATCATTTCGCAACTCATACCCGCGCGTTGCCTCAGAAACGCGTCCAGAATGGGCCGCCAAGAATGTGTCTAGGTCTAAATCAACGTTGTCAGTTGAGCGGTCAATGACGTGGACAACAACATCAATGTAGTTATCTACTTCATTGCGTGACGAAGTCACCCTCCAGTCTAGCGAATGTCTAGTGGCCACCTCTTGGATGAAATCTGCGACTGATATTAAATTACTATTGATTCTAAAGGAAGGGTCTACATATGCCGACAGATTATCCAACAAGAACCTATACGTTTCTCCAAATGCATTAGCTACTTGACCCTCTACGTTCATGTAGATACCAGTGGCGGCTTGGATTACGCCGCCGCGCATAGCCCAAGCTATCTTGTAGTATTCCATACCGGCTTGATTCCAACCAGATAGATTTATTCCAGTAGTTTCGTAGTCGTCATAAGCCCCAAAAGCATCTATGACAGAACATTCAGTACCTGCAATGCCCGCCACTACATTGCGAAAACCAGGAGCCAGAATTATAGGCACCCCTCGCATTATTTCACGCGGGTCAGCCAAATTGACTCTGATTTGTCTGCCGCCGATATTAGCAATATCGCGTGTCCATGAAGTAACGACTCCATCAAAACGAAAATTACTACCTAATTCAACGGTCTGGTATGAGCCAACTTCAGGCTCAGTAAAAACAACACCGTTAGAAGTGTCCTCTACCACTGTTACATTGCACGTCGAAGGCGCCTGTTCTAACCCTAATTGATTTTGGAGAGCAGTTATATACGCACCAAGAAAACGCGGTGGCTGCCCAGCTAAATTAACACTTGTAATCACTACACATACTTCCAGGTAACATTTCGTGTAAATTGCCACGTTTGACGATTAAATGATACTGTATCTTCGGTTTTGAACGCCGCGGCGGTAGGTTTTTCACCGCGCGCATTTTGTGCTGATGTATTTTCAACTAATGTGTCAGACTCGGCCAATGCGATAGAAATAGCTTCATCACTCCCAACGTTTGTATTGCCACATGGTCCATCGTTCACCATCACATAGGTGACAGTTAGTTGCTTAGAGAGTCCAGTGTAAGTCTCTTGGTCTTGTAATATAGGTCCAGAAAGTTTGCCTGGTATTGCGATTTCTGCAATAACCCTGCCGGCTCGCTGGAATGACACTTCTATATTTTCACTCTTTATAGCACTATTAGTATTTTTCAACCTACTCTCAAAGGACTGAGAGTAAGTGATAGTGCCGGCTAGAGGATTTATACCGAAGGTTTTAGTAATCGGCTCAGCTGTATACACACAAGTATCGGCTGGTATAACTTGTGAGATACGCCCAACGATTAATGGCTCTACTGTTGAGAAATAAGCACCAGAGGCGTTAGCAAAACGAACTATGCTTTTAGTTGAAGTTTCAACACCAAGACCCTGTACTGTACCTTGGATAGTAATGTTTGTTGCCGCAGTTTCAGCACCTTGAGTCCTATCTATGTTATATTGTTCTGTCCACAGCGGTGTTGTTTGGTCCGTGAAGACCTTTGTGAGACTAAAAGAACGCGCCAATTCATCACGCTGGGTACTAACGCTCAACAAGTTTCCAGAAAGAGAAGCTGAGAAGATTGGTTCGGCCGAACTAATTGGATAGTTCTGCTCGAAACAAAATGCTATGGCGTCTTGTATAACTCCGCTACTACCCGCTCGTAGTGCGCACGATGTTGTAACTGTCTGTACAACAGAACCGTCGTCCTGGCGTTCAAAAGAACGATTTATCGTCCTGTTTGTTAATTGTTCAGCAGCCCCAGAAGGAACAACACTTATGCTATAAGAAACAGTACCAGCTAGTCTATTAAGACTCTTTGATTTAGAAGCTAAACCCGATGTGGCATTGAAATTAATCTGTGGCGCAACAAAGTTGTCAAAGCCAGCCTGAGCATTTATGTAGCGGTCAAATGTAGTATCGCCATAGCCCTGCACAGTCCCATTTATATTGATTGTTTGGACTAAGGTGTTGGTTTCATCCAACTCGTGGGTTACTTCAATAGTGCGGTCGTCTAAGAATGCGCCGCTCGACATTACCCAAGTTTCACTAACACTATAACTACCGGCTGTTACGTCGGATGTTTCTTGGACAACATGGTTGTATGCTGCGAGCCCCGCTATATCAACAAGAGAGGCAACAAATGGCGAGCGTAACGCAAGACTTTCTGCAACGTCTGGTCCACCTATGCGTGGAAGAACCCAAAGGCGTGCATTTTGGATTGCCGTGCGGCTTGGGGCAAATTGTGGGATACCAACTGCTGAAATTTGATGGGAGACAGCTATAGTATCGTTGTCTTGTTGCGAAAAATCCCACGATTCGGTATATTCGCGCACATTTCCGGTGCCGGCCGGAGTTTCATATTCGAAGGTGACGCTGTAAGGACTTTGGAAAACTAATCTTTCCTCATCAAAAGATATGGCGGTTACGAGCGGTTGGACTGCAACGATAGGATAGCCAGAAACATCAACAATTAGAAGGTTACCCCTGTCCTCACTTAACGCGTCTTTTAATTGGTCACGCTTTCTATCCAATAAACTAATACATGTTGATTCGTCTGGTACTCCAGAAAGTGCTGGGAGAGTAGGGAGTAATGTACCATTGAATGTTAACTGTGTGATGACACCAAGTCGTTGGTCCCCAGCGCCCGTACGCAATATCTCTTGGGATTCCGCCAAAAGTGGAACTGGCGTGAAACAGTATGTGCGGCCATCACTTGGCCGCGTATAATACATAGAGCAATTACCATTTAGTAATGCGGCCATGACAACCTACTGGTAGAAATTACCTGTTGGGATAGTAAATGAAGGAAGGGCTGATAATGGGAAATCGCATGCATCTGGGTCATCAAATCCTATGACGTGTGAATAAATCACACCGTCTTCCATTACATGAGCTTGCATGTAACAATTTATAGCTCCGCTTATGGTTCCAGAAATGCCCATCAAGTAAGCATTAATAGTGCTGACTTGGTGACCAACACCGCTTATCCAAGCATTAATAACCCCAGTAGACACAGCCGCGCCATACATATATGCCATGATGCCGCTGGAAACGCCACAAGATAGGTATGCATTAATATTTGAATCTTGGCCACGATTCAATAAATAGCCATTAATACTTCCGCTTGGCTGGCCGCTACACAATACATATCCGTAGATACTCTGCTGGTAACCCTTGGCTTCCAGATACGCATTGATAGTCGTATTGCCAGTGCCGGGACCACTCACATAACCATTGATGACACTAATCTCGGGAGTTATCAAATAGCCATTAATGGCTGACATAGCACCAGATGGTGCCAACAAATATGCATTGATACTTTCGCTTATCGTTGTGCCTATGTAGGAAAATATTGAGCTTATGGCGCCCGAGGAGAACATGTAGGCATTAATAGCCCCACTACTGTTTACTCCGCCTTCGATAAAGGCGGCAATATTGTCGGCAATCTTACCTTCAATGTAACTATTTATACTTCCTGTGGCGGTAGGAATGCTGAGTAAATAAGCATTGATACTACTTGTTGGGTCTGACGAGCCGCCACCTCCTGCTAAACTCCCACTCATCCAACCAAACACCGGAGTATCTAGGTTGTCAATAATGACGCCCATGTAGCCCCAGATACCACTTGGGCCAGTGGTGTCGGATGAATTAGGTGCTCGACCTTCCAAGTACGCAAAAATACTTGGGCAGTAAACTAATCTTAAGCCGGCAACATTATCTAGCCACACATGACCTTCGTCGTCAAACACGCCGGGTGACGTGTTAAATCCTCTCTGATAAATCCACTGGAGGACGCTTTGGCCAGTTGGTATTACCGTACGGTATCTAAACCAATCGCAGAACGAAGTGTCACAGTATTCGTCTATTTCTTGTGCAAATCTACCCGGATAATAAACACTAGAAGTTCCAGTAGGAGTAATTGTCCTGAATATTACTTGGTCATCCCCTGAGTTGTTTTCGTCTAACGTTAATCCGCTCGCAATAAGGTCATATCTCATATCAAATGAGACAGTGCGGCCAGCGCTACCATCATAGGCTATCTCATCGGCATTGACATTAATAGTTATTTCTAGTGTGCCAGACTGACCGACTGGGACTCCTCCGACCGGAGTGCGCGCGGCAAATCCATCTCCGCGGCCATTTGATAGACCTTGGAAGATATTGAAATCATTTACTATTCCATCTTGTGTACTTGTTCCACTAGTGCGAACAAACCAATCAAAATCGCCCGTGTTACGCCAATTAACAGGAATATTACCTTCTGTTGTTGTATTAAAGGTTTCTGGTTGAGATAATGGTGCCTTCGGCGGCTCTACAAACGTCTCAGAAAAGCGTCCGTTGTCCCAAAACCCAGCAGTACTCTGAACGCCATAGAAACGAACGGCTCGCAAATCGGGGTTATAAGCCGGCTCAGTTGTATTGAGAGTCCATCTTATATAACGAGCAACAAATGGAGTGAGGTCGTGGACGGGGTTTGTAGATGTTGTGTAATTAGAAATACGCGCGTCAGTTTCTGAAGTTGCTTTGATAAGAATGAGGCCCCCTGAGTTGGGGTCTGCATTATTCCCATAGATAGTCTGTGTGTTATACCACATAGAGTTATCTAGTGAAGCCTCAAGAGTAAAATAAAATCTAAAGACACCGTTGGGTGGACTACCGCTGTGTGCTACTTCGACCCTGTTAAAAATATAGCGTTGACCAAAATCTACTGTAAAACCATCACCTTCAGCTAACAAAACTCCACTTGATAAATCATGGTCTAATATGGCCTCGGCTTCCCATGTAGTCATACCTCCACTCGCAGCTATTACTAATCCAGTGCGCGCTGCGACATAAGTCGGTAATTTCATGTGCGCTGAAGCATCAATAGATGAATCGTAATTCCATGTAACTAATCTATATAGACCATCGAGGCCCGAGCCGGCAGTCACAACAATCTCGTGTTTGGGCACCCCAAGATGTTGGAAGACCGGATGGCGGAGAGCCTTAAAATTGTGCCAGACTGCCCATAGGCCGCTTCCACCGACATATTCCATGCCGGCCGGAGCCCATGAGTGTAGACCGCTTAGTGCATGTGTTGTGTCGGAAAGAGTTACCAACATACGTTGTGGCGGATAAAAAGTTGTGCCGGCAAAGCCGCCCCACCAATCTCCGCGCACATCACACAACATCCGCGAGATAACTTGTTCTCCATTGGTGTCGTATGTCAAAAAGTAAAAGTGAAGTTGTTGTGGTTGATTTCTCCACGAAATATCAACAAGTGCACCGCTTGGTTGATAGTACGATAAAACATTTTCAGGCAGCCTATCTTCGAACGTAATACCATTCGGACAGCGTGCTAATAGGCCAACCTCAGGTAGTGAACCAACTCCGAAGGCGGGACTTGGGTTAGCATAAAAGCCGCTCGAATCGACATTACCAAACCAAGTCCCATATTCTGGTGTAGCGGTATCTAAAACTATTTCTTTTGATGCGCCTAGCAGGGCGAAGTTTGTGCGATGATTACCAGTTTGACTGACCAAAAAGAGATGGAGCGGCAGGCCGGTTGGAGTGGTACCTGAAGCATTCAATACGGCCGTAGAATGCGAGCGCGCCATAGTGGGACTAAATGCCAGATGGGTAACATAACCCTCCTCATCTGGCGTTCCAGGCGTATATACAATATCTTTGGCGGGTATCTGGATTGTTTTCCAGTCTGTACCGGCTGAGGACTGAGCACGCGAATGTAAAAACCCTGTGCCGTCCACCAAGAATGTAACCGCAGCGGCTAGATACTTCCTATTATTGCCCGTAATGGCATTACTTCCAGCGTCAGTATAGACTGGATAGCCGCCCTCGCGACCGGCGTTTAAATAGAGAGTGTTGTCCGTTCCAGTAAATACGTTATTAAAGAGCGTGTCTTCAACTGGATAATTCTCAAACGGAGTACCCAGGTAGAATAGGCGTACGAAATTATTGGCGTCCTTGGCCAGTAAACGCACGCACGGGAACGCTTGACCAAAGAAATTAGCATAGTCAGGTTGCGACGGGCCTAGTAGTGGAAGGTCATAAATTTCAATTGAGCCATTAAGTCCTTTAGCTAATCCGCTGTCACCAGCAGTAATAAAGCCGCGGGTTTCTCCAGACGGTGCCCATTGTCCCGTATCAGAATTTTTGTTCAAGATTGTATAGCACCCAGAGGATTGCCAGCGATGTATACAGTGGACCTTGCCCGTCCTATCCATTGCTGTATCAAAGTTGTTATGAATACTATAGTCATCAACACTGAATGCAAAAGTTGGCGCACTCCATGTCTCGCCTGACGTAGAACTCACAACGTAATTAACTTCGTTGGCTCCAGAGGCATAGAGAAGAATAAGTCTACCGTCGTTAGGGTCTTGCCAGAAAGAGCGACCCCAGGTTGGCAAACCAAACAGGGCATAGCCACTAACTGCCACCACCGAATGATGCTGAGACATTATTTACTCCCAGGGCCGCCGGTTAAAGCATCAGCACTAGGCGGGAAAGCAGTGCCGCGTGGACGCTCAATCTTTATTAATACCGCTATGTTCTCAATAAGAGCTTGAAGCTGCGGCTTAGAAATATTCGGGAAGATTTTCTCAAGCGCCGCAACAAATTGTTGGTCAACTTGCACAGTTTGTTTGAGGTTTGCTTCTAATTGAACCTTTACGGCGTCTTGGAACGAAACCTTGAGGTCCTGAAGACTCTTTATGGCATCTGCAACCTGGCGACCACGTTCTATTTCGGCTTGACCCAATTGCTCGACTAATTGTTGGCCAACAGCCGAAGTGACTTCTTTAAAGACAGCCTGATTGATATTTGTAATGGCATCTTGGGCTGCTTGTTTGAACAATTCTGCACGCTCACGTTCTTGGCGAGCCTGAGCTTCTTTGAAGGCTTCGCCTTCGCGCTGTGGAGCGATTTGACCTAGTTTCTCCAAGAAACTCTTTGAGTTTTGATTTAACGTTGCTTTTAGTTCTTCGGCCAATAACTTAAGTAGAGTTTCTGTTTCAGCCTTGCCAAATCTACCACCAGATTTCTCTAGGGACTCTGACAACCTCAAAATTTGAGTAGCTAAACGTGCTGCTTGGTCTTGTGAAGTAATGCCACCAGCCACCCCACCTAGACCAACATCCTTGAGTAAATCTTGGAATTTCCGAACATCCAACTCGCGTTGACGCCTGCCGCTGACAAGCGTGCCGCCCTTTTCTAAATCTGTAAGGTTACGAAGTGTTTGAATGAAAGGTGTTTTACCGGAAAGTAATTCAGTGAAGCCACTCTCAATGCCGCGGCGGCGCAATGGGTCCTCAAGCAGGGCGCGCGCACCACGGCCGGGTGCAAAAACTCTACCTAAATCACGGTCTTGTCGCTTAAGACGTTCTAATTCGCGACGTTGTGGAGTTGTGGCACGTCCACCTTGTGCTTCAATGGCGCGTTGAATGACATTCTGTTCTTCTTGGCGCGAAAATCTGAATCCTCCACTTGATGTCAACTGAATGTTACGTGTGAAGTCGCTTAGAGCGCGCGCAAATTCATCGGTGCGTTTTAGGCCAGGAAGGTCAACTAATGACCCAGGTTGTCCTGGAGTACGTCCGCGCACCACTTGACGAAGTGGAGCGCCACGAGGTTGTAGATTGGGCGGCAAAAGTCCAAAGTCACTTATTTCTAACTCACTCAAACCTTTAAATTGCTCACGAATCCGCGGCGCTGTTTTTAATTGACCAAAAAGCTCTTTATTAATAGCATCTATTTCAGCTTTATACTTACTCAAGATAGCTTGCTGTGCTTCTTGAATAGCTTCCGCTGATAACTCTTTTAGACGTTTACGTTCATTAATTAACACTTCGTCGCGCTGTTTTGACAATGCACTGAGTTCTTTAAAGATAGCTTGTGCCGCTGGAGAGAAGCCTTGACCGGCAAATCCTGGAGTCTCCTTAAAAGAAAAGGCAAGTCCTTTACCCGCTGGAGTTGGGCCACGCCCTTGAATGGTTTCTTTAAGTGCAGCGCGTAAAGACCCAATTCGCTTGTCTAACTTAAGAAAATTGGCCAGTCCTTCAGCCTCTACTTTTTCACGCTCACTTTGTAAACGCAATCTTTCATTAGCAGCTTCTTCATGTATTGCCTGTAGGCGACCTTGCAATTGTTCACGTCGCGTACTGCCTGCTTCTGGTGTTGAAGTTGGTGCAGCACGTAGCGTCTCTTTGGCTATAGCACCAAGCGGCAGCTTTGTAACAGCATTAACTGCCGCAATAGAAGCTTGTTCAACTAATGCGCCAGAAGATATACCAGTGTTAGCCGCAGAAACAGGGATAGGAGGAGTAACACCGCCTTGGAGTTTAATACCAGTGGTTATGAACCTATCAAGAATTCTGCGAATTTCCTCAAGTTCGTTAAGACGCCTAGCGGCACTTGTTATAAGCGCATTGCGCTGTAAAGCAGCAGATTGCAAGGACGCAGCATTAAGACCCGCCTCTGCTTTTTGTAGTTGAATTTGTTGGAGTGCAATTTGACGCAATTCTTCTTGGCGCCTCGAGATTTCCTTTTGGACTGCCAACTGTCTTCCTTGGTCTTCCTGCTGCCGTTGGAGTTGGAAGAAAACATCTTCGGCTTTCGTGCCACCGGGCAATCCACTAGTGGCGAGTTGTTCAACGATACGCAGAGCTTCTTCGTTAGATACGCCGCCTAAAACGCGAGGCGCACCAGTTCGCACAGCATTTTGTAATCCGCTTTGAATGGCGCGGAGTGTTTCAAATTGTCCAGTATTACGCAACGTTACAATGCGCCGCTCAATATTACGGAGGGACTCTAGGTCTACCTTACCCAACCCCTTGAAGAAATCTTTGGCCAATGTAAATTGTTGGATTACCTTATTAAACTCTTCTGGACCTTGTAACAACAAGCGGCCAAATTCTCTCTGTTGCTCTACTCGTAAATCTCTTAGCTGGCGCTCAGCACGTAGACGCTCCTGTAAAATACCTATTTCCTGCTGCGCGATATTTTGACGGAGAGCTAATTCCTGGCGCGTTTGTTGTAGGCGAAGCGTAAATTCCTGCTTGGCAATCTTAGCCCTCTCTTGAGCAAAGAATAGGTCTTTATCAAATTGACCAGTCACTTGCTCAAAGATTTTCCCAGTAGCACGCTTTGCAAATGTATTTAATGCATCGCTAACATCCCCTAGCGCGCTATTTATATCATCCAACCCAGTGAAAGCACTTACGCCAGTTTGCCTGAGTGATTCTTCAGCCGCCTGCCTATTCAGTGATACTTGTGCCAATTCTCTGTTGGTTTGAGACAACAAAATATTGAGTCTGACCCCGACTTCTTGGCCGCTAGCGCCAATCGCTTCAAGGAAATCCTTTCCTCTCTCAGCAAGAGTGCGGGAAGCTAGGTCTCCCGCTTGAATGATTGTATCGGCAATACGCGATTGAGCCTGGAATAGACCTTCAATTGAGCGCGCAAACTCTTCGTTGGCCCCCTCAAGTTTGTTTAGCTGTTCGGTAAAGAGGTTTGCTTGGCGGTCTTGAAGTTGCTTGCGCAATTGTATTTCTTCGATAGCCTGGCGGAATTCCAACTGACGGGCCTGACTGCGCAAATCTGCGACCCGTTGCTCGCTCTCAACAAACGCTCGCTGGTCAATACGTAGCTCGACGGTTTTTTGCTTTTCAAGCTCAACTTGAATTTGCTCAGCGATAGAAGTAATTTGGGCGGCTATTTTGTTACGCTCGAAAACTATACGTAGCGGCACACTTATTTCTTCGGCAACGTTAGTTGTAATGCGCGCAATAGTAAGGTCTGTTTGTGCTAATATCTCCTGCTCCTGCCGCCTGATGTCATTGAGACGGCTAGCAAATAGAATTTGCCGCGCTTGAATATCCAACTTTTGCTTTTCTAGTTTAGTCGTGGCCTCAACAAGTTGCTTTTGTAGTTCCCCCAGCCGCACTATTTGTGCAATCTGCTCAGCCTCACTTGTCCCTTCCTTTTGTAGTTGCTGACGTTGTATCTCACTTTGGAGATTCAACACTCGCGTTTCTTCCTTCAACCTGTCCTTACTAAACTCGGCAATCCGCTTCTCTTGGGCTTCTATAACAGCGAGTTGTGTGGCGCGTGCTTCATCCGCAACACGATTTGCCTTATCTACAATTTCTTTTTCCTTGTTTATCCTCTCTGTTTCTTGTTTAATACCACGCGAGCGACCAATAGCTAGTGCTATACCGCCACCGACTAATCCGCCAATGGCTGTCCCAAGTGGTCCTCCGATTGAACCAGCTAGTGCACCACCTTTAGCACCTAGTGCAGCGCCAGCTATGCCTCCCAATATACCAAACGTAACACCCTTTTCTACGCCAGCCGCAGCGGCTCGTTCTCCTTTGTCCCGTAGAGTTGTTGCAATCTCTGAACCAATCGCTGTGAAAAGTAAGCCACCAAGCGCACCGGCTGTAGCCAGTGCAGTATTGTTTTGTAGGAGACTTTGGCGTTGTTTATCAAGTAAAGCAACTGTATTGGCGCGTAGCAGATTTTCACGAGCAATTGCAGCATTAGTTTTTAATTGCGCTGTAGCTCGCTGTTCTTCTAAACGAAGAATTTTGGCAGAATCTGGAATTTGGCGCGCTTTTTCAATAGCAATTTTATTTTCGATTGAACTTAATCTATTAGCCGTAACCAAAATACGTTGTTCTGCTGCCGCTGCTTCTTGGCGGAACTTGTTTGCTTGCTGAGCAGTTAAAAATCCTTCGTTCTGAGCACGATTAACTGCTTGTAAACCAGTTTCGGAACTTTTCAGTAGCCCTTTAATTTCCGCCTTGGAGCTTACGCCAGTGAAGGTATCCTTTAATCCAGCGCCCAGGCCAACAAAGGCCGAGAGGATTTTGGGTAGGAACTTAGCAGTTAGGAAGGCCAGTAGAGCATTAAAAGCCGGCTCGGCTTGCTTAATATTTTGGATGAGGCTTGTGACGCCACCAACAATGCCGCGCAAGCCATCAATTGCACCAGTAAAAGCACTGCTTGATAAGAACGTCGCTGTAAGTTTCGCAAACTCTGCGTCAAGCGCGTTGAGTTTGCCGCGCAGCGAATCTGCGATGGCGGCATTACCAAGGAAAGCGTTGCGCGCAGCCGTCCCTGCAATCGCTACCTGGGATTGTGTACTAGACAAATTCCCAAATTCCTTTTCGAGGGCGGCAACACCGATAGCAAGCTGCTTGACTTCATTCACATTTCGTTGGTCGGTACCAAGAGAGGCCAAAAGACGCGATTGTTGTGATGAAGCCTTTGATAGACGGTTAACTTCCCTTAGGAAGCTCAAAATACCTTCAAAGGTGGCTTGATTTGTCTTAGGGTCAATTATTTGGATATTGAAGCCTTGGCGCAACCTTTCTGCATTACGCACAACTTGTGTTGTGAGTTGGCGAAACGTTGTGGCTAGCCGACCAACTTCAGCCCCAGTGATTTTAGCTGCTGTCGCAATAGTTTCTATAATACCAGGTATACTTGTCCCTTGAATTTGGTTAAATGATGTACCAAGGCGTGCCACTGCATTGCTTAGTTCGTCCACACTAAAGGATGTGCGGGCGGCGGCTGAGACCAAAAGGTCACCAATGTTGGCCGCAGCCAATTGTGCTTGTTGGTCTGTGAGTCCCAAGGTATCAATCAATTGCGCCTGAATAGCGCGAAGTCGCGTTGTTGCCTTTTCCGCAGAAATTGCCCCAGCTTCTAGATTAACCATTTGAAGGACCGTGCTGGCAAAGCCGCGAGTTAGTTCACCCGTACTGGAATTAGCTGACTTTATGACATTGTCGAGGTTAACGCCAATGCGGGCTGTCGTGAGTAAAGCTTCCGCCACATCTTTCATCGCAATACCAGTACGCGACGAAATATTGAAGAATGCCTGGAGATTATCGGCCGATTGATTGATTAATGTTGAGAATGACTTAATATCTCTGTTGGTGTTGTCGATAGGCAAGCCTGCTTTTTCGAAGAACGCCAAACGGCGTGCAGCACGGTCTAGTTCAATGACCTCGTCGGTAGCTTGGCGCAACCTACTAATGGTACTAAAAATAAATGTGGCTGGCGTTGCCCATTCTAAGAAACGACGTGCAGTCTGTGATATCCTAACACCAAAATCAAAGGCGGCTTGATTCGCTCCGGTAAATCTATTACGTAGGCTCTCTACTGCCGACTCACCTTTCCGCATGTCGGCCAAGAATGTTTTGAGCGAGCGGCCGGTAAGGTTGGCTGCATCAGATGTGCCGCGTAATGCTTTGATAAACCCATCTAGTTGGTCAGGAGAGAGAGATGAAGCGAAGCGTTGTATATCGCCTGCTCCACGGAAAGTTACAGTGTTGCCGGCTTGGCCGCCTCCGCCACTTGAGGAGCGAAATTGATTGACGCGGCGACGTAAAACATCATTAATACTTTGACCTAGGCGATTTGCTTCTTGTGTTATACCGAATGCTTTGAGGGCCTCATTCAGTTCGCCTGAACGCGCTGAATTTTGGCGCCCAAGTATTTCTGCGCGCCTGCCTAACTCAGCAGTAACTCTCTGGTGTATCTCCAAATCTTTCTTAGCAAAATCACTGAGACGTTTTTCTCTTGAGGCCAATTCCGCGACCACACGCTCGCGAATACCCTTATCTTCTTGCTCCCGTTGAGCCGCTATAAGTTTTGCGGACGCCGCACGTTCACGTGAGATTTCTTCGGCTAATTGCCTATTACGCTGTTTTTGTAGTTTTTCTCGCGCATCAAGTTCCTTAAGGATTTGGGCCGCCAATGCATTTTCTTCTGCATCGCGCCGTGCAATCCTATCTTCAACACTATCAACACTTTTTTTCTCTAAGGCAGCGCGTTTCTCAAGTGTTTTTAATACCCTTTTATTGATTTCCGCAGTTTCCTGCTCAAGATTACGAATGGTTCCCAGTGAAACATTTATTTCCTGACGTAGTCCAACTTCGATTAAAGAAGCTTTTATAGCCTTCCCAATAGCAACGGCAATTCTACCTTCAGCCGCAGCATCTGCTCCTCTTGGAGGTAATGTAAGCTCGCCAACAACGCGCCCAAGCTCTTGCTGGAGTCGTCGTAATGATGACTGTTCAACTTTCAGACCAACTTCTAAGTTGACATCTGCCATGTCACACTCCTAAAACGCAAAGGGCTACGCGCTTGCGCATAGCAAACACGTAGCCCCTAAGCTTAGTCCAACGAGAATTTAGCCAGATTTTTTCTTGGCTCGCTTCCCGCTATCACTTAATACACCCTGGGCGTCCTCAGTTGACTCATTCTGGGTCACCTTGACCTTTTCCCGCTCAGCCCGCCATTTATTCTCAGGATATTCATCTGCCAAATTTGAAGGCAGTGCGCGGCCCACAGCAACCTCAAGTGTGGCCACAACTGTTTCGCGAAAAGCATCTACGGTCAGTTGTTCGTTAGCCTTATTCCGCAAATCTTCAACATCCTTAAAAACCTTCGCGCCAGTCTTGTTATCCACGACACATTCCACACACAACAGTTGGTTGCGTTCCTCGGCAGCCATAGTTTCACATGTGTTGTCCATAGCGTTTTGATAGACCGAATTGTGAGTGAGGAGTTTAAAACGCAATTCGTCGATTTTTTTGCAGATTACTTCGCCCTCCTCATTTGAAAGACCGGCCGTCAGTTGTTCGGCTAACTTATCAGTCTCATCACGCAAAGCCGCGGCTTGCTGACGCTTTTCGTCATCCCAAAGCCCGCGCTCCAATAAACTCTTTTCTACTTCCGCATTCGTCAGGATGTCCATACGGAATGCCCGAGAAAACGCGCTGCGTTGCGCCAATTCAGCCTTAGCCAATTGAGCTTGCGTTGGGCGCTTAAACCTTAACACAACCTCATTGCCTTCAGTGTCCTTAGTCTTAAAAATCCTGTCCTGCATGCTATCCTTCCTGTTCATTTAGAGGCCAGCCATCATCTTTAAGTGGCTTAACTTGCATTTTGATATGATAATTCACCGACTCAACATTATAACGTTCGTCCAATTCACTTTCAATGAACCTTACTTGGTCATTACCTAAGTTGAGAATGCGGGAACGAAGGCGGCTAAAAGTCTCCTTCGACAAAGTGCCCGCCTCACACTCATCTTCCATGTCTTGTAATATACCTATGAAAATTCGTTTCATCTTATGGCGCACACTTGCCTTCAATTTCTTCTTACTCCCCACGCTCCACGAATCAGTCTTAAGAGTAATATGGTCAGAGAGCTTATCTCGACGCTTACGCACATATACTTTAGATTTGTCAATCCCATCCATTCCTACAAAGTTCCTCCTGGTAGTCTCTTCTTGTCTCTACCCCTACCTTGCCCACTAAAATTATTTCGTTGAATGATAGCATCACTAGACCCGATAAGTTTACGTGCTATTTTATTTTTACGGTCGCGTAATTCAGTCTCACGAATAGAACCCGCCTTGTGTATTTTTTCACGCTCAGTGGCCTTGAATTTCTTTACAACTGAATCATTTAGGTTTTCAATGTCTTGGATTGGCGGGGCGGCTGGATTTATTGCAGGATTGGCCACAATAAAAATCTCGCCATGTCGGCCAACTCGTTGTGATACACCGAGTGCGTTATTTTTACTACCCTTCGCAACCTGCTCGACCTTTCTCTTTCTGTCCTGATTTTCGAACCATTCATCTAGCCGCGCATCGTCATTAATAATTGAGTCATCCGGCCGCTCCATCGACTCATAGACATTATCATATACCTGAGACCAATAGAGGAGAGCTTGTTGTTCTGGGGATAGCTCAATGATTGGCCGGCCGAAAAGTTCACCAATGTTTTTGGCCGCATTCCATTGGAAACGCCAATGTGGTGAGCGAGCAATGGTGCGCAATTCTTTAGTGGAAACATTAACTACATTGTGCAGGGCCGCGGCTACATTTGAAATGAAAGTTCCATCTATTTCAGATTCAAAAGCTGCCCATGTGGGCCACCACTTAGTACCATTTTCCCTATAGGTACTACCATAAACCACGGCATTACTACGCGCAACCTCTGCGTGTTTTTCGGCCGATGCCTGAAAAAGTTCATACTTACGCCTCAGAAGGGCGTCCAATTCCTTTTCAATTGTACCTATAATGAAGGCGGCAATACGACTTTGTGAGGTTTTTTGCTCGGCTAATTGAACACGAAGCGCCTCAATGCGTTTATCATCCTGCTCAGTCCAAAGATTCTTAGCGCGATAAATAACGGATAATTCTATGAATGTAAAGATACCATCTTCTTTAGCTTTTCGTAAAGCCTCTTCATACACGAAGGAGATTAACTGGCGGTCTTGGAGGGATGGAGCGCGTAGTACAACAATATGGGCGGCCCCTAGCGCATCTTCAATACGCGCAAAGGTTCCGCCCAATGTGATGGTGTTGATAGTATTTTCAATGTCCATGGAAAACCCACAAAAGAGAACCCAGTCGCTATAAAGACGATGCGACTACTATGTATACGTTGCGTGAGTTATAGTCAAATCGTTGAAGTTTGTATAATTGTACGTAACTGTCATATTATCGCCACCAGCCTCACCTCCACCAAGGTCGATAGACTGCAAGCGATTCTTCACGCCAAGGTCAATACGGAGACCATCGCAAATATCCAAGATAATAGCTTGGTTACTTGTATTCTGAACGCGTGAACATTGGTCAGGTTCTCGACTGATTGCGTCAATGAGGTCGCCTTGAGAGGTAATAACTTCAATGGCGCAAGTTACTTCCACTGGGAATGTGACGAATTTGAAGAATGGACGCTTACGACCAAGTTCAAAGATATCCTCGCGGCCAAGGTCAGTCGAGACCGTGATTGTTTGAATGTGCTCAACGATATTCTCAAGGGTGCCAGAGCTACTCACCCCAGGAATTTCAGTTGGTAGAATAGATTGGTCAAGACGGAAAGATTCGCGCCGTTGGACGCCACTGCCAATTACAGTTGCATCCTCACCGCCCGAAGTGGTAAACGCACCAATACCACCAGGAGATGGTAGGTATAAACCGCTCGGGAAACCAATTTGAGTTTGAGTACTACCATTATCGCCAACACCAGATACACGGGCAAGTGTTGTAGGATATGGGTCTCCAGCTAATTCAAAGTCACTCCAAATCTTGTCGTTCCCAACAAGTGTGACGGATTCGGTAAAGTTACCGTCCACTGGCATTGTAACTGTGTAGGAACTAAGAAACATACCTGAACCTAGGCACATTGAAACAGGTAAGCCGGTCGCGCGAGTTTGCGTGTCAGAATAGATTGGTACAGCAACGTCAACTTTATAGTTAGCAGTACGAGTTAGAAGGGCAGCTGCAGAACCACGCGGCCCAGTACACATAAACCACAGGGGTTTAGTGCCGTCCAAAACGCGCTCAATTGTGAATTCTACTTCGGGTTCAAGCTCGACGAACTCATAAACTTCGATTTGGCCCAGTTGGAACACTTGTTCGAAGTTAAATGTTGTGGTCATCCCAACTGATTGGGCACCTCTAACTACTTCCCAGCGGCCAGACGGGGCAACATCTACACCCGCTATGATTGGGACAACTTCGTTGGTGGGAGTGGTGCCGTTTTCTTTGATAGCAACAGAGTGAGTCGCGTATATCGTGCGGTTATTAGGCATTTGACTTAACTCCTTGTCCTACAAGGGCTCTAACTTATTTTACCACTGCGCGGCCTACAAACAAGTTTCCCATCAGACCTATTGGATAATACACCGATAGTGGCTAAAAGTTGGGATATATCCTCACGCGCATGTGCGCCTGGCTTCTCTGTATATTAAACAATCCCGCTACCTTTTTAATCTCGACTTCTTCGAGGTAAATGCGCCGCCAGAAATAACCACTATATAGAGATGCTAATGTAGAATAACCCGTGAAAGTTAAGTCTCTCTCGCCAAAAGCCCCCAGGGGGAATGGCGCTGTAGAGAAATTAATCCCCAGGATGGTTTCATGGTGAAAATTAGCCAGAAAGTCTTCCAGTCGGTCTTGATAAAGTGGGTTTCTATTGTAGAGATGACAAACAACAAAATAATCTTTCACTGAATTGCGCGTGCCCAACTCATATGGAGAGTTTTTACGGTCACGCACATCAATGAAAATGGCAGGTAGTGTACGGTTCGCTGCACTTGGATAAGTGGCGACTCCAGTTTGTGCTGGATTGTCCTTATAGAACGATTCTAATAGTACAGGTTGGTTTTCGTTGTCCAATTCATCGGCCATGCGCACAGAAACTAATTGGTATGAGAAAGCTCCTTGAACGACTGGGCTGCCTGCTATCACATTGTCGAAAATAACCCTGCCATTCTCAAAGTCTAATTGGTGTGCATATATACCGGTGGCGGCCTCACTATAAAAAGTCCCATCGACAACTACTCCGCTTGCCACAAAAGGCGCTGCAACACCAGAGAAGGCCGCAGGAATACCACTAGCATACACCCAATTTTTAAATGCACTTTGCCACACTCGCCCATCAATAAAGTCTGGGTCATCGGTTATAGGGATAAAGCGACTTATGTCGTGACCGTAAAAATTGGTCTCTCCGACCGTAACGTTGTCATACCATCCAGCCCTAACCAGTTTATCCTCCATCCAATAATGCAAATTGGATTTAATGAGGGGCTTTTCGGAAAGCATTAGCGCACAATCTCCCCGATATCTTTGGCCACACCAATTTTCAGGCTCAACTCTATCGTGCTACTTAATACTCCAAAAGCAAAGGGGCGTCGTGGCTCTTGACTCCACACTCCACCTTTAACCATAACGCCGCCACCAGTGCGCGATGTTGGGATGAATGGTTTATCAAAAAACCTATATTGGAGGGTAGGCGAACCGTTAATAAGCCAATCCATCCATGGTATATTTGAAATTTTGTCCGAGTCTGGTGTCGGTATATTGGATTCTGGCGCAGCTAACGCTGCAGCCTCGTCTATGTTAACCTTGATGGTATAGAGAGAACGAAAACCGCCCGACTTGATTATTTCTACAGTAGTAGCCTTGTGTTGACTATCAGTACGTAAAACCCTATAAGCACCATTAATCCTATCGAAATCAACACTGCCACCCTCACCAATGCCCAACTCAATAGCCTCTTGGTAAGTCGGTGTAAATGAATCTTTTGACGCTTCGACTCCTTTGTTAACTGCCTCCTCGGCCGCTTCTTTTATTTTAGCAATAGCCGCCGGCTCAGTGAAGAGTTCCTTGGCGCGACGCAAAATAGAGCGCGCTAACCCACTCGTTTCTATTTTTGAAGCCTTGAGCGACAATGTAACTTTAGCCATCTGTCAGGTTAACTCTCTCCCACCAGGCTATTACGTAGTATAATTGGTCACCCAATCCTGTTTTGCGCGGCTCCCTATAAAGTTTAACTTTTGAGCTATCAATAGTGGCGCCTAGACTCTCTTGTATGTGAGAGAAGGACTCTATGACGGTTTTTGTGCGAACAAAGTTTCCATAAATGCGACCGGCTGGCGTATCTTTGCCGCCTGTCTCGTTTTGGTCAAGCGGTTCGTTTGTCCAACGTCTATTACATGCATAAGTGGTTTGCCGTTGTTCATATAAAAAACCAGCGCCCTTGCACTCTTGACATAACTCGCCTGTGGAGCCCATATAAACTTTGTAAGTCCCATTGTATCTACAACCACCTGGACATACAGAACGAGTAGGCGGCAAATCCAATGTGATAGAGCCGCCGCCACTAAGTAAACTGTCCATTGCGCGCTTAAAGGCTGGCTGTACGGCAGCAAATAAACCAGGAAGAGAGGGATTTAAGTTCTGATTGTTAGGTACTATAGCCATATTACCATACCAATATACCGTCGTCACCAGCCCGGTTCATTTTTTCAATTAGTATAGCTTCTTTCAACTCGGCGCATGGACCATGTGGAGAATCTAAGAAAGAAGCGCGGGCGCCAACGCGTTGACGTGTATCTATTGTTTGCTCGCCATCAACAAAATATATACCGCCGCCGCCAGTTGAAGAAAGGTCCGCCTGTGCATCACGAGTGACTATCATACATTCAGCTTGCAATAACACTAGGTCTTGAAGGTCTGGATTGGCAGGAGTTATTTCTCCGCTAGCATCTACTGAAATTTCTTCGTCTGTTCCGATTAGATAAATCGCACGATTAATTCGCCGCGCGGCCTTACCTAATATAGTAATGAGTTGGGAGTCTGAATATCGGAGAGTACCACTATCATCTGCGATATCAACGCGTAAATCATTTAAAAGGGTCATGGGCAGCCTCCGGGACTCTCAATATTAAATACCCCGTGGCTCGAAGACTCGCCATGTTTGCTTGAAGCAAACCCTTATAGAACCATTTTAAGTCTATCCTTCAACTGCATCATTTTGTGGCGGACCCGCTCAGGCGGCCAGTCATCTTCAAAGTGATATGGCACACCTAAAGCGTCGGCTAACTGGAGTGCTAATGCATCTGAAAGTTTAGAACATTCGGAAGCTTTGAAAGTAACGTCTGGGATGTTTAAATTGAGTAGTTTGGCGGCCAATTTCTTTGTGACGTAAACTTCCTCTAGGATATCCTTGTGCTCCAACCATTCCTTATATGTTAAACGTACTGGGCCCAATCTGCCGTAGTTGTAGCAACGACCATGAACCTCTTTATTTCCAATTGTGCGGCGGCCCATCGGTTCTTTGAGATAAACAAACACGCCTAGACCTCCTGCGGTATAAGTCCAAGGTCTGTTAATTGTTTTTTGTATTTCCTTGGGTGTAATATAACGTAAGGTAGATTATTAGCCTTATAGTAAAGAATTTTCTCATTCCCTGCGTCATAATTAAGTTCTTCGCGATGTTCACACCTTTGAACACCAAGTCCATCGACCTCTATATATATTTCACCAACTTTAAAATCTGCGCGCCACTTTCTATCTGGTGTAACTCTTACCTCATTCTCATACTTAATGTTATGTTCTAGTAGAAAATTCGCAACTTTAGCTTCCAGTTTACTGCGATATTTAAAACCATCTAATCCAACAGTTGGTACTCCATATAGTTTACAATTGTCCAGCATATCTATCCTCCAAGAGCGATTATTTTTCAATGCGACACTCTCTCTTGGTATTCCTAATTCTTTCGCAACAGCATCGTAATCTCGTAATTTTTCAAGTAACGCCTTACCTTTACATGACAACTCCGGCGTCCACCTGTGAATTGGAATACGCCATTCGCTTAAGTTTTTGTTTTCAATAGTAAATCGTTTTAATCCAAAAAGTTTCCCGGTTTCGACATAAGACCTAGTTTGGACTAACGACTCTCTGACTTTAACCTCAAGCTCAGGCGTCCAATAGCAGAAACCGTTGCGTAAAGCTAATGATTCCCTTTGCGAACGAGATATACCAAGTTCCAATAAGCGATTTGTTATTGTGCCGTGTGCTACATTAAAATGTGCAGCTAATTCTAAGGTCGAGTATTCCTCCTCGAGATACAGTCTGGCCAACTCGCCTTTATCTATTCTTCTTTCTCGAGTTGAATTGCGTCCTTTTCGTGGTAAGTCGTATTTCTTGAAGGCTTTTATTAGTCCGCTTGGAGTATATCCATATTTTTGTCCGGCAACCTCCAATGAAATGTTGTTTGACATGTAGTATGCGTGAATTTCTTTTGCTTTTTCTAATTCCATCTGAAAATCCTTTGCAGAAAGAGGGGGAGCCTCCTGCCAAAACATTATTTATCCACCCATAATAACTCATATAAGTTAAAAAAGCCGAGAAATAAACTCGGCTTCTTTAAGAGAAAGAGAGGAAGCTGAAGCAACCTTAGAAGGTTGCGAGCATAACGCGCCTATTATCAAGAATTCCGAAACCTAATGATAACCATCCGTAAATTCCAGCGCGCTGTTGACGATGAAGAGTCGGGTCATCGAATGTCGCAAGCTCCTGGCGGATTGGTTGAACGAACGAATCGTTAGTTGAAAGGTCCAGTCCAACGACAAATTCTTGGTCTGTTGCATCGACGGCTGTAACGCTACGGCCGAGAATGTTTGTCAGATAAAGTTGATATTCCTGACCAACACCAAATTCAGTCATAAAGTGTAGATTTGTGCCGTAAAGACGAGCCATACCGTCTGTCGCGTTGAGAATTTCGCGACGAGTAACGTCGTCAATTTCTGAGATGTCATATGCACGAATGTCTTCGCGAGCTTCCATGGAGAGATAAACATCTGTGAGACGGCCAGCATTACCATTTCCGCCAGCGTTACGAGTTATAGCTGTTTGCATCTTGGCAATTAGTTCCTTAGTGAACTGGCCTGCCTGAGCATTAGTGTCAACTACGACCAACCCACGAGCATCGGCCGCGGCAAGGATGACGTGCCAAGCATCCTCATTAAGTTTCCTAACGAAACCCATCTGATAGACGCGAAGGGCGCGGCCAACAACATCCCAACGAGCTTCACGAGCGTAGCTCAGACTCCAGTCAATACTATTGGCCACTTGATAGGTTGGAACCCAAAGTTCATCACCTTCAACGTGACGCTCTGGCACGCGACCTTGTTTGGGCAGCACAACAGCGGTGTAGTCCAAGTCCTCAGTGCCAGGACGTACGAAATCTAGAGGATAATTGGCCTGTGCGCCTGGCGCTAGAACTTCCCGAGCGAAGATTCCGCCATAATTGTCGTCATCAAACACCCCCTGACGAAGGGGTGCCTGTAGGGCAGCAGCCATTGCGCGCTGTGCTGGAATGGCAATAGCTGGGTCATCTGACGCAGTAAGGCGTAGCAATTGTTGCTGTTCAGGCGGAAGTGTGATATAGTTTTTCTTAGCCGTCATGTTCTCTCCTAATTAGGCGATATCAAGGCGAATTTTAGCAAAGCCATTCGCGTTGAGTGCGCTGAGGAAGATACCAACTTGTGGGGCCGCAGTAATACCATCTGTGAGTTGAGTTGGCGAGACTGTACCATTAACATTTAGATAGGCTTGGTCGCCAGCCGCAGGCGTACCAGTCACGCGGTCAGTCCAGAACTCGCCTTCGTCGGCCAGACTAACAATGGAGCCAACATCTACAACATTACGCTGTAGATATTCACCATGACGGTCATAGTTCATATCCTCAACATCATCCAATAGGATGCCGATGGGTTGAACGTTGGCGCCAGTGGGACTAGTAACAGCTACTTCACCGACAGCCGTGGTGCCTGGAATAATACTCACGATAACACCACACTCTTGAACGGCATTAAGCGCGAAATCAATATTCGTGGCAGCTACTTGACGACCTGGAGCTAAAGCCATTGTTGCCTCCTACTTATTTCTTTTTGCTGAGCATTTGCTCAACCAACGGAGCATATGCTTTAACGATATCGTCACCGCTGAACTTTACTTCATTACCAGCGGGTACTTTTTCTGAAGCTTTGACGTGATTGAGAACAGCAGAAAGGTCTTCGGTATGTGTTTTAGGAGCTAGGGCGTCCTTAACCGAGGCAGCAACTTTTTCGTCTACCCCAAGAAGGGTAGCAAGTTGCTTAAGCTTTTCGCCAGCGTCCTCTTTCTTCTCTTCCTTCTTCTCTTCTTTTTTCTTCTCGTCTTCTTTTTCCATGAAGTTAGACTTTGAAACATCCACGAGAGTGGCTAGGACACTGTCAAATGAAGCATCGTCTAACGACTTAGTTGACGTGAGTAGAGCGTCGCGCTTTGATTTCTTTTGTTCATCTGAAAGCTTTAGAGTAGCGAGCGCAGCATCAATTTTAGATGCGCGCACGGCATGGCGCGCTTGCTCCTCCATCGCCGCAACTTTCTCAAGAGCCGCCTTGAATTTCCCTTGAAGCTCCACGGCAGCTTTCTTGTCTTCCTCAATAAAGGAAGCTAGGACAGTGAAAAAGTTTTCTGGATTATCCTTGGATACTTTAGCACCCAACCCTGGGAGGGTTGTCTCAAGTTGCTGGAAACCCTTGGCTAGCACAATTTTAAGAGTCTCACTTGCTTTAGAAGCATCAGCCAACTTAGCAGTAAGCTCAGCAACCGTTTTTTCGGTAGCGGCCAACTGTGCCTGGACGGCCGTTAGTTCGCTCTTTTCAACTGGCTTCTCAACTGTCATATTAATCCCTTTCGATGCTACAGTAAGATAACCCAAATTCCCTACAGTGTGTTGCAAAATCTTATCGTCTTGGGCAGCAGTAGCACTTATTGGTTCTTGTGAAACATTCATTATAATAGAAGGTTCGTTGGCTGGTCTTGCGACAATACCCTTGCCGCCAAAAGTAAGACCGCGCAGTACTCTGCGCACCCTACTATTCTCATATACACCATTACCACCAAGCGCTCTAAGATGGTTGTCTAAAAACGCGGTTGCGGTATTACGTGCGACAATACGGTCGCCTACCAAATAATCATAGTTTTTGAACCAAACTTCCATTGAAACAAACAATGAATTGTCTTGGGCGGCCTTACTTATTCTTGCCGCAGTATTTGGATAAAGACCGCGCCATATAACCGCTTCGTCAACTATATGGAAAAAGTGAGGAGGAGTAGAGTCATCTTGAATAGGAACGCCGTCGCCATCTATGGTATATGTATCATACATAACACCAATAGTTTGATTGTCCACGACGACTTGACCAGGCGCTCGCGCCTGTTCATCTGGTGAAAGTTCACGTCCGCTTGAATGTTCCCAGTTGACGGGTTTGTACGCCGGAGTATGACGCGCCGGCCATAATTCCTCTGGGAGAAATACGTCGTCGTTACCATTCCAACCGGCGCTAACTAACAGGGAGCGCATAAAAAGTAAATCTGGTTGCGAGGTCGGAGTGGCAGTAGCAATCGCCTTAGACGGATGTCTGAGGGTATCTGTTAATTGTGCTGCTACCAAAAGAGTTATGCGTTCCATAGTCCCCTACTAACAATACACTTATTCTTCGGATTTTTTAGGCCGACCACCTTTTTTCTTATCCTTTTGTTTTCCGACCTTTTGGGTACTGAAATCAATCGGGGGCTCAGACTTGATTTGCTTGACAACAGGAGCGACGTTCTTATCTAATGTTTCCTGTGCGTTAAGGTCATTAACAATCGGCGCACCCTCGAATTGTGCAATGTCGCGTTTTTCCTGTAACGTCACAATGTTGCGAGGTTTAGCAACCACAGGGGTGTTTTTTGTTTGGTCAACAGTTGGTGGAGTAGCAGACTGCAGCCGTGAGCTTTCCAATGCTACTATATGACGATGTTTCTTCCGTGCGTTTAGTTTAGGACTAAGCATATCATGCACACGACGTTTTCCAATTGGCATTTTTAAATCTCCTGCGCTATGGCCGCTGCCATCGCATCAATAAGTGGGAGTGTTTGACGATTTGAGCTAAAAGTTGCGGCTAGACTTTCCTTGATATGATTATAGGTTAGAAGCACCCTTTGAACATCTTCTACCAAAAAAACATCCTGCCTATAAAGATGACTACCGACCACACAAGTCATCTCATCAATACCATCGACTTCGCCTAAAACGCTAACAAGTAAGTCACGCAAACTCATTAGATGAGCCTTCACGCGCGCCATCCCTTTGGGTTTCGTCACCCTCTTTTTCTTTTGTGGAATACCTTTGGAGTTTTTAGGTCGCCCATTCAACCCACCTTTTTTAGCAGGCGGTCCACCTGGCAAAACAGGTGCATTCTGTTCCTCTTGTTCCTCTAAGGTAAGCATAGGGTCTGTGTAGGGTCCATGTTTCTCCAACAGGCCCTCTTTTTCGCGTATGGCCTGTTCCTTGCGCATACGCGCTAATTCAATTTCAAAATCCTCACCAAAAGTATCAAGGACTGCCTCGATAGAAATAACATTGCGGTCAAGTAGTCCAAGGATAAGTTGCTTTTCTGCTGTCTCATCCCTAAGAGACATCTTGCCGAAACGAACAGTCGGGAGACGTTTATGTCCAAGCGTTGTGGAGATGATTTTGAATTGCTCATAAAGCCATTCGAGAACGGCCGAACGTCCTTCTTCTAGACGTTCAAGGAGTGTGCGAACACCTAGGAAGCCAACAGAGAAATTGCTACTACTGCCGCCCAAAAGAACATCTGGGATGCCCAAACCGCGCAAGATGTCTTTATCAACACTTTCATATTTAGCATGATTTAGTATTTTATCAACTGGCGGATAATTACTCTCGATAGAGATTGCATCGTTCCACACCATAGACATCGCTTGGGTTGGCGTGCGTAGTAACTCAGAAAATTTAGCTAAATGCTCTGGTTTGGGAATAATACCTTCTTCGACACGTCCAAGCTTAAAGATAGTCACAGCATTTATAATGCTATTGCAAACACTAATATCCATCTGACGCATTTTGTTTTTGAAGAAAATGTCTGCCATGACTGGCCATAGAAGTGGGTCTGCCCAATCTTCGTGGTCATCCTTCATATAGTGAAGCGTCCACAATTTAGATTGGTCCAACTCTACAGAACGACCATCTTGCACTTCACCAGCCGGCCGTTCTTTTATATCCTTGTCTAGAAGTTGAATGAATTCAGGCGGCAAGTTACAATCACTTTCTTCAAGAAAATCAACGAGGCCGTCTACATTAGTATTAATACGTGTACCGTTTTTAATCTCACTAACGGTTTCGTTGTCGAGCATGAATACCCAGCGCGAAGCACCAAAGAATTTACTACCTCTAAGTTCCATTTGAAATGGATTGAGAAGTGTATATCGCCATGGGATTTGGCGTTCTAATAGAGACTTCTTTGACTCGTCATCAGCCTGCTTTTCTCTTGTCGGAGCTTCTGGGTCATTAGTATCACCCAAAGAGATATTAAATCCCTCTATAGAACCATCTGGTGCATATGAAATTGCGCGCGAACGTTTCATTCTATCGTAAGCACGTTTTTCAATTGTTCCATATGTAGTGTAGATGAAAACATTGCAATACTTGTAGTATTGTCTTAGTATATCGTTAACACGCTTTTGTAAGCCGACGTGGGCGGCCCAACGTTGATAAAATCTCTCTACAGTCTCATCTGGATGAGAGATTTTAAGACCCTCTCCGGCAAAGTTTGCCATAAGGTCAATGACATTTTTAGCTACACCGAATCCTTTATAGGCACTAACACACATAGCCATTTTATAGTGAGCTAATTTTGTTGCATGGTGTACGGCAGCATTACTACCCTGTATTCCGAGTGTATATGACGGACTACCAATAAAACCAAGTGGGTTTGGATTACTTTGATTACGATGTTGTGATGAATCAAACAGTCCAAATGGATTTAAAAGTGGGTTTAGACCAAAATCGTTCAAACCAAAATTATGCCCAACGTCACCAGGATAATTGACCCCGCGTCGTTGTATATCAAAAGCGGCAGCACTCGCGCCTTGATTTGCTTCAAGGCACGAAGCAACAGATTGATTGTAAGTGTCTAAATCTGGTTTGTCTGTCATTTACCCTTCAACCGGCGTGGAAGTGCCAACATAGCCTAAAAGTTCACCTGAGTTGTTTAATGCCGGCACAGCATATACTATACTGCGCTGACGCTCAAAACGAACAAGCATACTAAATATACGTTTTTGTTCAAGCGCTTTTGTCCACTCAGTCAAAACTTTATTTCTCTCGTCAATATGAATACCATTAATCCAACCAAAACCACGTGCTTGCTCTGGAAGTAATCCAGCCATCTCTAAATATTTTTTGTTGGCCCACAAACAATTTCCCACTCCATCGCTTTCCCATAATCCAACAGACATAACCATGGCCGCAGCACGCCTGGCATTCTGTTCTAAAATAAGCCCAGCCTCAATTCGATTAATTGCATCGCGAAGTGATGCTCCACCGTTTGGACGCAACTCACACATAATATTTTCTATAGAGTCAATTAGGAGAGCAACGCGCTTTATGAAATTCCAAAACGGACGCAATATCTTAACCCAAAACGACCAAATGGCCGCGGCAGCGGCAGCACAGAGGCTAATATAGGTGAGAACTTCAACCATACCTGCCTCCAAGTTACAATACCCCTATAAGTCGTAAACCCAGCCGCCCATGGGTAACTCAATCATATCTCGCGCTTCAGTAAAATACTGGCGCGCAGCGTGACAAGATAATAATAGAGCACTATAGCGGTCTTTACGTTGGTATGTCTTAAGAGTTGATTGTTGTGAGGTTGGAAGTTCAGGAAGGTCGAAGTGTTGAACACCGGTTTTAGTTGGAGTTACAACAATCATGCACGTCTCGTCTATCTGGTCTGCTATCTCGCTCCAAACGTTATCAACATCTTCGACGTGGGCCAATTGTTCTTTGTCGTATTCTTTATCATCTTCTGTTGTAAAGCCAATTGTTGTATCTAATGTTCGCATTGGAAATAAAAGCCGGCGATGTTCAATATCGGAAGCCATTCCATAGTTAGCCGGCCCAATCCACGTTGGAGAGAAATTAACCATCTCTAAAATATGTAAACCTGGTTTGTTTTTGTGTTCTTCGTTCCCGATGTCCCAAATAAGTTGCTCGCCGCTCTGTAGCTTCTCTGGGTCTTGTAGAATATCCATCACTGCGTTGCCGCCGCCACCTGCATCCATTGCAATACGAACGATGTTAAACTTTTTCATCAACTCGCGAACTTTTTTAGTTGCGACAGGCCAACTCTTACCCTTTATAGAGTAGCAATAAACATTCCTGTAGGTTTTTGTATCCGGGTAGAGTTTCAATATACTTATAGCAAAATTATCGGTTTTGCGCGCTGGGTCAATACCCATGACATACTCAAAACCTGGTGTGCCGTTTACTTCCACTGGAAATGGCAAGCCTCCACAGGCTTTATGACCAGGAGTAGCCATGTTGATAATGGAGCGCTTAAAAAACCCATCTGAATCTGTTGGGAATACACACTCGTATTCCATGGAAAAAAGAGCCTTAGGCATAGTAACTCGCGCCTGAGCAATCTGCTTTTCGTCCATGAATGATTCTGGTAGTCCATAGTATGGAATTTGTATGATAGCGTAATCGTTGTAGTCTAAATGGCCGTGTTGTAGTGCTTCTTCGTCAAATAAACTCAAGCGAGCATTAACGTCCAGCGAGCTACCAACGATTTTGTTTTCTATGATGGTCTTGTGGATTGTGTAGAGCTTGTAGAAATGATTGAATTGGAATGAAGAAGTGCCGCTGTAAACAATCTGGTTGGATTGAGGTTTAGACATCTTCGACACAATGCCGGCCTCTAGTTCTTTGCGTTCCCTGTGTGTTCGGGCAGCAGCTTCGATAGGGTCAGCACTAACTGCCGCGAAACCTCTCACTACAACTTGTAAAATCTCAGGGTTAATGGAAGACATTTCGTCACACAGAATACAAGTGGCCCTTAAACCTCTAATCTTCTCACCATTGCCCAGCGGAAGTGCGCGTATTACGGAGTCGCCAACCTTCAACATAACTTGGTCTGGCTGTTTGCTTACACCACCAACACAACATGCCTTAAAAAGGGGGCTACCATTATAAAGTTGTTCGATATAGTCAAAAACCAATTTTGATTGACGAAAACCAGCCGAAACAATGACAACTTTACTACCAGGCGTAAGCATGGCGCGCATAGCTGCATAGACCGCCAACATGAAAGTTTTAGAAGCCCCGCGGCTACCCAATAATATTGGAAAGGTCTTATTCCAAAGAGTCTCTAAAATAACACTTTGGAAGGGAGCTAGACGAAGTGGTTTGCCACGCCACTGTAGAAGATGATATGCGGCCCAAGTAAGATTCTCTAGGCAGATATCAACGAACTCATCGTATGGATTATCAAAGCGTCCTAAGCGTTGATAAAATGCATTCTGTATTATAGCAGAACGTGGTATATCATACTCGATAGGTAATCGTAGAGAATTGTCCACTATAGTATTCCATCTAAATGATACTGATACAACTTGGCAAAAAGTCGCCGCACATATTCACGAGCTTTATCTGGCCGACCAGCAAAAATAACATGTAGGTTGTGTTTTACTTGGAGGGAAATTAACTTCCCATGGATGTTATTTGAGTTTATTTTGGAGAATGCGTAACCTCTGTCAACGTCGGCCAGTGTAGCTTCTATGACCAAATATTTTAATTTGTGAGCCGCCGCACGCTCCAGCTCACGTAAGAATCTCTCATATGAATCCTGCGGCCCAAGTGTGCCCCAAAGGTCGCCAAGAGTTTTGCGCTCAACCATTATTAGATGTTCGAGACCCTTGATTGCATAGTCTCCAACGTCTAATTTAACGCGCTCAACGCCATAACAATTATCAGAAGCTCTGAATTGCCAGCCGGTTCCTTCTTGCTCGCGTGTATCCCGGAGGATTGTAAATCTACCCTTAGACTTCACCTAGTAAAAACTGCCTTTTCTTCATATCTTCCTTACATTTTTTTGTCGAATACGCCATTGTGCCGGCCATATCTCCAACCTCCTGGCGTACCTTCGCGTCCAAGAAAGAGCGCACCAGTGATGACACTGTAACCCTTTGTTCCTCGTCAGTTTTAAGGCGTTGTTCACGCGTAAGTCGCAATTTTTCGTGGTAGCCCACATATTGTTTCTCAGCCCGCTCCATATCTTGATATAATTGCTGATTAAGTGGCGGCTTAGCGTCTATCGGAGCTTGCTCATACTCATTCATTTGTTGACGAATAAGTTTGCGCAATCGGACAATGTCTATTTCCTTCATAATCATATTGTGAAGGATATCTTCTTCTTGTGCTTCAAGCGTATCGAGTGAATCTGAAGTATCGATGAATTTATTTTTGTAATACTCCAACTCAGTGTCTGAAAGCGTTTGTGTAAGCCAAATATATCTTGGGCTTTTCTCGAATTGTGTACGGTAGAAGGTTAATCGGTCCTCTTTTGAGAGGCGCGCTAGATTGTATGAAGATGGATTTGCAAAAATAGCCCCAATGTGACCCTGGCTTGCTGGCCGCCCAACTTGCCGAGTCAACCCGAGTTTTTTTCGTCTCCTTTGAACACCGTCAGCTAAGCGGTCGATATGTTGGGCTATTTCCTCGTCACTTTTAGTTTCCCAATTCTCCCTTATATAATCATCTTCCCATTCTTCAAATGCGTTAATCTTTGTCATTTTTAGTACTCGATATTTACACCAGATACGTTATTTACGCCTAAATCAGTCAACGCATTTAAACGACAGCCAACCAGAGCACAATTTGTAGATGTGTTAAGAAAAACTAGGTTGTTGAAATTACATCCATTAAATAATATACCAGAGCCACCTACATATGTCGTTGTTACATCAGAAAAATCACATCCATTAAAAGATGCGCCTCCAACAGAAAGAATGCCGGGAATTGGGATTGAGGAAAGGAACGAACAATTAGAAAATTCTGAATCACCAACCTCATAATTACCACCAAGACCCCATGTGGTAATTGAACAACCAACAAATTTATTACCGCCAAGTCCAGCACTCCCGTGTGTTGAACTCAATGTGCCAATAGCACAATTTGTAAAAATACTACCATTTACTATGTTTAGAGGAGACAACGATGCTGAGTCAACGATTGGTGAAGTGCTTGACCCAACATTACCAGCCACCGAGCCAAATAAACGAGTATTCGCTAACCTCATTGTACGCAATGTCATGAGAAGTCCATTGCCACCAATCGAAGCATCATTAAAAAGTCCATCAATAGATGTAGATGCTAAATAAGTTGTATCTGAAAAAAATGGTGCGTTGTTAGCAAACGTGCCGATTAAATACATATTAACATAGAAAATTCTAGTATCAGAAGAAGAATCGCCTTTGATGAATCCCTGACAACTAGTACCGCCGCCACTAAACGTTATATTTACGTAACGATTAATACGTGAATCAGCAGGACGCAAAACGCTTGTGTTCGCATTTGGTAGTAGTATACTAACATTATTAAATGTTTGTTGACAATCTGCAATATATCCATTTGAAACAACTTGTAAACGTAAATTATTAATTGTTAAACTAGACCCCAAAGATGTCCCATTAAACATTGATAATGCTGACCCATACTGAGCCCTTATAACTCCTGGACCTTCAATGTAAAGTGATGCTGGTTCTGTAAGTGAAAAACGATTGCCTTGTAAATTAACAACACTATTATTAGTAAACCTCATCGTAAAATTTGATGGTAAAATAGGATTACCACTCTCAAGAGTGTTAGCTATAACAAGAACATCTGTCTTCCCGGCGGTTACAGCCGCACCAACTGAGTTATAGTCTGCAGTTACACCAGAGCCCACCGTGACTGTGTAGGATGAAATGCTATTTGTAGATGTGACGCCAGAAGACACCATTTCGGTACCATTAAAAACCCACGTGCCGCCAACTACTGGGGTGCCCGAAAGTGGATAACCGCCTATACCACTAGCATCAGTAGTGATATTGGTTTGGTCTTTAACCCTCAAAAGGTCATCGTCATCCACCGATGTGTTAGTGGCGGGCAATTTGCCCATAAGGCGCTTCCAATTTTCTCTACTTTGTCCACTCATCGCCCACCATTTTTCGTATTATCTCATATTCTACATCTGTGAATGATATGGCCGCTCGACTTAAACAAATGGCCACGCGTTGTTCATTACTCTCGCCCTCGCCTTTGTCTGCCATAAAACGCACACAGCGCGACACAAAGGAATCTTTGTCTTCACCTTTGTGACGGGTTGGTAGTGGCATTGGCTCGCCTCTCTCTTATATCCTTACGATATATTGTCCATGGAGGCCCTGGGTCTTCAACTCTTAGTGTTCGTGAGTCTCGACCAACGTCAACTTCGTGGATTAAGGCGCGTTCACCTTGAACATATCCGCCGCAGATTTTAAGTGAGCTATAACCAGGTGATAATTTAGCTCTCTTTTTGTGTACATAGCCTTCCTGGCCACTAGGCATTTTAATCTCAAGGTGACCGATACGCAGCTTCATGCCAACGATTGATAAATCGTTCTCAATACAGTAGGTGCGCAAACGCTCCCATGCCGCTAACTCGCCAGGAGGTCGGTCTTCATACACGACTTGTCCATTAGAGAGAGTTACAATCCAACCGTCCCTAACGTTGTTATCTTCGAAGCAAAGCATTGATGTTTAAAAACTCCTAGATAAACTCAATAGAGAAATAGAAAGCAAATTGTGTTTTTTCGCCAACTGAATCAGGCGACGCACTTAACGCCACAAAGAAATCATGTTGAGTTGCTGGCAATGAGCGGTCATCAAATTCTAACACACTACCGCTACCATAAATTTCAGTCCAGGCACTATCGCCAGAGCCGCGAACACTTGGACTTTCTTTACGAATTTCAGCAGCGTAAACTGTTACACCGGAGGGAGGATTGTCAATATCGTCCTTATCATATGTTCGTAATTCGGCATTTTGTGTACCAACAGCACTATCAACATTAAGGCGGATTTTAAGCGTCGCTTCGTCATTATTAACTTCGCGAAGTTCAGTTGCAGTTACTTCTCCAGCTACATACGCGCCAGTGGCATTGGCCCAACGCAAGTTTGGTAGAGCCCCGCCATCAGTCTGACCATCTTCAGTAGTGCGATAAGTCGTTTCATTAAACTCGCCAACCCGAATTGAGAACCCAAATGAACCGCCATAAAAACCAGCGGTATTAAAGCCGCCAGAAGCAGCCGGAAGTATTTCCGGAGAACCATCGCCAGCGAACCATCTTAGAGTTGTTGCCATATTAATCCCTTAATTCTTCTAGGGTATTTGTAACGTACTGACGAACTTTTCTCCGCTCTTTGGCTGGCACTGCCTTAGCCCCACCCTCTAACATAATGAGCAAATTTTCCACAATGCCTTCCGGGGCGTTTTCTACCAAGAAACGCTCTAAATCATTATACTCCATTTTAGCATCAAATGAACACGCATCTATACTATCGCCAATGACACTAAGTTGCTCAGCGTGCACTATGCCAAGGCGCACTTTAATGCGTCGCTGAAATTCAAGCCACGTTGAGCGTATATGTTGGGCTTCTGGAGAATCGTCTAGCGCATCAAGTAATTCGAATTGTTTTCTATAAGGGCTGGCTGTCCTGACGTAATTGTCTCGTTTTAGATTACGTAGACCATTATCAATACAAGTACCGAGAAAGTTTTTAAGCTTCTCTGTACCGAATTGGGCTTCATTAAATTTTGGAAGAACTTTGAAGGCTATTGTTCGTATTTCTTGTGCAATGTCGGCCGGCTCATAAAACCCGAAGGAAAACTGTCTACTTTTAACCTTTACGAATTCCTCTACCAGTCCTTCTATGTCTGCATACGTCAACATTATTCGCCCCCGTCTGAGAAAAACCCTAAAGTGTGCTGCAAAATGGCTACATTATGGTCTGCGACCGGCTCAACTTCTTCTGGTAGCTCATCTTGGGCCGCAACAGCCTTTAATATTACCGTAAGCTCAATTGGATTAGGACTCATTTTTCACCTCTTTAATATTGCCGCCACACCCGATAGGTACAGCGTCGCCATTTTCATTGACATGACACCCAACAACCGCTCCACATGTCATAGCTGGTCGAACCATATGAGGGGCGGCCACAAAGGACCACGAGCATTTATCACATTGGAAGATTAACATGTCGTTCATATCGCACACGTGTCATTGGAGCAAAATTTCTCGCCACTTATTGGTGATGTCTCTATAAGATGAACTGGTCCTAGACTGGCAGAATATTTTTCATATTCATCTTTGGTACATTCTATGTATGGTGCTTGGTGATAATGGTGATTGGTCAGCGGCAGAAATGATAGAGTTTTAACATAAGGAGCGAAATATTCTATGGCATCCTTAAGTTGACTCTTTTCCTCATCTTTAACTGTAACTGTACATGATACAGCATTATCACTCCAGTAATATTGTATCTCGCGCACTAAACATAGTTGTTCCCATAGGGTCACATCAAATTTGGACTTTGTGAAGTTTTTCTCTTGGACCGGGAAATAAACAACAAGAGTAACTCCACGTTTACCTAGTTCATTAATCAATGAAAGTGGTGATGCTCCAAATGCTTCGTCATCTATTTTATAGATATTATCTAATTGTATATCTGACAATCCAGTCAACTTAGCGTTATCAGTAAATGCCACCTCTATACGATATCCAGCCATATATAATGGTACAATAAGTGGACTATTTGCAGCAATACGAACAGTGCGCAAATAATACTCACTATGAGTCCAATGAATTCCGGGTGTTGCCCCGGCTAGTAAAGACACCGTGCCAGATGGTTTTAGAGTTGTGAGTCTGATGCTACGTGGTACACAAAGCCATTTAGAATAAACTCTATCCCAACTACGAATTACTTTGTAGCCCTCATCACAAAAATCCTTAAAAAACACACCACGGCCAAATTTTTTAATAGCTTGTTGTATACCTGTCATACTACACCCAATGCGCCTATTTCGCATCATAATAGCGTTAGTACGTTCATTGTGGGTAGGTAACAAAGTCATCGTTTTCCCGTATAAAAATGCTATCTTAAGTGTTCGCTTATAGTCTTCTGCACTATCATGTTTTGCAGGGTAAGTCTCTACTAAACAGCACAATTCTCCGTCAAGTAGAATCTGCTCCGAACACGGATTTATTCCTTCTCCTTCGTCGTATCTGTCATCTTCAAAAGGAATCCAACCGTCTTTAACTCTACCGTAATGATGACAATTTGCTGTAAAGGCAAGTCCGGGTTCACCATTAATACCAGCGTGCTCTGCCATAAAAGTAAAGTCATCTAGTGGGTCAGCATCTACAGTGTGGTTGGCCGCCCAACGTCTATCCTGTAATTCAGGACCAAATTTAACCGGGTCTTTCATTGTAATAAATTCTTTGGATGAGAGTTTTCCTTTGGACAGAAGTGCTGAACGTCGAATGTTTCCAGCTACAACGCATTTAGCCTCGAAGTCCATAAGGTCTGTGATGCCAACGTCTGTGATAGGCAGACCATCAAAACTATCTAGTAATGCACGTGTTGACTTATGAAGTTCAATGAGAGGCTCTGGACCAGATGCAGTACCACCAAATCCTCTGATTGGTAAACCACGCTTGCGTATCTTTGAATAATCAAACTCAACAACATTGCCACCGCCATGATATGAGTTGATAAGAAGTCGTTGCGATTCAACCCATCCTTCACGACTATCAGGAATAACAAATATCACTGGCGTTTTTGTTGGCTTTTTTATTACTACTTTTTCGTGTCCCAGTGTATCAAATCCGATACCAACTCCGAGCATCAGCATGTCCATTGCCCATGCAAAAGGCTCGGCTAATTCTATAGAGATATCTTTTGAGCTTCTAAACCCGCAATTCATAACAGCAGCACCTAGGCAACGTTCCATTACAGGTGTTCCAACAATCCACATACCGCGCCCAGGCGGTGTCCATTTAAATTCCCACATTCTCCTGTAAAATTCCTGTGCTGTTTTTTGTGCGCGTGCGTTATTCCATGGTAGTTTATTTACCTCACAATGCCGCCGCTGTATCTCAAATACGCCCTCAGTAACCCTCTTACAAACATCGTAGTATTCTTCTTGGGTGGGGATAACATCGACCTTACACGCCCTACAAGGATTAATATCTTTTGAGATGTCTTCGGCGTAATAATGCGGGTCGCAAACATTGCACTGCGGACACTTTGTGCGCGCATAGGTACGCTTAAAAGTAATGTAGGACAGGACCCCAAAGCCCCAGGCTGGCTGTTGACCTTCGTAGGTTGCCAAAAACTTTGGTGCTAGCTTAAACATACAAAACTCCCATGAGATATTCCGCGCTACCGCGCGGGCCACTTTGTGGCAGAACTAATAGAGATATATACGCTGGGCCACCCTACTCTATGAGGCCCCGTAGGTCTACATCGCCAGCGTCATTCAAAATGTCTTCAAAAAAGTCGTCAAAGGATGTGTAGGAAGCATTATATAGGGCGCGCAACATTCCACGGATATTTTTGATAGCTAGCGGAAAGCATTCCATGGCACCATCTTCGGGCGCCCAAAGTTCGGCCAGATAACACTCTGGTATACAATAGATAACAATATAGTCGCGGCCATTCGTAAACCAAAAAGAAACTGTGTCGCCAGAGGTCGAGGCGCGTGGGCGCCCTGCGTGGAGTTCAATACGGGCTGCACATTCAGCGAGAGTTAGGGCCCTACGTGCCGTTTTGATACTTATATGCTCATGCACATCGAACCCCGACATAATATACCCCCCGGGAAAGACACAGAAGAGACCCTCGCTTCGCTTCGGGTTATTCGTACATACTCTACCATATGGCCCCATATGTATTTAGATGCCCGCGGGGATTTTTTGTCAACAGGTGACTTTTAATGGTCGCCGCCCTCTATGATTAGTAGGAGGACGAGGGGTATGATTAAGGTGGAGATGGTCTGGCGCTCCGACGTAAAATTAGTCCAAATGGGCGGCCACTTAGTCTCGCGGACTTTTATTCAACGCCACTGGAGATTTTTAAAGCAGTGAGGCGGGCATGGAAGCGGTGTTGGACACACTATTTAGCACCCTTTATGTTGCTATGGTTGTTGGTGTGTGTTACTTCGCCATTTTTGTTTTGCCGGAGGACAGAAATGATTAGATATGTTAGCCAGCCAAACGATTGGACATGTGGACCAACGGCGGCAGTTAATGCCCTTAAGTGGGCCGGCAAAAAATGTAATGGGCGCGAAGAAATTAGGAAGATGATAGGCTACACAAGATGTTGCGCTGTCCATGGAACATTTGATGAGGACTTATTAGAGACACTTAAGGTCGAGGGGAAGGGCCTTTTAACCTATAGTGTGGTCGAGCGACCCAGTTTGGACGCCATAGAGAGACATTTAGCGCGCGGCGGGGCTATAATTGGGTCCTTTAGCTTCCCGCACATAAAGCGGGACGGCGAGCATTATGCCCTTATTGTGGACATGATGGAGGAGGGCGACTATTTCCTCTGTGTGAACTTGCAATATGGCGGGGACACTTGTGAGTGGGTCAGCCGTAGGGTGTTTAAGAAATTGTTTCTGAGGCGTAAGCCAACCGATACATTTGTTTTTTTGTTTAAGGATAGATATGAGCGATACTAAACAACTTTGGTCTAGCGGCCCAATTAACTTCATTGATAATGCCAAGGTAGACAATGGCGCGAGAGGTCATGCGAAGAAACTTATTGCGGCCATGATGGCAATCTGGCCTGAGTTACCAGAGCCAATAGTTGGTATTGGGCCTGATGATGATATGATTGGGTTAACGTGGTCGTTGGGCGATGAGCATGTAAACGTGGAGGTTTGGAGCGACCGTATTGAGGTTTACTATACAGATAATTGGGGACCTAGTCGGCTCGAGGTAGATTTAGATATTGCGGGGACTCTTGTGGTATTGAAAGATGTGTTCGGCGGTTAACTTCACATGGAACATGACATTGTGTATGCAGACCCTTCCTGGAAATACTCATTTAGCAAAAGCACTTCGCGTAGCATAGAAAACCATTACCCCACTATGGATTTGGCCGCAATAAAGACGTTGGGCAGCAAATTGCCAATGAAGCACGATAGCCTGTTGTTGTTATGGGCCACTGCTCCCAAGCTGCCGCAGGCGCTAGAAGTTATGGCCGCCTGGGGCTTTGAATATAAAAGTTGTGCAGTTTGGGATAAGGTCTTAATGGGCATGGGATATTGGTGGAGGGGCCAGCACGAATTATTGTTAGTCGGCACTCGCGGGAGGTTCAAGCCGCCCAAACCAAGCGGCCGGGCCGCCAGTGTTATTAAGGAAAGAAGAGGGAGACATAGTGCTAAACCTTTGGTGGTCTACGAATGGATTGAGAAAAATTGGCCACCTGAACAATGGTCACTCTTGGAATTGTTTGCGCGGCAAAAGCGACCTAGTTGGTCGGCCTGGGGCAACGAAGTTGATTGCGATGTGTCGTTATGATTAATTTAAATGTCTCCTATTGCGACATACCACCTAGCGAGTTAGCCATTAAAATTGCTTCACAAATAGAAATGGCAAGGCCCGCTGACTTACCATCCAAAGTGATGGCCTGTGTGGATGGCGGCGTTGGATGGTGTTTTGGTAATTGCTCCTCATTGGAGGTTGATAATGACGGAGAGATTTCAGTGGTAGTTACGCTCCCCGATGGGAATGTGAGGGCATGGGCAGTAACCATGGATAGTTTGCCGTGGGCGGATATACGTAGGAGTGTTTGTCAATGATATCAACAGAATATTTTATATACTATGAAAGTGACGATAGACCTATTGCGACCACTCACTCTTCTGATGTTTTTAGGGTTGTACAAAGTGATTTTCAAAGATATTTAGAAAGATTGCGCCAACAATTTCCAGAGATGAAATTCAAAGACCTATTGGTGGTCTATCCTGGAGATGTTATACCAGAGGCTATGGAAAAGTATTTTAGGCGGTTTTATTGAGGTGGAACATGGCTGGGAGTTTAGTGTGGTCTCCAAAAGAAATAACTATGTTGCCAATACAATACAAAGTAGCCAAAGAGTTTTTCACATTATGGCACTATTCTAAAACATGTCCAAAGAGTGATAGTATACGGTTGGGGTTCTATCGTGATGAGAGTTTGGTCGGTGTAGTTACTTTTGGCCGTGGAACAAATCAGTGGATTGGTAAGGCATTGTTTAAGTCAGATTCAAAACTTTGGGATGTTATAGAGCTGACTAGATGTGCAGCGGCTGGACATATGGGTAAGAATTTTACGTCACACATAGTGGCGAGCGCACTTAGAATAATAGAGACCGATGTGGTTGTCTCTTATGCGGATAGCAATTGGGGCCACATCGGGACCATATATCAGGCTACTAATTTTCTGTATACCGGAATGACTTGTGCGGACTACTGTTATCAAAGTCCAGATGGACACTTAGTACACAAAAGTAAATTTAGAAAAAGAGGGCGGTCGCAAAGTGAGAAAGAGTTAGCTGCTGCGGCTGGGTATCAAAGAGTCACTTTGAAAGGTAAACATCGTTATATCTATGTGGTAAACAAAAAAGAGAGGAAGGCTATTGTTGGCGGATTGAGGTGGAAGGTCTGTGAATTTCCGAAGAAGGCGCAAGGGTTACCGCAAAACTTTTAATACTTTGTTTAACCGTTTTAGTTGTGATGGAACATTTCTTGTGTTTGTTTTTCATTGCTATTTTTTGCTGTGAGAATTGTGGTGAAACACTTTCTGCTTTTGTCTTTCATTGCTTATTAGGGACCCCCAGGGCACCCAAGCCCCCCAAGCGCTTACGTAACTCCAAAAACCCCACCCGGTTACGCTACGCTCCACCGGGCGTTTGCTACGCAAACATTGTGCCGGCACAGAAAATGCTTGTCGTTCCAGCGCCGCCATAACTCCTTTGTTAGACGGCCGCATTAGAGCCCCTTGGCGCCACGCTCGCCCCTTCCTTCGACCCTTCGACCCTACTTCCGCGCCATTGTATAATGCCCCCTAATAGATATTAGGGCTCCCCGCCCCCTAGCGGCCCGTCCCCCCCGCGGCCCCTTCTCCCCATATCCTCTCCCCCGCGTGGTATGGTGGAGCCATAACTCCAACGTCTACCGTGAGGGGTTTGGGTCACTCTGATACAGTGTAAAGTAAGCCTACATTACATCTGCCAAGCCTTCCCTTGAAATATATAGAGATATGTTTTGGTCTCCCGCGTGCTATAGATACATCGTCCGCGCCGCGCAGCGCGGGCCGCGAGTCTCGCCTCTCTCCGCTCCTGCTGCGTGCGGTCGAGCGGGGAAAGCCTCGAGTCTCGCGCTTGCTACGCGCGCCACCCTGACGCACTGGCGCTTGATAGGTGCGTCCGCTCTTTTCCAATTCACGGTGGACCGATACAAGGGCTCCCCCTCTGAGTCAGATAATCCCTGACTCGGGCCGCGCGTCGCCGCGGCATATTCGCCGGTTACCCTGTCGCGCTTGCGCGAGGGAAGCGAAGAGAGGGCCCGTCCTGTATCGCTCCGAGTCGCACTGCAAGCTGCTTGTTCACCCCTGCGTCGGGGCGCGCAAACAGCCGAATGCGCGATACCAATTCGTCAAATTGAGTGTTCCAACACTACCGATATCCCTAGGGGAATGACGCTATCGGTGGTGCACAGGGACACTCTGTCTACTCTACCACTAGGTTTTCCTAACCGAATCACTGTCCTATATGGGACTGTGAGGGATAACTAGATGTGGTAGGATAGACAATAAAGTGTAGCCAAGGGTCGGCCGACCTAGCGCTTTTGCACTAGGGTCCCGTTCAAATCGGGAGGCTACCATTACGGAGGGTTTATCGTGAAGGCGCGAGCCGCGTTCCTCGCCAGGGCGGAAGGGGCGCAGAGCTAAAGGGGCGCGGAGCTAAATACTCCGCGTTCTTATTTTGCAAGTTTCGTGGCGCAAAGGGGTAACAATGGAAACCACCATCCGTTGGTGGCCACTTCGCAATCGTTACAGTTACGACCGCATCTATGACGCAAAGGTGCGCGTCCGCGCGCTGTGGCGCTATATCCGCGATACGGACCGCGTTGGGTTCGACACTGCGCGGCAGTTTGCCGTGTACGTGGCGCTCAAGGGGTAGGGAGGTTAATTGCCTCCCGCCTCTGTAAGGAGAGTGACGAAATGGAAAAGGTTGAGTGGAAAAGGTTGAGGCCCTGGGAAGATGCCATCTTCTCGCGTGAGATGTGCGCGTGGTGGGACGCACAGGAGATGGCTACCCGTGTCGCCGGGAGCCAAATCCCGCCCTACATCATTCGCGCAATGGTGCGCCAGGGTGTCATTCGCTACATTCCCGCGCGCCGCTTCCAGGGTATCACCCGGACCGAGCGCGCTATCGGCAAGGTCCGCCGATTCTACAAAATCGGATTCATGGCGGACCCGCAGATTATTCGCCTATTCAAGGTGAATCACGAGGTCTACCGCTACATGATGGCCATCTAGGCTAACATGATTCCCTGAAAGGGAACGCGGTAGCGTGCTAAGATACGTGACACCTTAGGTTAACCGCCTAGGTGTCGCATTACTCTCGTGGGGACGGGAGAGGAGTAAGGAATGGAACCTAGGGGTTTGGACGATAAGGCAGACGAGACTATCCGCCGCGCTCACGCGGAGTCGGAGCGCTTGGGGGTCGAGTACGGCACGGGCTTGGCGCTTGTTCAGGCGCAGTACCCTGCGCCTTCGGGCGACACTGAGATTCTGCCGCTGGGCACCCTTTGGATTGAGTGAATGAATCTTGTTGGTATTTGAACGTGTAAGTGTAACAAGTGATAATGATTCCCGGAACGGGAACGCGGTAGCGGGAGAACAAACATGGATGAGTATATGCGCAAGCTCCAACGTCTCGTCGCTCTTGGCGACCTTGCCGCACGCCAAGCGCTCAAGGTTGCTGAGGAGCGGGCGTATGTTCCGTGCCAGGAATGCGGGGCATGCCCTACGTGTCTCGGCTGCGATTGCGGGGCCGAGCCATTCAATCGGTGGTGTCGGTGTCTGCGCCCACGCGCACCACTTACTGTCCGCCAACTTCGCGGACTGCCCTACGGGGTAATGATTTTCCATGGGACCATGCGTCAAGGGTCCGCCGGCCGCGCATATCCCTTCAGGGTGCGCGTGACAGGGGTATGTAAGACGTGGAAGCGAGACCCGGAGCGTTGGCGCCTTCCTGTCAAACACGGACTAAGGGATAGCGCTTATCTCGGCTCGCCGGGCGAGCAAACGGCGGACGTTGAAAACGTTTGGTATTTGGCAGAACACGATGCCATGAAACATGGGAGTAGTTAGATGACTCATTGCGGGCGTATCGCAAAGAACGTTAATGGTAAGCTTGTCTGCAAGGTTTGTGGGAAGGTTGTCAAGGGATAATATGATTCACCGATAGGTGAACACGGAGTGAGTGAAAAGATGTGGCATGCTGCGTTGGTCCAAGTCTACAGGCTCAAAGGCGGTAACGAAGAGGGCGGATGGTGGTATGACTTCCCGTAGGGAACCCAGAGGGCATGGTGAAACAGTTCACTTTCAATCTGCGCAACAAATCCTCCCCCCAAGCTCACGAGCACATCACCTTGCGCTTTCATAACGGAGCGGTAGAAGCCCTAAGTAGGGATGACATCAAGAGTGTCTGCCCTACTTGGGAACACGTTGGCGAGTACGTTGACGGCGCCGTGTTTTTCAGACCTTCTAAGGTCCCAGTGAAGCTGTTGGAAATTGCTGCCACTGGGCTCTTTATGCGCGGCTGGCGCGTCCGTGGCGCAATGTGTCGACCCCCGGTGGAAGGTCGGGGTTACGATGTGGAGATTATCCCATCGGGCGCCATAACTAATCCCGATAGTCTCAAGGGTAATATCCGCCATCGCTCCGCTTCGCTTGGTAGCGTGGGAAAGGGTGAGCGCGGCGCCGCGACCTTCGGGGCGCGCTATAAGACGGACCCTCAGGCAATGCGAGATGCGATTCGCGAGCGTGAGCTTGCGCGTCTCCTAACCGATAAGTGGATGGAATCTTAAGCTACAATGATTCCGCAAAGCGGAACGCGGTAGCGGGAGAAAAGCACATGAAAACTATCCAGATGGTCGTTGCTATCACTCTCGAAATGGATGATGATGTTAACCCTGCATTCTGCGGGTTGGATTCTAAAACGTTCAGCTTGTATTCTAAGGATGGCGATGGTATTTCGCCTCTTCTTTACAAATGGCAGGAATACGAAACTATTGATATTCTTGATTTGACTGACCCCAAATAAACCGGAGGAACGCAATGGAAAATGTCATCCTAAGCTGCCGCGTCTGCGGACGACCGCCCCCGGTCGGATTCACCGTCACTTGTGGGGAGTCTTTCTGCCAGGAAGCGGACTACCTGCGGAGCCTAGAGCGGCGGTCGCGCCGCGGGTCCCGCGCCCGCGCTGAGGCATCCGCTCGTGCTGTCGCGGCCGAGGAATCAGCCCGAAAGAAGGCTGCACCATGAATATTGGCGATTGGGTTGAATGGGTTCACAGATATGAAGGTGGGCACATCTATAAGGTAGGCAAGGTCATCGGTATGCATATCCTCGGGCCGCGCGATGATATTGTTGTCATCGTAGCGGAGGATTGCCTTGTTGGTCGCGAATGGAAACTGAGGCAGGATGAGGATGACGTGAGGGTCATTCCGAATCCGTGCGCATATTGTGGGGGGCGCGTAATGAATTGGCGCGTCGAAAGACATTCCGGGCGCGGCTCAATGACACATGGATGGCGCGTCATATATGACGGTCCAGAGTTAAGCTCCGCCATTGATGTATATAACAAAACTCTCATTAGAATGCGCCAGGGTGGGGTTAGATTCATTGACCCCTCTGGAACCGTCAGACATGAAGCGGTAGCACCACGTTGCCGTACGCGTTGGTGATGTATTGACTCTAAGTGCAGCGGACCTCTAAAAATCCGCTGCATTATCTCCCCTAGAATATTCGGCCAGGTTCAATGGGTCGAAGGAACGACGAACGTTTTTTCTAGGGTTTCTAATAAAGCCGAGCCAAGTTGACGTTAACGGATAGGTAGACGGGGATTTGTAGTGTTCCGGCTTATCTAAACTGGCAAGTGCCAGGGGGTAATATGTCCATTTGATATCTTTTCACACTCATTTCGGTGGCGCGCAAATGACATTCGGATTTTCACGGTTACGTTTGTTTGTGCAACACTTGGGTAACAAAACGTCCTTTATGGGATTGTTTGCGTAACAACATGCTAAAGCTCGCCTTATACGTGCTCAGGCGGCCCGAGAGAAGAAAAGAGAATACGCGCGTTCGCATATGCGTAGGAAGAGAATAAAAGCACGCGAGGATAAAAAGAAAGCTGAGGCTAAGGCGCGCGCCGCTGAGTATAGGCGCCAACAAGAGATGTGGAGCGCCCCGCCTCCCGAGGATGAAGGTCCATCGACCCGACCTTGTAGGAAAGATGAGAGAGTTTGTTAGGCATTATGTTACGTAAACTTTTCGCAAACTTTTTAATGGCGCGCAAATGACACGTGTAACAACGCAGAAACGCAAATGCTCCTATTCTATTGCGTGCTACGGCACTTTTCACTCATTTTCTTCTCTTTTCATCTCTCGTTCAGAAAACGAGGCGCAAATGGTCCGGATTTTTTGCGGTCCTTCGTGGGATTTTTCGTTTACTTTTCATGCGACGCAAATGGCCCTTATGAAGCGCAAAAGAACTTTTCAGGGATACGTTCCATATGAAATGAAACGGACCGGTATTGGGAGCGTATATGGCTAGCCATATAGAACGCCTGGGGGCGCGCGTATAAGAAACAAGGTGGGCGAAATAACGCGGCGCGTGACGTTTGACGCGGAGCATTACGCTCTCGGAAGCTTTTCACGAGACGCAAAGGAGACTGAGTGAATTGTATCACTTTTGGGCCTTGAAAACAAAGGACTTAGGACGTGGAACAGGATTTAGTGGGCTATATTTCGCATTACGGGAAGGTAACACGGTAAAGCACTGTGGTATAAGCACTTAGATGTCCTTCCCTCCCAAGCACTTAGCTCAACCCGTTACCGCTAGGTAACTTAGGCATCTTCGCCCGCGTGGTCTTACCCTTGCGATGTCTGTCATTGTTCACAGTGAGGTTGGTAAACGGGACAGTTCCAGCTACCCCTCGTATATGTCAAGCAATTACCATTTTCAATGGATAAATTGCGTCATAATAATTCGGCCCGTCAGGGTCGAACGCGGAGCGAGTAAAAAGATGCGGATTAAGATTGCCGACAAGCGCTTGCGTGCGCGTGCGGACGCGCCTCGCGAGCGCAGTATCGACGCGGACCTTTCCCCTGTGGCAAGGTTCGACACTCCGGCCGACATCCGCGCGATGAAGCTGCGGTCCTTCAGCCCGCACACCAAGAAGCCCCCGAAGCCCGCTAGGGAGCGCAAGCGTATCGTGATTCTCGCCCGTCCGACCCCGGTCCGCCGCCCCACCCTGGAGGAATTCGCATCCGCCCTCGCACTCCTCAATTCAAATGAAAACGCAGTGCGTGCGCATAACCTCAAGGTCGGTAAGGTCCGCTAGTCAATTCATACCCGCCCCCACATTAAAATGTAAAAATGATTCCCTCTGGGGAACGCGGAGCGGGCTTCAAGTTTCAAATAAGTAATCCTATGGATAGGCGCCTGTAGCTAGCAATAGCTTGGGCTGGCGGGTTCAATTCCCGCATTACTGTTAGTTAGACGCGCACGGAAATATAAGCGCCCAACGGCTCGCGCCGGAGGGATAGAGCTTGCTCGCAAGCTGCCGCTTATATTTTCCCAGGCGTCGAAGCGAGCGGGAATTCCCCTAAGGGGATGAAACGCGCCCGGCCTAACGGCTGGTATAAATGCTGGGCAGCGAAGGCCCAACGTAGCACGGGAAAAGATACCCGGCCGCTCTCTATCCATCCTGATTGAATCTGCAAGGCTAGCGACACTAAGCCTTTATGGCTTGTGAGCGCGAGGCAATACCGCCTTGCAATGTAGGTCAGGACGAATATCAGAGCCCACGGTATCCAACCCGGACGGGTTAAGTGTTCATGCCAAAACACTCATCCGCGACAATCCTATTGATGTTTGTTGGATTGGTAAGGTCTACCTCCCAATTCAATAAATTGACATTGGATAGGTCACGGTTCCGAAAGGTCCACTCGCTAACGCGGGGCCCCGAGCAAGGGTAAGCGATAATGCTTACATTCTGCCGCGACAGGGTGCCAGGGCCGCTCCGATAGGCTAATGGGCTTGCTATGCAAGATTAAACCCGCGAAATGCCAAAAGGTGCGGTAGGGCTTAACTATCATTGAGAGATAGCGGACCACAGTAGGAATCGAAGATGCGGCAGCGACAATAAGTCCTGCATCTTGGATGTAAAATAACTCATAGGGAAGCATTATCCAAATGCTGACCCGAAGGGGTGGGGGTTAACAATAAGCTCTCGCAGGAGTAGGGAGCGTCATGACACGCCGTGTCATGGCCACGCTCTTTTGTTAACTCCGAGACTCCACCTGTCGCATAACAAACCTAAACGTGATATATAACGCAAGGTAATTATGCGCCAGAAAGTAGAATGTCCGGGCCGGCCGGCTTGCGTTCGCGCATGATAGGTTCAATTCCTATACATTCTATCGCTCCAACGCTCAGTGTCTACGCATACGTTGCAGCGAGCCGTGCCATGAGTTTGTAGTATAGGATTGGTGCGAAGAAATATATTAAATGTTACTAGGGATTGGGATAGTGGTCGCCCCAATGCCGAATTAGACCAAAGGCGCCAAACCTTTCTTTGGTGTAGGGGTTGTGAGCTAATAACTCATAATCCTTATTCGGATTGCTACGCGTACGGGAAACGTCTCAGAAACTCTAGTGTTGTGCTAAGTATCACAGAATAGATAATCAGTCAACAATCCTTTATCAAATGCATGTGATAAATGGGTTGGTAGAGTCTGAGGGGCTCGGCATATACTACTACCAAAATAATTCATCGAAGATGAACGCGGTAGCGAGTGTAAAAAAATGATTTGGTGTATTAAATCCTCCTGGTCCTCCGGTCCAATCTCCAGGGACAACCCCGACCTTTATCTATCCGCCGATAGTAAGGATGAAGCCGAGCGGATTGCTCGGGACATTTTGAGGTTGTCAGAGTGGGGTCAGTGGACATTGGAGGTTTCTGCGGTTCTCACTGAGGAGAAATATTAAAGTGGACCAAATCTATAATCATCCTCTGCCGCGCCGTTGTATTCGGTGTAAGACTCCGACGGGCGCGCGGTACATTTGCGCCAAATGCAATAGGCAGGCATACGCGCCGCTTAAGAAGCCCAAGTATTGCCACCGACCCGCTGCCGAAACTGGCAAGCGTCTGACGGCTGAGCGCATGCGTGACCCCTCTGGGGTTGCCAATGTTGCCGCCATTGATACCCTCCCCGTCCTGCATAAACTCCAGGCAGCGGCCATTCTTAGTAAGTTTGGCGAGAATACTGCATTGAGCAGTTACCTTATCACGCACTATGTTGCGAAGGGTCGGGCTAATGACATTGTCACTATGACCAGCGACGGCGCGCGCTTTTTCGAATCTGAGATTGCGCGCATTGTCGATAGCGGAGTGGTAGGTAAGTGGAATGATGATATGCGCGCGACTAAGCCCCGCGCGCAGTCTTTCACTACCAAGGACCGCAAGGTTATCCCGCCCGAATGGACCGCAAAGCGCTCCGAATTTCAGCAGAGGTATAACGCGGCCCGCGCCGCTGCCGTTGAAGGTGGGGCCAAGGAAATGGCCCTGAGGGCTAAGGTTTTGGAAGCTGGGGGTAGGTTTATCTAGTGGGTAAGATTGGCAAGGTCGCCAGCGGGGATGTTATTTTCCCCGACCCCATTAATATGGGATGGCCAGCCCGCGACCATTGGCCGCGCTTGCTTTGGGCAGTTCATTTCTGGTTGGATAAAGCTGCCCACAATACCTATGGCGACAAAGATATCATGGTGCCCAGTAACTTTACATTTGAAGCGAGGCGTGATAGTAGATATCAACGCTTAGAAAGCTTTGATGTTAAGCTCGTAAGGCTTAATGAGCGGTACGCTTCGCATGAATCTTTCGATTTGCGCGAGGTTGATTATCGTATTACCCTCCTATGGGGCTATGGGGAGAACGTAGATGGGTTCGAGTGGTGCAGAATCAAAGCGGATTGACATTCGCCCAGTCTTTGAAGATGGTGTAATCTTTGGGCTTACAATAGTAACACGCGACATTGGCTCAAGTGTTGAGATAGAAAATAGTGGAGCGCGCAATCATACATATAACTCAATTGTTTGGTTTGAAACTCTAGAGTTAGATAACCCCCTAAGTAAAGCCGAGCAGATGGGAATCGCTGACCAATTGGAATGTATTGCAAAGCAAATCCGCGCAGGACTGGAGACTGGAGATTAAGATGTACAAGGTTTTTGCCGGCGATTGGTATTATCCATCCGGCGGATGGAACGATTGGGTTGGTAGTTTCGCTACGCTCGATGCAGCGGATAAATTTACCATCTATTACAAGTGTCAATGCGTTTAAGAAACATTGAGCTAAATACTCATTGTTTCTATCATGCCGGCGGAGGTAGTAGTTTTTAACTATCAGTGTCGGTTATCTCCAAGTGCTATCTTCGCCTGCTCCAAACGCTTCTTTTACACAATGATTCGCCACTACACGGAGTGCTCGATGAGCAGTGTTGCTAAGCCTTTCCCCGATTGGTTCTCTCGTCGCAACAAGGGTCCCGAGGCTTACCACGCGTGGCGTGAGCGGCGGGATAGGTTGGGCACCAATTGGTGCGACCCGCCAAAGCATACTCGGCCAGTGTTTTTTGAGGGCCCAGATGGGGAACCTACATTTGCGTGGTGGGTTAATCGTTCTTAACAAGGGTGTGCCACTACCCATTACTGTGGCTTTGGCGGTCTAGGACGCTGAGTAAGCCGCCGAAAAACACGGCGTACGGTATATCTAAATGTCTATTGTTAGGTATACCTAAAATCAAATAGATTGCACGGGTCGGCCAAGCATTATCAGTGGTCGAAAATACAAGGGTAGATTGAAATGAAAGTTGTCATCCTTAGTGGTATTCCCGGTAGCGGCAAAAGTACCTATGCTGCCTCTTTGGGAGCTACCATCTGTAGCGCAGATGACTATATGATTGATTGGCATGGTAAGTATCATTTTGATGCTGCCAACTTGGGACGATGCCACGCCCTTTGTATGCGACATTTCGTCAATCATTGTGTGACGTGGAAATCATCGCTTATTGTTGTTGATAATACCAATCTTGCTGCCGCTGAAATCTCTCCATACGCTCTGGTCGCTACTGCCTTTGATTACTCCGTAGAGATTCATCGTATTTACTGTGACCCGTCTGTCGCGTTCGCACGCCAAACTCATGGAGTACCCAAGGCCGCCCACGATAGAATGGCCGCCGCGTTCGCTAAGCACGACGTGATGCCGTGGTGGAACGTTGTCGAGGTTGGTAAGTAGGTTCCACGACAAATAAACCGGCTTCTTCCTACCCGCCTACACATTAGGCAATAATGATTCGCCATAGGCGAACACGGTAGTGTGTGAAAATGCTATACTTTACGCCCCTAGACCTCTATCTTTGGACTCTCGGCATGGTAGCCATTGGGTTTGTTGTAGGGGCGCAAGTATCTAGATGGATAAGGAAGGGGTAAAAGTGCTACTCTGCCCACATTGTTTATTGTCGGATGAGGAAAAGTGCGAGGCGTGCGGTAAGAATGCCGGCGCAGCCCTACATACTTGTCCATTCCTAGTGGAAATTAAAGGCGACAGTAGTCTTTGTAACTGCTGTGCCGACTGTAAGAGCGAATGTTAGATGGATATCTAGAATTGGCAAGTGCTCTAAACGGAAATCGCTATGTGGTAGACGGTTGATATCACTTGAAACGGCTCCGTAGCCCAATGGCCGAGGCGGGGCGCTCAAAACGCCTGACGAACTTAAATGTTCATGTGGGTTCGAATCCCACCGGAGTCATGTCGGTTCGAAGTTGGAAGTATCAGTAATTTAACTAGGAAAATCTCGCAGTCAGTAACTGCGAAATGTCGGTGCAAGTCCGGCCTGATACAATGGCTTCCTATATGGTGTAGGTGGCCAATGGCCCCGCTGGGGCGCAGTTTCTTTTGTCAAATAGCTATCGACCACGCGATAGCGGGAGACCAAAATGTTGAATCTGAATGACTACATCGATGCTATTGCCCTGGCCGAGCCTTCGCGCCAGGAAACCCTCTTGCAGGCTTTTGCAGCCGTTGAAGTTGGCGGCAAGCCTATCGGACTGGAGGAGCTAAAGAAGCTTTTTAATGAGCGGGCCGAGAACGCTAAGAAGCGCGCGGCCAATGCCGCTAAGCGTGCCGAACGCGAGAGTCTCAATGCTCGGCTCACTGAGCTTCAGAAGGAGGGCGCGGCCCTTTCTTTCGATTTCTCCGCTCTGACCGATTTCGTCGGAAAGGTGGCGGCGGCAAAGGGAGAGGTTGGGCTGACTCTCAAGGACGGCAAGGTTACCATGGAGGTTTTCGGGGTGGCTAGCACTGCTAGCGCCACTAATGGCGGTGGTAGGCCCAAGAAGGATGCACCCCAGCCGTTTGTTGATTCGAATGGCGAGCGTGTCACTGGGCCGCTTACGGATTGGGCTCGGGCTAACATTAGCCAAGCAGAGCTTGATGCCGCTCCGAAGGTCGGGGGTAAGCTTGCGTCTGGTGCTAAGCTCGTCGAGTATCTGAAGAAGCTTAACTATATCGTCGATTCGCCTGTGCCCACGCAACCGCAGGGTGCGACGGAGTAGTTGTTTTCCCGCGGCCAATCCTTACTAGTTTGGCTGTAGGTAGCTGCCCATTGATAACTAGGGCGGCAAATAGTACGCACGGGAGGGCACAGCGTACCAGGTGTCCTATTTAACACTCACTCCGTGTTCCCTAAGGGAATCATTTGCACTTTTTCTAATGACGCTTGCAAGTTAAGGAGTTAATTGTCCATGACACTAAGTCTTCTTAATAAATTCCTCACCCTACATAGATTTAGGGCGGTAGAGTGGGACGGACGAGAACTTATTGCCTACAGAAAAAACTCATCTGGTCTCGAACCTATGTGCTCGGCTGAATTTCCAAGCCACTCAAAAGTACGCAAGGAGATGGAACATCTTGAGCGTCGAGTCAAACGACACAAACAATTCTACTATGAAGTAGAACCCATGAGCAATATTCGTTTGGTGGATGGCAGGTAATGATACGTGCGAGTTAAGGACTATGGACATTTTACTAGGAGCACTTGCTGGTATTCTACTAGGTTGTTTGGTTGTTTTGGTGATTGCAATTGGATTGTCTCCGCCGCACTAATCTAAGAAAGAGCGTAACAACAATGGTGCGCCTAGAAAACTGGCGATATAGTATTCGCATGTGTTTTATGCGCGACGAGTGGTGCTTAGGCGGCCAGGTTTTCGGTCATCCAGAAGTTGGACCTGGAGAGTATCGCTATGTTGGCACGCCGCGTGTGTTTGATAAATCCACCATGACTATTACGACTTGGAGTGGTAGTAAATACGTATTGGGCGAATGTGCGGATGATATCAACAAACAAATCGCCTATATCGAGGAAGATTGCGCGCGTAGTTAACATCACATAAGGATTTAGAATAGAATATGAACGACTTCGAAAAACTCATTGCGGCCCTCCCGGCCCACCGTTTGTATGTCGATACTGACGGCGCCCAAGGCGCTCGAATTGAGATGGTGGGCGCAAACCTCTGGGGTGCAAATCTCAGGACTAAGGAAGAAGCATTGGCGAGCGGATTTTGAAAAAGGCCAACGAAAAGTTAATAGTATCTAAAAGAGGGTTAAGAAAACGTTGGCCCCTCGCGAATAGTTAACAAAAAACACAAAAAGGGGCGGTTATGAATCGTCTAGAGCGAGGTCTAAGGGCTGCTACCAACGCGGCCCGCCTTTTACGAAGCAAAGCAGGTACCAAGTAGGCGCGGCACTTTTTAAGGGTAACCGTCTCCTATCTATCGGTTGGAATCAAAACAAAACCCATACCCGCCAACATAGTATTTTTAGGTGGCAGCATGCCGAATTGGCCGCACTAATCGGCACGCGCAAGTGGGACCTTAGGGCGGCCACGTTGTATGTTGTGAGGATTACTAAGCGCCGCCACGTGCGCATTAGTAGGCCCTGCGAGGATTGCGAGCGCATTCTGCGGGCCGCCGGCCTGCGCCATGTTGTTTACATTGGACGGGACGGAAAGCCCGCGGAGATGACGTTGTGATTACATTAAATTTTGGAGTTAAACCTTCATATTCTACTATAACCGGCCAACGAAAAGTAATAAGAAAAAGCAAAAGGCGGTTGATAAGGCGTTGGCCGCCGAGCGAACAAAGTGAGCGAGGAGCGAGGAATGACACCCCAAGAAATTTTCAATAAAGTGCGCGACCATCTACTCACACAAGGCACTAAATCCTTTTCACCCCATTGTGTGCACTTACCGCGGCAGAAATAACACCAAATGTGCCATTGGATGCCTCATCCCCGATGAGATGTACAAGGAGGAGATGGAGGGAAAGAGTGCTTTCGGTCTTCATGTTCGATATCCTGAAGTCTCAGCGGCAATAGAATATTTACAATATAGCTCCTTACTTGAGGACTTACAAAGGGTCCATGACAACAAGGATGTTAAAGATTGGCCGCAAGCCCTCAATGATGTAGCTATCAAACATGGACTTGAACCGTAAGGGGTAACATGATTTGTACTAAATATAAGAAACTAACGCGCGGCCGGCCATCTTTGGATGTGCCATGTTTGGCTTGTGGGGCTATTTATAGGGAACATGGAAAGACGACATCTCAAACGTCAATTGTTAATACACCTGTTGTTATTACCCCGCCTATCGCAGTTCTCAAAGCAATTGATGAAGAAGAGAAGGACCCCGGAGTTGTGACGCAACCTGCTGCGCCCAAGTTTTTTACGCGTAAGACGACCCCAATGTTGCCGCCACTTAGAGAGTCCCTAGTGGCCGCCTTTGATTCTTTGGTGGCCAGGAATGGTACGTTTGACTAAAGCAATGGAGAAGAAAGTACCAGTGGACCGTATTGTACTCAAACAAACATTCGCCTACCTAACTTCCCTTCCATTTGAAGTAAGGAATGACGAATGGGAAAGAGCCATCGAAGACATCCGTAGGATTCTAAGAGACTCGCTGTATGAGTAATAGTCATCTTGCTATTGAGCAATGCTGTGAATATGACCAATGCGGATGTTTAGTCTGCATTGAACTGCTGAGGCTATATGAACCAGATTGACCACGCGCAAGTAATCACGGCGATGGTTAACGCCATTCTTCATTTGCCCGCAAAGAACGACGAGGAATTTAAAGACCTTGTCGTGCGCGCAACGTATGAAGCGATTTTGGCGGCCCAACGTTCTAGGCTAGGTGACATCGCAAATCGACCGCCTGCCCAATGAAGCTATACACCTTCATTCTCTATATCCCATCTGGCCGCAAAGGTTGGGAGACACGCCCATCTGAAACTATGGAAGTTTGGGCGCCCGACAAAGCCGCGGCTGAAAATACCCTAGGGGTCTATTTGTCAATTAGGTGTAAGCTGCCGGCCCGCATGGAAATTGTTTCAGTAGAGGAACAAAATGGTTAAATTGTCCTACACAGAATCCACTGTTCGTTTAACTACAGCAAACGACATTGATGATTTTATTTCTTTGGTCTATGGGCGCCCATTTAATTGCCGCGCAGATTCCGAGTCAGGGAATGACGTATGGCAGAAGTATATAGTAAATGGTATTGTGTTTAAGCACGAGAAAGAACAAATCGACATGTGGAATAAAGACGATTGGGGGCTCTACCTACTTTCGTCCCTACTTAATGATTGCGCGGCCCGCAATTTGTTGCCGCATGGCATCTATTTCGTAGATATGAGTTGGTGATACATGACACATCACTCTGGCAACCCGCAGAATCCCATTCGGACTCTACTTAAAGAACTTTTTAGTTCTGCCCACAATGTTAACTACCATATCTATCCGCAGTATCCGCAGTATGATGCGGAGCTTGTCCTCGACACGTATAGCCCCATAGAATGTGGCATCTTTGAATTCGAGGCTTTGGCCACCCTATTTGGTGTTCGGCCCTATGACATCACGAGAGATGATTGGGTACAAACTACTGCAGGTTGCGATACTTGCGGTCACGGTAGTGATGGCTATGTATCCTTTAGTATTCGAAACCTAAAGATGGATGATGCTGCGATTACCAACAATGTTGCGCTAGTCCGAGAAATGATTGGTGTAGACCGAGAGAGGCGGGCCGCTGAGGCGCGAGAAGCACACGAAGCATATGAAAAAGCACAAGCTGGCAAAAGGGCTAAGCGTATTGAAGCTCAATTGATGGACAATGAGGATTACGCCCGTTGGCATAATGCCAAGCGCAATATTATCAATGTAATTGATACGTTATGGGCGACTATCCGAACCAGCGACAAAAAGCTCTAGCTATGAAAGTAAAGGATGAGCCATTGGCCGCCCTTTGGTTCAAACTCTGGGATAATACATACGGCCGCCCAACTAACATCACAAATATTGAAGTTGTCCTAGAGTGGGCAGGCAAAACATCTAACGCCCGTGCACTTGGGCGATGGTATCGTGAGAAGGGATTTGAAAATGAAACTGTGGCTTGATGATAACCCCATTGATTCTAAACCCACCCCTGGGGGTCGCATCGACCCGTACATTAAAGTGCGTGCTGGCGTCCTTGCAGGTCAGGTATTCACTCCGCACAAGTGGAGTAAGGACAGGCAGTTTGCGTTTGTGCACAAGGATGGCGTAGAACACCGCATCCATAATAAACACTTCGAAACTATCGATGGGGTCTATGTCTATTGGATACCAAGCGAAAAAGGCAAGCGTGAGTTTGTTTGGCGCGGTGCTAGTGGTTTAGAGGTTAGTGCCCATGTCACTTTCGCTCCATGGAGCGCGCCTGCTTTTCTAGGTGGGCTTCACGAAGAATGGCAAGCGCGGCGTGATTACATCAAGAATGTCTTCGAAACTGACGATGCAATTTATATGGGGTCGGCAGTAGAGTTTGTGCGTGAAGTTATTCCGAATGAACAAAGGGTCGTAACCCCACTCATGCAAAATCCATGCAAGGAGGTTAATGTAGAAATGAATGACAAAGGTGGCCAAATAGCAGAAAACTGCAAGACAATGATGTCTGCTACACCCAGCGTGCAAAAGCATCGCGATGACCTAGCCGCGCACGCTGAGCGAGCTATGAATGACCTTCGGCTTAATACCGAGAGTGTTATGTATGCCGAAAAACTACGACTGATTGCTCGTACGCGCAGGGAGCAACAGGCCCGCATGGATTTGGTCGCTCGCGAATGCGAGGCGTTAGGAGCAACGGTCGCAGAATGTGGGCCACCGGCCAACCGCATCCGCCAATTTATCTTCTATGTTCTCTGTGTTGTCCTGGCCGCCCTGTCGTATGTGGCAGTGGGGGTATGGGCGCTATATCTCTGGGGTAACTAAACGGAAAATACATGTCCACGACGGCCGAGACATTAAACTACTGGTCAGAACCTTGTGGGTTACTAAGGTAAACCCTCGTAACATTCCTAATGGTTCCTGCGCCATCACGGTGGGATAATACTAAATTGTTAATAGGTATTACATCATGGTGTTGGCCGGTTAGAACGTTACAGGGGCACAGCGAACTTTTAACTCGCCATGTGCAATCCTGTGTAACCCGAGGTGCAATTCCTCGGCGGCTAATTTGAAAGGAAAATATGAACGACTTCGAAAAACTCATTGCGGCCCTTCCGGCCAATCGTTTGTATGTCGATACTTGCGGCGCCCAAGGCGCTCGAATTGAGATGGTGGGCGCAAACCTCTGGGGCGCAAATCTCAGGGGCGCAGACCTCAGGGGCGTATACCTCAGTGGCGCAAACCTCTGGGGCGCAAACCTCAGTGGCGCAAACCTCAGGGGCGCAAACCTCTGGGGCGCAAACCTCTGGGGCGCAAACCTCAGTGGCGCAAACCTCGAGGGCGCAAACCTCAGGGGCGCAAACCTCAGGGGCGCAAACCTCGCGAACGCAGACCTCGCAGGCGCAAACCTCAGTGGCGCAAACCTCGCGGACGCATACCTCAGTGGCGCAAACCTCAGGTGCGCAAAGCTCGAGGGCGCAGACCTCAGGGCTGCAAATCTCGTGGGCGCAAACCTCGGGGACGCATACCTCGGGGGCGCAAATCTCGACGGCGCAGACCTTTCTAACGCCACTCTCCCAGACTTTCAATTGCCAGAGGGAACGTTGACCGCCTACAAGTTGTGCAACGGTATCTTGGTTACCCTCGAAATTCCGGCAGAAGCACGCCGCACTGCTTCGCTTGTCGGGCCCAAATGCCGCGCGGAATTCGCTATCGTGCGCCACGTGGACCATCCGTGGAAGGTTGCACGTAGTAGTGCTCAGCGTCCTTATAATACGCCCGAGATTGTCTACACGGAGGGCTCTACCGTTTTCCCGGATTTGTTTAATGACGACATTCGCGTAGAGTGTACGCACGGCGTACATTTCTACAGGACCAAGGACGAAGCGTTGGCGAGCAGGTTTTAAGTAGCATGAGGCTAAAAGTAAATGTTCCGCAGGAAGATGTACCGCTGGGTACAAAGGTATATGTACTAACCGAGTTGGACGATACTTTTGTTGAGATTGAGGCCGCCATAGAAGATGAGAGGTTTGTTGGCGGCCATCGCTATGTAACTCTCATTCTGCCGAAGAGTAGTTTGGTGTATGACCAAGAAACTTAAGTGTTGCGTAAATTGCGGACAGCGCATTGTATTGACACATACATTTACTGATATGAATGGGAAAACTTACCTAACCTATAGACACTATAGAAAAGGTGATAATACATATTATTGCGAGCCGGCCGATGTTTTCCCAGAAAAACCGCCGCCGGCCTGTCATGTTTGTAGGACAACCAGCACCATACATGGGCACTTTTGTTCTGCGGCTGGTATACCTATGTATCATGCGGAGTTAGCAAATGACTAAAGAATATACGATTGTATATAGTGTTTCCACGTCTCCATTTGGTGGCCAAGTTTTAACGGAAAAGTTTATAACGAATGACTTAAAGCAATATGTTGCAGAAAACTACTGCACAGATAGTTGGGATTTAAAGCGTCTCATTATCCATGGGATTTTTGAAGGCCGCCCTATTCCTACTTCTATGTATTAGAGCTGACATAAACATTGACACGTAACGCACTCCATGGCCCTATAGCTCGATGGAATAATAGCTCATAGACTATGAGGAAATAAATATGGTTCTATACCATTTGACGCCTAAGTTTTTGGGTGCAAAATGCTTCTTAAAACCAAAGAGTCACGGGGATAATAACCCTGATAGAATCTGCACCACTCCTAGTGTAGCTCAATGTCTACTAGCAATTCCAATGGATAGTCTTAATGGAACGCCACTTAAAGTCTACAAGTGTAATACTACAGAATACATAAGTGCAGGTCATGCAGAATTTGACACTTCTATAACCAAAGAAAAGTGGATTCTAACACCACAGAAGTTTAAACTAGTCGCTACACTAAACAGCGAAATTAGTCTGTTTATTAGGTCATTTGTTTATGCTGACAATAGCGGAATAGAAGATAACCACCTGAGTAGGCGTGATAGACTAGTGTTGCTTAGGATAAGACTAAGAGCGATTAGGAGTTTTCTAAAAACCTACAAACACTGGATTTATCCGCTCGAATCCTAAAAGATAAACACTAAACGACCGTGTGCCAGAACAGAGATTGGGCTCGCCTTCTAAGCGAAGCGGCGGAAACGCCATTGTGGGTGCGAATCCTACCACGGTCATTCTCAAGCAAGATGTATGTTCAACTCTGCTGGTGCCCTAGATAGGAAGAGAAAAGAAATGAGCGGCCCATGGTAAGTGTCCAAGTTGCGGGAGAGAATAAGAAATCTACAGCAACAGATATTTTTCCTGGAACTCCTTCCAGTTTTTGACCTTGAGGTGTTTGTAGACCGCTTTATCACTAACGCCAAGTTCACGACCAACGGCAGAAAAACCCCTAGAGAGGATATCTTTGACCAGTTGTTCTTCGGGCGGCCAAACAACCAATTTAACGGTAGCTAGATAACACTTATGACATCTTGAAATATTTTTAGCGCCAGTTCTGCCGCCACAAACAGAACACTTCCCACAACGTGTAATGTTGTCCGTTTTCCATGGCACTGGAAGACCATGCGGTGTTATAGATACCATGTAATGTCTCAAAGTACTACTGTCTACTTTAAATTTAGTAGCTAGAGCTTGCAGTGTATCTGCGCGAAGAAACTCACAACATTCTGTGTAAGAAGGCCAGTTGGTCTTGTCTATTGCGTTCTTGTGCTTTGCGCAATCCAAACAATACTTCGCTTTTTTTGTTTTTGCGGCTCCACAACTTGGACACGTTGGTTTGTTTGCTAAAACCATCTGGTGGTGTATCACGCCACGTCGCCTATATTGATTCCTGCCAGCAAAAGTTGGCGTCTGAGAATGGCAATTTGGGCATAGTATGCGAAGATTTTCTAAGCGGTTATCATAACGGTCTCCATTAATATGGTCCAAATGCAATGTAAGAGGCTGACCAAGCCAATCTACAATAGAGCATAAAGCACACTGATTCTGTAGTAATCCTTCTTTTAGTAATCTTGCTTTAAAATCTGTGGTAGAAACCTTTGTGTCGGTACGTAAATACTCTTCTATTGGGATAGGTGTTTTGGGTGTGGCCTTGATTCCGTGATGTTTTTTTCTATTATCATGTGTCATGTGACTTATGTCCAATTGGAGTTCATGTAATAGTTGTTTGGCTGTGATATAACAGCCGCCACGATATGTTAGACCCAATTTTTCCATCGCTTCTTTCATAGAAAAGCTGGACCTTACTGCCTCAATAAACTGTTCGTTGGTATACGTTCTGTAGCGCATAAAAAATCCTTTCTACTCTAGAATACACCTCAAAGTGACATCTCCTCTGACAAGACTGTATTATGTCACTCTTTGAAACCTAACAAACGGGCCTGTAGTTTAAAGGCAAGAACAAATGGCTTATAACCATTGAATAACAGTTCAATTCTGTTCAGGCCCATACATTCTTACTATGTGAGGTTACTGTGGAAGTCAAGTTTTTCCCAAGCAACGATAAACCGTTCACTCTCAAGGTAGAACGTCAACATGATGGGATTTACGTGAAAACAAAGCACAATAAAACCGTCGCAGTAATGCGGCTCAAAGAGAAAGATGGAGACAAAGTGCTTTTAGTAATTGATGCAGAGTGGGTAGACGCTGGGGTGACCCAACGCTCTATCACTGCGGATATTTCGAAGCCAACTCTTCTAATGTCGTATGAGCAAGGCCCTACGGGCCGCAGCGAATAATATGTCAACATTCGAAGTTCTCATCCATCCCATTGTTCTCAGCCCCCACTCCAATGCTGACAAACTATCCATTGTTTACTTGGGCGGCTTTCAATGTCTTGCTATGTGACGTAGCGTATAGTGGAGAAGAAATCCCAACTGAAACAAATCGCGGCATGGACTGGATTGGGGACTTTGCCGCAAAAACCTTGGAAGTAGCACAGAAATTTGACTAAGCCGTGGTAGCCAATTAAAAAGGACAATATGACCGATATCGAAAAACTCATTGCGGCCCTTCCGGCCAATCGTTTGTATGTCGATACTTGCGGCGCCCAAGGCGCTCGAATTGAGATGGTGGGCGCAAACCTCTGGGGCACAAATCTCAGGGGCGCAGACCTCAGGGGCGTATACCTCAGTGGCGCAAACCTCTGGGGCGCAAACCTCGAGGGCGCAAACCTCAG